ATAAAGGCTATCATAGCCATCCGTTCGGGGGGGGTATTGCAAAGAACGCTTACCACAACAAACCCTGTGGTACGGTATTGGAAAAGACTGGAAGCCGATACGCTGGGGAAAAGACCGACGGTTACGGGTTCATCCAACACCCAGACCCGAACCACTGGAAAGCGGGTTTTCAGATTGCTCATCGCCTGACGGCTTGACTGATGAGCAAGAGCAGGAAATAGCCGGAAACATCTTCGACTGGTGGATCAGCGGAAAAGCCTACAAGAAATGGTATGCCGAGAAGTTCCTCCAGTATGAATTGGAATTTAAAGGGTGGCTATGACATGGCCACATACAGAACGAAAAGGAATGAGTATAAACATACATGAGCCGAGGGTGAAACGACTGGCGAGGTTGGCAACGATGGCAGGACAGCTATACATGAGGGACCTGCAGATGGTTTCGACCACGAGCGACATTCACAAGGTGCGCTACCAGCAAATAGCCAGGGCTATGCAAAAAGAGATACATCAGAAAAGGGGATAGATGGAGTCGCTATGACATAGCGGCAGACAGAACAAAGATAGAGATATGTTAGAAGCAAACCACATATACCAGGGCGACTGTCTGGAACTGATGGCAGGGATAGCAGATGAGAGCATAGATGCGATTATCTGTGATTTGCCATACCAGGTGCTGCATAAGAATAACCCGAATGCGCAATGGGACAGGATGATACCCTTTGAGCCTCTTTGGGCGCACTATGAACGCATCATCAAGCCGAGGGGTGTGATTGCTCTGTTTGGTCAGGGGATGTTTACCAGCGACCTGATGCAGAGTAACAGGAAACTGTGGCGATATAACCTGATATGGGACAAAGGACGTGGAACGGGGTTCCTGAATGCGAATAGGATGCCGATGCGCTGCCATGAGGACATCTGCGTGTTCTATAAGCAGCTGCCAGTGTATAACCCTCAAATGGGCATTGGTGAGCCTAACCACTCGCAAGGGAAGTTGGAGCATCCGAGGACTAACAACTGTTACGGACAGTTCAAGACGGGCAGGACGTATGACTACGATAAGCAGATCAAGAAAGTGGCCCCTACCCGACCTAACGAGAAATTCCCTCAGTCGATTATCCATATTCAGAAGGAGCACGAGACGACGGTGTACCATCCGACACAAAAGCCCGTGGATCTGCTTCGCTATCTGATTAGGACTTATACCAATTCGGGGGGGGTAATTCTTGATAATACGATGGGGAGCGGCACTACCTGTGTGGCTGCTGTGATTGAGAAGCGGCAATATATAGGCATCGAGAAAGACCCCAAGTATTTCGCCATCGCTGAGAAACGCATCAAAGAGGCTGGCAGGCAGATAACGCTGGACTTTGAGGAGTGAAAAATGGTCGCTATGGCATAGCGACATACAGAACAAAAAAAATAGAAGAGACATGAAAGAAGAGTTTGTTTATTGTCACTTATGGTGGGTGGACGGCTTGGTATGGAGATTGCTATGCCAGGAGTCTGACTTTGGTCCTATCAGGGGTCTCACAGTGGAGGAATACGAGACGCTGAAACCGAAAGTGGAGAAACTGACGGTAGATAGCTTCGCCCAGACAAAGAAAATATGGCCCAATATGACGGGGCCGTCGAAAGAGGAGATCGAGAAGCAGATAAACTACGTGAAAACAAAGTTTAAGGACTTCGAGAAGCATCCTGAGAAGCTGGGAAAGACTACCGATGACATCACCTTTAAGGAAGAGGACTGGTGGCGACCTGCAAAGCCTAACGATAAGCCGTTTTTCCCGTTCTGGGGAAGGATGTGGGACTTCCATCATGGTTTTGGCTATCTGAGCAGTGGTATCAGTGGCAATCCGTATGCAGGGCCGTCGGCAATAGGTACTTTAGGTCAAATTCACGACAGGGTGATAGAAGTGCCGGAAGCTCTGCGGAAAGAGTGGGCAAAGGATATGAGAAGATGGGAGAGCCTGATAATGGCAAATCCTAAAAAGGAGGTGAACGATGACGATCTGATGCAGCAAGCCATTGAACTGTGGAAAGAGGACCGCCAGAAGATACCTAAGACGATGAAGATAGAAGTGGAGCTGACGTACCCTTGGTGCGACCACTACCCTGCTAACGATGCTGCAGAGTTCCTGAAAGAGAGTGTTCAGGATTGGCTGAATGCGAACCTGAGTGACGGCGATAATCGGCTGAGACTGGTAAGCGTGAGTGTGAAGAGTGATAACATGACATATACTACTCGATGAAAAAAGAAGAAATACTCGCTCTGATCAGATTAAGCCGCAAGACTCCTGATGAGTTAATGGCGATATACAAGGCTTGGGACTATCAGTATAAGCCTAAATACTCCTGTTTTCTTCATACGGCTATTACATTAGTAACTGAGCAGAGCGACTTCGTGAGGTATATGTTACGCATACGCGCACAGGCATACTACTCAGGGAACCATACAGATGCTGACTACGGGTTTAACGTTTTGGCATGTCTGATATACATCGCCATCATCGAAAAGATAGAAACGCCCTTTGACCATGTGATTAAGAGTGATAAAGATTTTGAATGGAAGTTGAATAATTTATTTGAAGAGAAATGAAGATACCAGAATACAGACAAGAGTTAAATATCAGACTCAAAATAATATTGCTACAATTTGGTTTCTCCATTGGTTACGGAATCAATGGAGCCTACTTGCACCTCATCCCCTCTTTAATCGTGCAATTTCCTTACATGAAATATTATAAAGGATGGGGCAGACGATGGTATATTGCCACAGAACTTTCATTCCTCTGCATTCAATTCAGGTTCGCTATATTTTTTGGAAGAAAAGCTGCTGACAACAAATTTAGAATCAGTAAAAGTTTTAGATATAAATAGATGGAAAAGGTATTTAAAAGAGCGGAGATTTGTTGCACCGTGAGTGAAGCGACTGGTGACAGCTTCTTTGTGGAATTGAAGTGCATCAACATGCGAGAGCCTAACAGTATTAAATTCCATTTTGAGAATTTAGAAGAGCTGACGGGGACGTGTAATTATATCATCGGTTTAGCACAGGAGCTGATGGAGAAGAAAAAGGAGAAATCCCAGGAAAAGAACACCATAACACTCGAACAGTTGAAAGCGAGACCAATCAATCCTGAGACGGTGGAAATGTTTGAGCGCACGATGGAGCTATGGCACGGAAACATCTGTGCGATGCAGAACCGCATGGCCATGGGTGGCGACGAGGTGGAATATCTTACTTACGAAATGACTCACGACGGCAACGACATCAAGAGTTCTGAGCAGATGTTGGATGATGCACGACTGTATATAGAGAAGCATGTATATACCGATGAGCAATGGGAGCAATACTTTATTCCGGCCATCAATAAGATGCTGGAGTATAATGCGAACTTCGTGCGCTTTATGCCTGGTTATCTGATACGTCACAAAGAGACTGGGCAAACGTGTATCGTGGAAGGTGACTATGCTACGCTCTATGGTCATATTACTGGGCGTGAATGTCGCACTTACAGAGATATTTCCGTCTATGTCCTGGATAAAGATGGAAACATTGAATACTCTATCGCATGGAAGTCGCATGATGACTTCTGGATTGTGGATAGCGAACATACTGAGGAGCATATAGCAAAGGCTCGTGAATATAACAAGGCGCACAAGCATAAGCCTCCCTACCACATGAGCCAGAAAATGATAGACTTATTTTTCTAACAAATCATCAATTCATAAATTTATGAATACGAAGCAAGAGGACAAAATCATTGAGCAGGCGCGGGAGATCCTGGAACGTCGGCAGGATGAACGGGCGAAGCTGTTTGCCGTTGAGCACGAGGTAAAAATCAGTGTGCAACGACTGGCCATGTATGCCTCCTACTACCAGGGTGCCCGTGACATGGGGCAGAAGTTGATGGAGCGACTGATGACGGACTCTAAGCCCAAGGGTGAAGAGTGGGTGTATCTGGAAGCGGAATGGCGACTGTTTATGTCGTCGAAGCGTAACTGTCAGCTGTTCCTCGACGGCACGGAGATAAGATACCGTAACCACGAGCGGGATAAAAAGGGTAAATTGATTAGGTGTGAGGCTTATTTCGTGGAACGTCATACCATATTTACTGAAATTAAATAAATCATTTTAATTATATGATTATGGAACAGATATATCATCTTTACATCACGCACAAATGCGGCCACAACTGCCCGCTATGTTGCAACAGACTCTATGACATAGACAAACTGCCTGTGATAACAGTAGAGGACCTGAAACAAGCTCATACGGTATGCCTCACTGGTGGCGACCCGTTCTATCTGCTGAGAGAGGAATTGATATCCATCGTTGACAGACTTCGCATCCACTATAAGAACATTCAAAAGATATACATCTACACCAGTGGAAAGATGCTGTGGATAGAGGGTGCATATTCTCATTGGCACGAGCTGATGCAGGCTGTCAGCGGTATCAATATAGCACCGAAAGACTATGGCGATTGGGACAGACTCGACTGTCTGCTTCAACAGCCGAAATGGTTGGAAATGACGGCACAGCCAGGCATGTCTAATCGCCTATACATCTTTGATGATCAATGGGACACATGGAACACCATCAGCAAGGATGTTACGCTACCGGCAACATGGCAGGTGATAGGGCGCAAATGGGATAAGGAGTTTAAGACTCCAGAGAATGAGCACTTTGTAAGACTACCTATATTATACTGATTATGGCAAAGTATGCTTACTATAACCCAAACCCAAAAGGTCTTAGCAATGCTAACGACTGCGTGGTAAGAGCTTTCGCTTATTTCTTCGGCGTTACATGGACTAAGGCTTTCTTAGACATCATCAGTTGGTGCTCATCAAAAGGACTTGTTAGATGGAATTTTCCAAGTGTCTATACTCCTTATCTCAAAGAATTAGGATATAATAGACACCGCTCACCCAGAAAAGGGATAACTGTTGGGCAATTCCGCGATGAATATGCAGATCAAAACAAGACCTACATCATTTCTGGACCACATCATCTAACCATCATTAGCCATAAAGAGTTATTAGATATTGGGGATTGTTCTGATATGATAATGAATGGATATTGGGAAAGATTATAAATTCTTGGACTTATGTTAGAATATTCAATCAATGTGAGAACAGACGGAAGTGCTGCCATCGCAAGGGATAAATGGAACAAAGAAGAGGACTTTGAACATAGAAGCGAGAAGCCATTTCTCTTTGAAGTAGGACAAAAGGTAGTTGACATATTTAGTAACGTCGTCACCATAACAGAGATACTAAAATACCCACCATCGAAGCCAGGTTGCTGTCCTGAATGGAACATCCGTGTTGCGGAGAATGGGAACACTTATAGATATACGGAGATTGCCGGCATCTTTGTACGCGAGATAACGAGAAAAGAACTGGAGGCATTACTCAGTGGTTGCGATGCAATCACAACAGACAAAAACAAAGAATAGATATGAGTAGAGCAAAGATTTTAGCACCAGGAGTAGAGCATTATGAGGACACGGACACGCTGCTGCTAATCCGCTGTCCGAAATGCGGTCAAGAGAACTATGCACCGAATGTGACCAAAGGCATCTGTACCTGGTGCGGTTATGATGCACACGAACTGATAAAAAAAGATTGAGTTATGGTAGATTTTAAGAAGCTAATGAAACTGAAACAGGCTGTGCAAGAGGCCATCGTGGAGGAAGAGCAATATCGTAGTCGCTTTTCTCCTGAAGAGAAGCGTGTGGCACAGCAGTTCTTCCATAGGGGTTCTGTATGGGAAAGGAAACAGAGTGAAGTAATTATCCACGAAAACCTTTGGTGGTGGGGTAAGTCGTTTACCATTATTGTCAATGGTGGTAAGGGTTCTGTGGTTCTGAGAATTGAGAATGAACGTCCTGATGCCGGTGGTATTTGTTCACTGATAGTTCTGGAAGAGGAACGTCAGAAAGGCATGGGGACCAAGCTAATGAAGATGGTAGAGGAACTGGCAAAGAAGCAAGGATGTGAACAGATTTACCTCTGTGCCGCTAAGGGAACTTTCCTCATACCCTGGTATAGAAAGTTAGGGTTTGAGATTTACGACGAGAATCCTGAAGGACAGGAGGGGTACGTGGTTAGTATGAATAAAATGATATAAAGATATGAAGAGATTTTGCTTTTGGTTGTTTAACGGACTGCTATTAGGCGGGCTGGCGTTTTTCTCCTTTTACTTCTTTATGAAGGGGGACACTTTTCATGGAGTGCTCGATCTGCTGTATATGCTGGTGATAACCTCTAACATCCTATTCAGGAAGCAGAATGAAGTGATGAAAGAACAAATGGAGGTGATGCGTGAGGGTAGCAAGGTGCTGGTGGAGCAGAACGCGAAACTGACAGAGAAGAATAATGACCTGCTGAAACACATGCGTCAGATTAACGACCCGTTTTCCTATGACAAAGTGCTCATGGTGGCCCATAATGTGCGCATGGAGCGCATTGAGCATACTTATAGATACAAGGCATCGTTTCTAAAAGGCTATGATGAAATGGAAACGAACCGTAGGAAATACCATCTTGAACTGGAGGCGCGTCAGAAAATTTTAGAGACTCTTGAAAAAACGGAGTTGATAGAACTGAGATACGACAATCTGGATGATGATACCGGCACCATTACCGCTGGAATCTATGTGGGTGTGGTTGGCGAGAAATCCATAGAGGAGATACTTGACGCTGCAGAGGATAAAGATGTGACGCAAGCGCAATGGAAATCACTTGAATAAAACATAGGAAAGCAATGGATGAATTGAAGAACTTAAAGCCTGGTATGCTGACGTATGATTTAGCAGACGTGCCGGCATTTGATAAGACGAAGGTGTATCTGATTAAGCCAACGATAGACCACCCTATTGTGCCTGGGCAGCCTGTGCCGATGGCGAACGTGATAGAGCTGCATAACGTCAAGGTGACTCCTTCTGTCTTTATTGAGCCGGAAATGGTAGCACCGAAAGTGGAGGTGCCCAAGGAGCCTTTTAGCATAAGCGTGAATGTGAAGCACTACTTCAGTAAGGTGGATAAGAAGATGCTGCGTAGGCGTTTCTTCAAAAAGGAGCGGTTGCCGAGAAAGTTGAAGAAGGCATATAGGAAGATGACTATCCGCGACATGGAGCCAAAGGTGGAACTGGGAGGTGGAAAGAATGGTAACGACGTGAAGATTACCATGAGCAGCTATCTGGGCATGAAGCATGGCTATAAGCGCACGAAGTGGGTCAATAAGGCTTTCTGCCACTTTAAGAAGTTGCACAAGGCATGGGAGGAACGCACGACGAAGCAGATGCAGGAGTACATGAAGCAGCAGGCAGCGGAAATGGTTGTGACGAAAGAGCAACAGGTGCGGCTGGCGGAAATGCTAAGGAAGAAATGAGGACGGCGATAAAATCGCCGGACAATGGACGAAACAAACGAGAGGCCCAGCCGTTCTCGGCTGGGCTTCTGTTATTTGCATAGGAAGTAGCGGGCGACGAGGAAGATGAGGACACCGAGGATGCCAAAGAGGGCGATATAGCCCAGATGGAGGACTAAGCCATCCCACCACGACTGAATGCGGGAGGGCGCTGGTTCTTTATATGATTGCTGATTGAGGGAGTCGAGCCAGTTGACCTGTTGGAGCATGTAGAGGGCTTCTGAGAGGGAGTCGGTGCGGGAGGTCTCACGAGACAGCTGCTGTTGGAGTGAGGAGATCTGTTGCTCGTAGCGTAGTTCTGTCTGACGAGAGAGGTTGCGGTCGATGGTGCGGTTTTCCTGACGTACCTCACGCCCCAGGGAGTCGAGATAGGTGGTGACGGACTCCTGGATGCGCTCAGTGCTTTGCTCTTGTGTGGACTGTTGGGCAGTGATGCGAGCCTGCATCTGGGCAAAGAGGGAGTCGTAACGAGACAGCTGCTGTGAGACGGCAACATACTGAGCTGAGAGCGCACGGAGGCTATCGCCCTCACTATGGGTGACAGTGGAGGTTGCGGTGCGAGACGTGGTGCAAGAGAGCACAGAGAAAACGCATAAGGCTGCTACGAGATAGCAGCACACGGAACGGGGAATAAGTGATTTTTTCTGCATGGCTATAATATCTTTGATTACAATGGCAAAGATATGAAGAACCAGCGAGAGGAAAGGGACAAAAAAAGCCCAGCCGAGAAAGGCTGGGAACGGTTAGGGGTAAAAAAGCGTAACTTCAGGACATGCGGTACTGGACTATGGAGCGGGGAAAGTATTTGCGCACAAGAGAAAACCAGATATCCTGATAGATGCCTTTGGTGATGGTGTTGCCCTGATCGTCGGTGATAGGTTCTATCTGGTCGTAGATTTCCTTGCCGGCGAGGGCGATGGTGAGGGTATGAGTTTCTTCGTCATAGCGCTCGATGTTGATCTGACGGGCACGGAGAGGGGTCTGTGCGCCGAGTTCCTGCATCAGCGAACGCCACCGGCTTTCTGCCTGCTGCTGGACGAAGATGTCGTACTGACGTTTGCGCTCTACCTCCAAACGGCGAGCCTCGTTGGTCTTATTCTTGATCCACGTCCGCAAGAGGGTGAGGACGTATTCGGCTACATGGTCGGGCTGTGTTTTCTCCACCTGGCGGCGCACATCATCATAGGCATAGTTGCAGAAGTCGTCGAGCCAATCATCAGCAACATCCTTAGCGACTTCGAGGAGGTCGTAGGCATGGAGGTCGGACCACTGACGGGTGAGGGCATTGATGAGCGCCTGTATCTGGTTGTGGCGCTTGCGTTCCTGTTCGCGTTCGATGCCGAGGGCACCAGGGACAATGACAAACTCGATATGGGTAGGATTGCCCTTTTTGCGTCCATCCTTATAAAGCGGTTCGTAGGTGAAAGAGAAGTCGATTTTGCGGTCAGCAGAGAACGCATCCATTTCGGCCTTAGAGGGGTCGAGGATGAGTTTCTTGACCTTTGAGAACTTGTGGAAGGGATTGTCGGTAGGTTTGACATCGGGTTTCTCGGCCTTATGAGTAGCGACGTAGGTAGCATCGTCGATGCCGAGAAATTCGCAGAGTTCGGGGTACTCCACCTCGTTACGTCCTTTGTACTTGAAGGTGGAGAGATAGATATAGATGCGCGGTGTGCGCTGTTTCTTAGAGAACTGGGCTATGCGGGCGATATGGTCGGTATAACCACGATCCATAGAGAGGAAGTCGTTGACATTCTCCTTATCCATCTTGACACGGATTTTGCCGGTGCGCCAGCCATTATCGGAGGTAGGCATTTCGATGCGAGAGAAGAGCGAGGCGAAGACATAGACGGTCTTATTGCCCTTTTTCTTCGGATAGCCTATCTTCATGCTTACGAGATCGCCGAGTGCCTGAGCCAGTTCGGGATAGTGGCCAGGAGTGACACCCAGGTCACGAGCCTCGATCTCGAAGTCAACGGAGGTATTCATTTCCTCTGGTGCAAAGAGCGGCAGCCAGAGTTGCTGGTTCTTTTGGTGTTCGGAGGCAGAATAGGCGATGCGGTCCTGCAACTTTTCGAGTACACCCATGAGGACGCGCTGGTGCATGAGGGAGAAGTCGCCTGCCACCTGAGCATAGACTTTTGGATTGTAGATCCACTTCTGGTCGCGGAGTTCGCGGATGATGCTATTGTCAGACTTGATGAGCTGCTGCATCTTATCAGTTTTCTTTGCCATAGTTACGAAGATTTACCCCTTAAATGACTGGTGGCTATGGCATAGCCACATGCACGGACGGGGGAGAGTTACGGAAAATGACCCCTTGCGGAAGAGTTGCGATGGTAGCACAACATAGAGAACAAAGGGGAGAGAGTTACGGAAAATGACCCCTAACGAAGAGAGTGGCCGGAAATGCACCCCACCGTTACCAGGAACAGCCCCAAGGTTACGGAGAATGCCACCGAAGGCTACGGAGAAATACCCCACCGAAACGGCAGAAAGCCAGTATTTACGGGGGTTGCGAGCCAATGGAGGGCGCAGGTAATTATATATTCTTATAATCATATAAAAGAAAATTTATCAATACTATATAATAAATAAAGATATATATCAAGTTTAGGGGTAAAAAAGCGTAACCCTATGGAGATAAGGAACGTAATTTAGGGGTAAAAAAGCGTAACCTATACCCCACCCCACTCAGACGGGATGCCGTTCGCAATACTCCTGAATGGCCTGAGCCACGATGTCGCCAATAGAGGTGCGCTGACCAGCAAAATACTTCATGCGGTTCAGTTTCTCGTAGATAGACAACGGGACACGGGTCTGAACATTCTTCAACGGCTCAGTGTTGAGCGTGGAGAAGACACCAACAGTATTACCAGCAGGAGCGGCAGGAGAACTCTGTGGAGCACTGGGCGCTGGGGACTCGGCCTCTGAGCGCATAGAGGACATGACCTGCTCATGTTCTTCGATGGCGGGTGAACCGGCAACGATAGACTTTTTTCTGTCTTTCTTGAAAGAGCGTACCATAATTATTCAGGATTTTGGGTTTTGATAAGTTCGGAAACGAAATCGCGGTAATCGTGAGAGGCTGTGCATTCGGGGGCATAGGTGAAAATGTCCTCGTGCTGGAACTGGCTTTCGCCAACCTTGACGCACTGGCGTATGCGCGTCTTAAAGATAGTGGTGTCGTACTGGTCGCGGAGGTATTCGGTAGTTTCGCGAGCCAGGCGTGTGCGCTCATCGGCCATGACAATCAGGAGGCCCCTCATTTCGAGGTCGCCATTGAGTTTGCGCTTCACGTTACGATAGGCTTCGACCATGCGGCCAATACCATCGACGGAGAGAGAGCCGAGCTGCACGGGGATGATGACACCAGAAGCAGCAGCCAGGGCATTGTAAGTAAGCTCAGAGAGTGCGGGAGCACAATCAATCAGCACATAGTCGAAGGTGTCCTCTATGTATTCGCCATCGAGCGCCTTAGCACCGAGGTAGAGGTTATCCATATCGAGGTAGTCATTGCCAAAGAGCGACGACAGGACCATCTTAGACTGCATCTGACGATGGAGGTCAGGATCGATGTCGGAGAGGTCGGCAGAAGCTGGGACATAATAGAGGCCCTTACGAGACTGATAGACAGGCAGGTGGTTTTTGTCACCATCGCGGAGTGCATCGGCCACGGTGAGCGTGGTGTGGTTCTGAGCATGATACTCCTTCATCTTTTCACGATAGCCGAGGAGCGAAGAGAGATTGCCTTGTGGATCGAGATCGATACACAGGATGTGCAGGCGGCTGTTGCGGCGCAGGAGGCCGGCAGCGACGTTCTGGACGGTGGTAGTTTTGGCTACCCCACCCTTGTTGTTGACGAATGCCAAAATTTCTTTTAAACGTGCCATAACATTATATTTTTAGAATTTTGCTGCAAAGATAAAAATAAATTTTGATTTTACAAAATAAAATTGTATTTATTTTATGAATTTATGAATAAATGAATGTATGAATTGATGAAATGATGAAAATTTTGTGATTTTTAAAGGTCGTTATAACATAACGACATACAGGACGGAGCCGGAGGACCTGCGGAAAAGCGCTGGGCACGGTAGAGGTTATTTGCCATAGTCTTCGGGGGCTATGCCACGAGCGGCATTGTCGGCAGTGGCCTGTTTGATGGTGCGTATCATGCCGAGGTCGGCAGAGCCTTGTGGTGCCTTAGAGAAAAGCAGATCGGGGCGACGTGAGGGGTCGATGTAGGTATGACCGAGGCCACGTTTGCGAGGCATCCAGGGGCGAAGTTCTGGGTCGTATGGGTTGCACCAGGAAGTGAGTGGCTGCGGGTCGGTGGACTGAGTGGCACGGGCACGGCGGTCCTGACGGTCAAAGATGTTCTGTGACCACTCCATCATAGAGTCGAGCGTGGAGAGTACCCCTTTCTCGCCTACCCATTCGATATCCTCGTCAGCGGGAACGGGAGCAAGGCAGCCCACGAGTTCGAGATAGACATTGAGACCAGGCACCTTGCAGACGATGCGAGGCTCATCCAGTTCTTCGTCATAGACACGTCCCTGCTGTTCGATGAGCTGACGAATGGTGATGTCCTGACGGTCGGCCTCGATACGATTACGGAAAGCGATCTGACGCTGCTGGAGATATTCGAGGCGTGACTGTTCCTCACGTTCAGCCATGGCCACCAGTTTGGGATTGTCGGTGCGATTGACTGCTACAGCAGTCTTGAAGCCGTGGATCTTGCAGACGATATAAGGCGGGCGGGTGCTGATGATGCAGTCGCCGAGGTCAGAACGCTGTTGGAACTTGGTGACGATGAAAGGCGCATGGAACTGCATTCCTGACATGAAATGCTGATTATACTGTGAGATTTCGCCATCCCAGATGGGAGTAGGCTGTACTTGATTGTTGATTTGATTTTCCATTGTTATTTCTATTTTTAGGGTCCCAGCCGAGAGCGGCTGGGCGCGGTGGTTATTATACACGGAGAGTACCGGCGAGGATAGGAACGAAGAAGACGGCGGCAGCCATGGCCACGGCACCTACACAACAGAGCAGGGCTGCACAAACGACTGTGCCGAGGATGGCAGCAGTGCGGTGGTGAGAGTGGCTGGGAGCTTCATTCTCGGCGACTGAATCGCCGAGCACAGTGGGGGCGGTGGAACCCGATGGAGAAGCATCGGGCACGGTAGCCGGAGCATCGGGCACGGTAGCCGGAGCATCGGACACGGTGGCAGGATCTTCAGAGAAGAGAGAGGGAGCCAACCAGGGTTCTTCCTCTTCCTCGGCGACTGAATCACCGAGCACACTATCTTCTACTGGAGTGGCGGCAAAGAGGTCGTGAGCGACGGGTGTTTCTTCACCAGGGAAGTCGATACCTGCTAAGGGGTCATTTTCCGTAACCTTATCCCCTACGGAACCCTGCGGAGAAGCGCTGGGAGTAGTGGAATCTGGAGAAACAGGGGAAGCCTGATGCTGGGCAGGTGCTATAACGCGATAGACCTTGGGAGTGATATCATTAGACAATCCTACCTCAATGGTGGCACCAGGATAGATGCCGAGATCTGCGGCGCTCTTCTCAGAATAGAGAGAGGCAGAATGTACCTCACGTCCAAGAATGGTGACTGAATCGAAATAGGCTACGGGGGTGCGCTTGCCTGTCTTGCCAATGGTGACTTCGACACGGCGGCAGACGGTCTGAGTCTTAGCCGGTGCGAACTTGTAGGCGATAGAACCGTGAGGATGGTGTGCGGTGGCACCCAGGGCGCGGAAATAGTCATCGTGCATGATGCGGAGGACGATACCATCAACGGGGAAGTCGAAGTCGGCACGTTCTGACTCACGCTTCGCCAGCAGCTGCTGAACATCGTCGAGAGTGTGGGCGGTCCATACGTCAGGGCGGTGGATGAAGCACAGACGATGGAGGAAGTCGAACTTATGCCAGGGATAGCCGAGAGGGGTGCAAGAGAATTGTATCTGACTGCTGATAGCGTCGTCGATATAGGCATCCCAGGGGATGAAGTCGAGCATGGCGAGGTCGATAGCGTCGGGCACGGACTGATTGCAGAGTGAAGAAGCTGCTGTGCGGCAGTCGGTATAACGTGTGGAAAGGAGTTGCAGATTGCGCTTGCTGCAGACAATCTCGCCACGAACCTCGATGCGTCCCTTCAGGGAGTAGGTGGCACCCGTCTCGCGGAGCTGCTGGGGGATGGAGGGGATGCAGAGGGCGTGGGCGGTGATGTCCTGCCCTACCCTACCATCGCCACGAGTGGCGGCGCTGATGAGTTGGCCATCCTGATAGACGAGAGAGCAAGAAATGCCGTCGTACTTCCACATGGCTACGAGCTTGTAACCGCCAGTGTGGTTGTCGCCGGTGAGGACGTTCATGCGCTGGTTGGTCTTAGTGATCCACGAAGCAACCTTCTCGATGTCCTGAGCCTTCTGACAGGACAGCATGGGTGTGCGGTGGGCGATACGGCCATTGCCATTGAGGTCGGAGCCTACCTGCTGGGTGGGACTTTCTGGGAGAATGTGTGAGGGATTGAGGCGTTCGTACTGCTCGATCTGAGCGACGAGGGCATCAAACTCGGCATCGCTCACAACGGGAGCGGATGCAACATAATACATGTGGCTATAATAGTTGGCGCGGCCAACGGCGTTGATATAATCTGAATGTGTCATAATTGTTTTCTGTTTTTTAAAGAAACGGTGAATAACTGGGGGTGGTATAACGGGAGGTTAGTCGGAGATCATGCAATCGAGAGCGAGGGTGTAGTTCCAGGTGTCGTAAGAGTAGTGAGAGACGTGGCGGTCTAACAGTTCGTAGTAGCTGATGTCGTAAGTAGAGGTGTGGATAAACTCGTTATCGCCAGCCTCTTTGTTCTCGATTTCCTTAGCCTTCTCGATGAGTGCATGGGCGGCCATGTCTTCAATCATTTCGTCAGATGCAGTCTCGCGGAGATAGTCGGCATACTCTTTGAATGAGCCAAAGGTGAGGGCATTGTCGTCGTGACTATCCAGGAAATTCTGGAAGTCGTATAACTCGTAGGCATGTCCCTGAGCCTCCCATAGTTGCCAACCATCCTTGCGGCGAAGCGATACAACCTCTACGCCATAGAGTTCGGCCATACGTTCCATGCTCTCGAAGGTGGCATCCTTATCATTCAGGAGGACGCAACCACGAAGACCACGAGGATAGCCATTCATGCCCTCTGTAATCTCGGCACACTCTAAATTGTAATCGTCGGCAATCATGTCGCGGAGGTCGTAGCTGCTGGTGATGTAGTTGTCGGGGTCGATAGCCAGGCAAATGAAGTCATTACCACGGAATAGCGTCCAGATGTCACAGTCGGAGTGCTCAGAACGGAAATTCTGGTCGGCCACGTCTTCGTCATCGTCGGCGGTATTGTAAGCCAGAAGAGACAGACGGAGTTCGCGGAAGTCATCTTCAGGAGTATAGGCACCACCCTCGGAGCTGTTGGCTACCATGTAGTAAGGAACGGAACCACCCTGACGGAGTGTATTGATAACTGCGTTTACTACTTTATAAAAATCTGCTGAATGTTTCATAGTTGTATATTTTAATGAATTGATATTTTGATGAATGTATGAATTGATGAAAAATTAGAAGTCGTGGATATTGAAAAAGTCCTGCATGAGTGTTTCTGCGGGGATGTTAGTAGCATCGTGCCACTCACGAGCCAGGCGGCAGCTGCGGTCAAACTCACGGTGGGCATCTTCGTCGGAAACATCGTCCCAACCGGCATAGCCAGCATAGTCGTACCACTCATCGAACTTACCTTGGAACTGTTCGCCCTCATAGATAGCGCCACACTCTTCCCAAAGCATACGGAGTAGATCTTCTTCGTCAGTTGGTTCGTACCCCTCTTTCCAGGCATCGGAGCGGAACTGCTTACCCTCAGAGGTGGTGACAACGACGATATTTTTCTCGTTGGTAATGGTAAGCTGCTGACCGCCTACCTCAATGACTGTTGAAAGTGAATTGTTAGTGTTCATAATCTTTGTTTATTTGTGAGGGCTAACCCTCGGTTATACATATTGTTTATGTTTTACGTTGCAAAGATACGAATATATTTTGATACTACCAAATATTTTTCGAGAAAAATTTGATTTTTGGTGAAAATTTTTTGTTTTAGGGGAAATTTCCCGCTATTTTCCGCTATTTTCCGCTACGGTCGCTATGACATAGCGACATACGGGACAGGCCCAGCCGAGAACGGCTGGGAGTGGTGGCTACTGGGCAGGATGTGTGGCGGCCCAGTAGTCGGCAGCTGCTTGGAGGCAGTCGCGGAGAATGGCGGCTACCTGCTGGTAGTTCTGGCGGGTGATAGGGATGGTGGGGTGCTCATCGGTGCCACCACCGGCTTGAATAGCCACGAAGTCGGTGCGGCCATCGACGGTGGCCACTCCCCCACCCCGCTTGTTGAGTGCATCGAGAATAAGGGTGCGCTGGGCGGCAGGAGTGGGCACGATCTGAACATTCATCCAGGGGTATTGATTGGCCGTGAGTAGTGGGTACTGGTGGCCATGGTCGCCGGTGGCGGTGGAGAGGGTGAAAGTGTAAGGGTACTGTGACATATTTGTTTGATTGATTAGGTCGCTATGGCATAGCGACATACTGGACGGAACTATTATTTTTCTTCTGCATGAAAAGCGGGATAAGCGGCACTACGTGACAGCGTATAGATGTGGGCACGGGGACCAGGCTGCTCGTCAGCATAGCGGATGCGATACTCTAAATCGATAGGGTTGCTCCACTGCTCGACACCTCGCATAAAGCGGTGATTGTACTCATAGCCAACGACCACGCACTTGACAAACTTACCATGCAGCTTGCGGGCAATGGTCTGCCCTACCTTGAAACTGGGCTGCAAAGGTTCGGTGATATCGAAGAGCGTAACGCCTTCGAGTTCTGGGCACGGGTCATCCATGCACTTGCGCCAGGCAGGAGGTAGCACCTCGAATGTGTAGCGGTCGATTTCGCGGAGGTAGAAACGCTCGGCATCCTGGTGGTAGCGGTTGGCATGGACTATCAGGTTGTGATAGACATATTGCTGGATGGCCTTGGGTGCCTTCTGAGACATGCACCAGGCACGATAGGCCACGCGGAGGTAGTCAGGACGGCCATTGAGAAGTGCCAACTGTTTGGCAGTCTGATTGTCGGAGAAGACAGCGGAACGGCCACGCTCATCGCCATAGTTGATACGGTTGGCGATCTTACGCTCCAGAGCCTTGCGACGCTTCTCAATGAGTGAGAGCATTTCGGAGGTGTTGGGGAAAGAATATGAGGACGTAGGCGTAGGAGATACGCGGATAATGTCGAAGGAGTTGGTGTGGTTCCAGACGGGTTCGCCAGCCGCTACAATAACCTTGAAGTCGCCTCGCTCGATAGCTGCTGTAAGCTGCTGTTCTATATGTTCAATTTTCTTTGCCATGTTCGTATGAATTTATGAATGAATGAATTTATGAATTGATGAATTTATGAACGAAACGCGGAAGTGATTGCAGCCGGTGCCTCCTTCTGTCCGTACTGGCAGAAAGAACGGCGGCGGGCATTCAGATTGATACGCTTCATAATCTGCAGATCATCGTAACCGATAGACTTCAGCTCTGACAGTAAGGAGGCATACTCAGCGGGTGTGGCTGGTTTTGTGAATGATGATATCCAGGGCACACAGTCGCCATGCTGTCCCTCGTGCTGATAGCTCATAAGATGCACATAATTGTAGGACACCTCTGGAAAGACGGCTATTACAACACCATCCTTGAACTTGCGGAAAACTACCTTTGTCATAGTCGTAGAGATTAAGCGGTGAAGGGTAGAGTGGGCCAGTTGGCAGCCGTGGAACGATTAGAACGGCGACGAGTAGCGGTGCGCTTCTGAAGACGTAACATCGTTTCGCGGAAACGAAGTTCCTGTTGCTTGATGTAGGTCTGCTCATCGGAAGAGAGGGCGGGAGCCTGAAAGTCTTTCAGGATCTTGTTGAAATGTCGAGTATCAACGGTATGGCCGTCGATGATGCGCTCTTCGACAGAGTAGGAGCAATGACGACGACGGACGCGACCTGTGCGATAGATCATGTTACCCAGGCGGTACTCCTTATAAAACCAAAGGTCGCGCCACCAGTAACCGAGACCCCAGCAACGGGACCAATTCTCGGAAGCCTTAGAGCTGTTGTCGTAGGTGTTTCCCCTACGAGTTGCTTCTTGCTTAAATTCTTGGATAGTCATACGAAAAACTTGTTTTGTGAGGGTCATCCCTCGGTTAAACTTTCATTTTGTCGGTGCAAAGATACGAATATATTTTGATACTACCAAATATTTTTCGATAAAATTTTGATTTTAGAGTAAAATTTTTATGAATTGATGAAATTATGAATTGATGAGAGTAGGAGAGGAGCCGTCAGGCAGCTCCTCTGACCTTGGTTTTCTTGGGTGTGACTTTGGGGAGGTCCCAGCCCTTTGTCTTGGCTTTCTGGACGGCAACCTCATAATTGAAACGTGCCCACACGTCTTCGTCCAGGAACTCGAAGTGCATGGTGCCCTTCTTGTAGCCACGACAGCGGAAGAAACCCCACTCGAACCACTGGCCCCACTGTTGGCCACGGCCTACATAAGTCAGACGCTCGATATCGTCGTAGTTGCGACCAGTGAGATAGCACAGCGCCTTGCAGACATCCTCTATACGGTCAACACGGCCACCACCACAGGGGAAGTCAACAGTGGGGCGGGTGGAGCCATAGAAATAGCCCTCTGTGATGTAATCGACGATGAAACGACGATTGACCATATAGTTGGCATTGGTCTTCCATTTCTCGCCAGCGGTAGAGTTTTCGGCAGACAGTGAGCAAATGAGGTCGAAGGCTTCCTCTAAGGCCGTGAGCATACGTTGGCCGTTGGTCTGTACGACCATATCGAGAACACGATAGATATTCTTCATCGTGAATGGTGCGCACTTCTGAGACTCGATGAAGCGGTTGATCTGCTCACGAAGTTCACGGGTGGCATACTTCTCCATGTTGAGCTTCTGGAAAATGATGTGCCAGTAGTGCTTCTGCAGTTCTCGCTTATAGCGCTGGTGGGTGATGGCGGTGGGGTGTTCGCCCTTGGTCTGAGCGCCAAAGGTGATAGGGAGTCCGCCATAGGACTGACGCTCCTGGCGTGTCTCGCCGGTCTTGGGGTCGGTGACAGTCTGGAAGTCGTAGAAGTCGGCCACCTCATTGATGCGCTTAGACATATCCATAACCTCGTCGAACATGCGGACAGCTGAGACATAGCGGTTCACAATATCGCGCACGAAGTTGTATTGCATCAGTCCCTCCTGAGTGGTGCCGGAAACGTCGGAGTCGTACTGCTCGAAGAAATAGCCATCGAACTCACTGGCACCCTCGCCAGGCTTGTAGAGTTTTACAAGTTCTACGCAAACATCGGTCTGACGCTCGGCAGTGGAGAAAACACGTCCCAGGAACTCGCGCTGTCCGTAGAGATCGATAGTTTCACGAAGGCGGTCCTTGGTCTTGTTTCGCCAGCATGTATCGAAGTTGCTGGAGTTGCAGAGGGCCACGACAGTACAGCCAGCGGGGGCAATATCGAAAGCATGAAGGATGTGCTCGGCTCCATGAGAGAAGGGCGGGTTCATTACGATATAGTCGCAGTGGCTAATCTGTTCGGAGGTGACTGTGAGGAAATCTTCTGCCAGGATATCGCACTTGCCTCTGAGGATACGGAGTAGGGTAGGGTCGTTTTCGCAGGCGATGACCTGTCTGGCTCCATTCTGTTTGAGCCAGTCAACGATATTGCCAGAACCGGCAGAGGGTTCGAGGATGGTTTTGCCTACAATATCCTCACCCATCATCATCTGGGCAATGACTTCTTTCGGGGTGGGGTAGAAATCGGAGTTATAAGAAAACATGTTCATAGTTGTGGGCGGGTTTAATTATGCTTTTTTCTGTTTACATTCTGTATAATCGCTGAAATACTCATGGAGTTCGTTTAGCACATCCTGAGAAAGTTCCTGGGGGCTTGTAATAGACTCCACCCATTCTTTTCCACAGTGACGGCAGCGCATGACTCTGTTACCTGGTCTGGTGATATAACCATTATAGGTTTTAATCGTAATTGTACGACGTTCTACCTCGACAACATCTGTGTGTAGAATATCGAAGCCGACAGTACCAGAATGATAGGATTCCATTGCTTTCATAACTTGACGAATTTATGAATTTTTCTTTGAGCTTTCAGTTATATCTATCCAGCCGACTACACGGCCATCATAAGGGCTTCTAATGGCTTTCAAATGTTTGCCATTCTCAACTTTATAATTCCTTGCCATGATATGATGAATTTATGAATTGATGAAATTATGAATTAAGCAACAGGGCGCAGAGAGATTTTCATGCCTCGTGCTGGATTGCCAGAGGCGAGAACTTCATAACGGCGACGATTGAAGGTGATGTACTGATAGCCATCGTTATCGTGATAGCGGTCGCCCTTGGTATGGCATACGCGCTCAGTCTTTCCGTCAGTAACGAGAAGAGAGCCATAGGGCATGATGTGGTCGTTTCCGAAATAAGGGAAAATCCAGGAAACAATTTTCTTGATTTTGATATCCATGAGTTTGACTTTTTTCGTGAGCCTGAAAGCTCGGTTAATGAATTGATGAATTGATGAATGAATGAAGAGGGATCCAGCCGAGAACGACTGGGCACGGTGGGTCAATCGTCTTCGCCATAGATGGCATGAGTAGCATCGAGTAGGAGATAGTAATGGCCATTGCCACAACCTTTGTACTCGGCAGAGTACCAGCCACGAAGTACACCATCTTTCTTGCTGACAGAGACGCTGTAATCATAGCTACCATACCAGCGAACGCCAAAGCCATCGTCATAGTCGGCAGCGGACTGCTGGGCCTGCTCTAAATGGTTGGCAACCATGCGGCGCTCATAACTGCCATATTTTCCGAAGGGGATGCTGATGATCTGTGACTTCTCGCTGAGTTGCTTGAAGTGGTAGTAGTCGGGAGTAGTGCCACGAGAGGTGAAGAAGTCGTTGAAGGACTTTTCCAGTTCCTGACGCTTCTCTGTGTCGCGATAGTCACAGTCCCAGCTCTTCTGATAGATATCCATAATCTCGTTATATTCAGAAAGGGAGAGCTGAGACATAACAGCCATGCGCTTCTGCATTTCGGGCCACAAGCCAGAGGCAGCCAGGAGAGCGGCGGCCTTGGTGGTGTTGCGGTGGAACATGCTATAACTATACTTGGGGGCTGGCTTCACAGGTTCTACCTTCTGCCAGTTGTCGATATAGGCATAATGGCCATAGGTGCGGCGACCTTTGCCATATTCGCAAACGCGACCGCTATTAGTGAAAAGGCGCTTGATCTCGGTGGTTCCATCAGTAAGAGTGACGCGAAAGCGGTTCTTACATGTTTCCCAATTCTTCTGAATGATGTCTGAGAAGGTGGTCTGCTTGTTCTCGCGCTCCTGGGCGATTTTATGGAAGTTGACGGAGGCGAAAGGTGCCTGAATGGATGCTGTCTGTATCATAATAATAACTTTTTTATGAGCCTCGTGGCTCGGTGAAACTTAATTTGTCGGTGCAAAGATACGAATATATTTTGATATTACCAAATATTTTTCAAAGAAATTTTGATTTTAATCGAAATTTAATGAAATAATGAATTTATGAAATGATGAAAACGGGGGTTTTTGAGAGGGGCTATAATGACCAGATATCATCGACGGCCTGGTTGAGTTGCTGGCGCAGCTCATCGACGCGCTTCTGCTTGCCTCGCAAATTATGGATGGCACCACGTAGATCCATGACTGTCTCCTGGGTGGCATCGGCTGCCAGATAATAACGATACTTTGAGACTGCCCGCTGCTGTGCTTCCAATTCAAACTCAGCTTCAAAAAGTTTGTCGTTGAGCTGCTTAACGGTGGCGATTGCATTCTGTGAAATTGTAACCATGATTTTGTAGATTTTTAAAATTTTCTGATTTTGGAAATGTTCTATATTTAGGGTAGGGGGAGGAAAGCCGCTATATTATGCGGCCTTCCTGAAAGGGTCGGTATCGTCAGGGCTGACAGCCTCGCGGACTGCTCGCGCCTGGTTCTCTGTCTGTGTGCGCTCGATGAGGTCGAAGAGTTGGGCGGCGGCGTAGTCGGTGGCACCCTGCAGGCTGTCGGAGTCGGTGCCGGTCTTGATCTTGTCGGCTAACGTCCAGAAGATAACACCCAGCGCGTCGAACTGTTCGCGGCTGTCAGGGGTAAGACTGCCCAAACATGCGCACACCTCAGAGAGACGGGCGGCGGTGTTCTGGGTGCCCTCGGTGGCCTGCTGCTTCCATCGTTCGAGGGTAGCGGCTGGGATGGTCACGCCCTCCCATCGTTTCGCCTCCTTGATGATGTCGGCAAAGGTGCGGAAGAGGTCGGCCACTGCCTCCAGTAGTGGGGAAACGCTGGCGGGCTGCTGTGCGTCCTCGCTGACGGCCTCGGAGTCGGTCGGCTCGGTGGCTGCTGCGTCCTCTGTGGCGTTTTCTGTGATGTCCTGGGCATCCTCTAACGTGTCAGCCTCTGGGGTGGTCTGCTCTTCTGTGCGAAGAGCAAACCAGGCGCGAACCTTGGCCACGTCGTTGGGGTCGGTAGCCTCCCAGCGCTTCGCCTCCTTGTTCCAGTGGCAGCCGTGGGCCTTGATGTGCTTTTTATTAAAGTATGTTGTTTTCCAGTCCTCAGAAACAACGGCCACACCCTCGGCGGTGTCGATGAGCTGCAAACCCTCGGCGGGGGCTTCTGCTACGACTGTTTGCGGGGCGCTGACGGCCTCGGAGTCGCTGGGCTGTGTGTTGGACTGCTCGGCAGTCTCGGCGCTGTCCTGTGGCTTCTTTGCGGTCTGTTTGCTGGTCTGCTTACCCTTGGGGGCTGCAACCTCGAACGCCAACAGATTAAAACACCAATCGACCAACGTGTCAACATCCACAAAATTAAAATAACTACGTTTACGCTCGTACTCATTTACAAGGTCGTGAACATCCACACCAACGGCAGCGGCAGCGGCTCCCAGTTCTTCGCGTGTCCATTCGTGGCGGTTCTCCCATGAGATACCGGCAGCGGTGGGCACTGCTCCCAGTATGGCAGAAGTTAGGCGGGCTTTCGTTTCCTTGCTCATTTCACGCTCAAAATAAACGCCTTCACGCTCTCCCATATACTTCTCGGCAAAGTCCGTGAACTCCTCGCGGTGAGGTACTACGCAGTCATCCATGCGGTACTCTTCCCAGTACATCGAAAAAAGTTCAAAATCTGTCATTTTTTCAAAATCCTCTAACGTGGGGCCATCGAAATAAACCAGCTTAAAGCCACCCTTCCAACTGTCACCCTTCAGAGCCTTGGCCTTGATACCTGGGTACATGGTGGCGGCCATTGCTATAATATTACGCTTTTTCGCAGCCATGAGCGCAGCTTCAGCGGTGCGGGTGCGCTTCTGTGCCTCCTTATATTCAGCGGTGCGACGGTAGCCGGCATTTCTGTAAATCTCATTTTCTTCGTGGCGGGCGTTCTGGACTGCCTCGTATAACGGGCGGATATCCTCCATTTTGCCCTCGTATTTCTTGCATTTCGCCATATAATCAGCAAGGCGGGCGGCCTTCTCTTCTGCCTCCTGGCGCTCCTGCTCTGCTTTTCGCTCTGCCTCTTTGCGCTCTGCTTCTGCTATCTCCTGGGCGTACATGGTGCGCCAGTTGGTCGGCATATAGCAATAACGGGCGTAACTATAGCCTTCGGCATCGATGAGATACCAGCGGCCAGACTCACGACATACAACGGCGGCACACTCTCCGAAATAATAACGGTATTTGTCGCGGGGGTCGTGAAGGTCTGGGTCGTCAGTGTCAGCACCTCCGGCGAACTCGCGGCCCTGCTCGATGGCTTCAGATACTAAGCGGTCAGCGGTGGCGGGGTCTGCAAACTCCTGGGCGCTAACTTCGTACACCTCGCACACCTTGAACAGGCGGGGCGACTCGTTGAAGTCGTCAGGATCAGCGGCGAACGCCTCGAAATTGACGAACACGCCACGGCCTCCGTCACTCTTCCAACCACAGCCAACACCGAAGACGAAAGCACCAAGGGCGGGAGCCTGACAGCCTGAAGCCTGATTTTTGCGGGCTTCTATAACGTGGGCAGCGTGGTGGCTCTGCTGGTACTTCTTTTCTTCCTGCTCCATACGAGCACGGGCGGCGAACTCTGCCATATCTACGACCACACGGCCAAACTTTTCCCAGTAAGCAGAACGAGACAAAGGAGAGAGGGCGGCACCGTCCCAGCCGTAACAGGTGGAGAGGTGGCCTTCTGTGTTATATTCTGCGGTTAGTTCCTCAGAGCTGAACACCTCGACCAGACGGGCCACGAGGTCGGCAAAGGTTTTGCCCTTGGCACCTCGTAACGGTGCGCCCATCATGTCGGCGACATCCTCAGCGCTGGCGGTGGTGCTCTGCTTGGTGTTCTGGGCAGTTCCTGACAGGTTGCGGGCGATCTGCTCGTATTCTTGCATCATGTCTTTGAACTCCTCGGCATTGCCTCCCGTATCAGGGTGCAACTTCAGAGACAGGGCGCGAAACTCATTTTTCAAACTCTCGGCAGTATAGGGGAAATTTACAAAGTATTTCATAATCGGAAAATTTTAAAAATCTGTGAATAATAAAACGGGCTATATTTAAGGGCTATTTATTGGCACAATTACGACGTATTACGGGCATATTATAACGATGGAATGAGGCCGGCGCGTCGTTGGTTCCTGGCAGCTCGCAACCATGCACAAAATATAAATAATCATCGTTTCGCAGTTCATAGACAGCAACGGCGGCAGAGTGTCGGAAAATGCGGGCGGCGGTGGCCATGCTCGCGGCGTTCGTTCTCATTTCGTCAGGGGTTCCCCACCATTCAGAAGCGCACAAGCTCCAGAGACGGCCAGAAACGGCGATAATATAAGTATAACAGCGGCGGCCAGTCTGATCAATGACAGCGGCGGCGGTTGTGGTGTTCGTTGTGGTGTTCATAGTTTTATAAATAAGTGGTAAAACGATAATTTAAAAAGATATAGACAACAGCCCAGAGAGACACGGCCCAGAGAATAGCGGACACGGTGCGCGGGTAGCGATCAGCAACACAGGCGGCAGCGATGACGAGACGCAGCACGAGACGATAAAAAGCGGGTGCGGGCTTCAGTTCCTGAAGTTCTGCGCGATAGATGCGGGCGTATTCACTCATAATATAATTATATTAAATTGTTATAACATGAGGGAGAAACCAGGCTTAAAGCCTGATTTCTTCCATATTTTCGAGGTCAAAAATTGCGATTTGATTATTACGACGGCCCAATATTAAAGCCGTTTCGAGATCGTCGCAAATTACGGTAGCATCAAAATAAAATTTGTTGCTTTCAGTGTCGAGCCATCCGCCGATCGCGTTCACGGTGTCGGCGTGGTTCTGTGCGTATTCTATAACAGAGAGAAGGCCGGCGGTGTCGTGGCTGTCCTGAGTATCTGCCAGGGCTACGGCGTAACCTTTTGTAATTGGTTGCAAGGTCTGAGCGTTGACGGTGAAGCCGTCAGGGTTGGCGGTTGCAATCTCCATGAGTGCGAGAACTAAAGCGGAATTTTTCATATTTAAATATTTTTTTTTGTGAGTCTCTCGGACTCGGTTAATACTTTATGTTTTTTGTGAGGTTTCGCGCCCTCGGTTAATACTTTATGTTTTTTGTGAGGTTTCGCGCCCTCGGTTAATACTTTATGTTTTTTGTGAGGTTTCGCGCCCTCGGTCACTGTTTTTTGTCTTATTGACGATGCAAAGGTAATATATTTATTTTTATCTACCAAACAAAAACAATAAAAAAATTACTTTTTGCTTAAAAATTAACACTTATAAACAATTTATTTATTTATTACCTTATATATATATAATGTTTTTGCCTTCAGTATGTCAGCAGCCGACACCACCATCGGCACCACCTGGGCGGCGTTCTGGCATCGATGAGCACCACCACCACCAGCGCGGGCACCTCTTCAGGATGTCAGCAGCGCACACCACCGGCCACCGATGACGGGCAGCAACTCGGCACCCTGGGCGGCGTTCTGGGTGATGATCTGAGCCAGCCGGACACCCTCGGCACCTCTTCGAGGGCATCCAGCACCCATCCAGGAGGGCCGGCGGCATATTTGCAGCAATTTAGGGGGAAGGGGGAGGGGGTGCCCATCCAGTGAGGCGGCGGTCGAGCGCGAGAATGGCAGTCAAAAAAGTTTTAGGGCGGAAAAATAGCCAATATCAATCTCTCATTATCAGGCACTTAGCAACAAAAAAGCCTGCTTTTTGGGCAGGCTACTTCAAAGCGAAGCGAGAACTTTTGCAGAATTTTCGTCAGATTTAGCGACAGGAAAAAGGAGTATAGAAATAATCCATTTTTCGTTTTTATCAAGTTTTATAGCGTCTTTTCTACAAAGTATTTATATAGTCTTTTATAGATTTTCTCATGCTCAGTATATGGTATTTCGATTAAGAATATACCATGATGCAGACAATAGTCACGAAGAGCCTGATCACGTTTCTGCTGGTCAGCAAACGTCCAATCTTTACCTTTATAAAAGTAGTCGATGTCTTTATAGTGTTGTTCACCATGAAACTCAATGATGGTAGCGCGTGATGGTATATAGAAATCGACACGAAGATTGGTACGCTTGCAGTCTGCGGATTCATTTGGTATTACATACTGAGCCTTGTATGCTATCTGATGACGATCGAGAAATGTTCGTATTTCATTTTCGCCAACAGAGTTATTACAAAGAGGGCACCCCTCACGTCCTCGCAAATGGCTTTCCGGCAGGACATCAAAGGGATAGTTATGTTCCTTGCAGATGATGCGTACAGGTGTGTTTTTATTCACATAAACGACCTGAGAATAATCAAAGCGATTGCCATATCTATTTTTAGCACTGGCAATGAAAAGTGCGCGACGCTCAGTTACAGGTAGATTGTACCCTTTACAATAGGGGCATCCACTCCCTGTTATATGCACATCGGCACGTTGAGGGAAAAAACCATGCTCTTTACATTTGATATAGATAATATCACTGGGTTTCTTAGGCAAACAAGAATACTCATACTCAGTGCCATGTACTGCTCTTGCTTTTTTCAGGAATTGTTGCCCAAACGACATTTCAGAAGCACAGTGGGGGCATCCTATCTTTGGCTGTTCAGAGTCGCCTTGAAGGAACAATTTAGGAGTAATGGAAAAATAGCCGTGTTCGGGGCATCCTATCAGTACAGGGCTATTTTCGCCACGATAATTCACCTTGGTATAATCGTACCTATCTCCATATTTTTCTCTTGCAGCAACTAAAAACTGCTCCTGCTCAACAGCTGGCAATAGTTTGTCAGGCTTCACGAAAGCCATCAAATCAGCCCTATTGTTCAACTTTTCCTGAAGGGTAGATATATGACGCTGCATCCGCGACACCTTACTACGTTCTTTTCCGAGTGTTTTCCTGTATTCCTCAGTAAATGGCACAGGTATATACTCCAGGGCATCCAGCACCATGTCTTTTGTCAGTTGCAAGGTAAAAGTATCACGGATAAGCTGCTGTAGCGCCATGACGAATGATAATTTGATATTGTGATTATTCTTTTGATGCAGGCAATCACGTATCAAACACTCATCTACCGTAAGCGGATGCTTTTTTTTGTAGTCTTCACAGATAAACAGCAAGGCTAATGCTGTCTTATATGGTGCGTTTAGTTTTGCACCTCTTATAGACAACTCTCCCTTAACAATTTTCTCAACGACAGCTTTTACCTTATCGCTTTTAGGAATATCCGACCATTGCAAGGTAGTCTGTTTCATATATCAATCATTTTAGGGTACGGTGAAATAATCGCTCTTGCAACAGTTCACCAAGACACAATGGGCGAAGTGATCCATCTTCATAAGGTAGGAAAATTTCTGGGTCTTCATTCACAAGTTCCTGCATCATCTGGAGTCGTGCCTCGTTTGAATACTGGCGATGAATTTCGCTAATGGTAATGTCTGGGAACTGTTCTTCCAACTCCTTGCGTACAACACGCACGGGCTTAAAGTCGATGTAGTTGATAGTGGCATCAGCGATACGACCAACGAGAGCCACGGACACATTACATTTCACATTGCCGAAATAAGAAGCGATTTTGCCTTCCATATCGGCTGACGGGTTTTGAATTGTTCTTGATTCCATTTTGGATTGATTTTAGCAATAAAAAACTGCACTACGCGTTGCTAAGGTTCAATCCAGCTGAGACCTTTGGGGGCGTTATCCGCTGACCCACGCGGTGCAGTCTATATTTATTTATAAGTCCACTTGCAGATACAATAAACGCTGACGTTGGGAGTCAGCGGCATCATACCGCCAGATTGATTTAAGCGCTGCAAAGATACGACAAAAGAATGATATTACCAAATTTTTGCCGAAAAAATTTCATTAAACAGGGGAAATCAGTTTTTTCATTATTTGATGAATTTATGAATTTATGAGTTTTCTAATATTTGAAATTTGGTGCCACAATGAGGACAGTAATGCACCGAAGGCAAAGATGCGTTTTTCTCTGCAACATCATCTGGCGAGAAGAATAGTTTACGCACATCACAGCCAATAGCATCAGCGAGCAAGAACAACTTTTCTACGGATGGATTGCCATTGATAAACTGCTGAATGCTTTGAGGAGCTAAACCGGCTTTCTGAGCTACGGAATTGATAGTCATTCCGTGCTCTTGTATTGCTCTACGAATGTCAAGTTTTGTATTCATTTTGATATAAATATATTTGTTTTCGGTGCAAAGGTAATAAATATATTTATAATATCCAAATAAAAATATAACTTTTTGAAAAAATGATTTCATATTGCTTTCACTAAAAAAAGAAAGAGCCGTTTTCCTAAGAAAAGCGGCTCTTAGCGGTGGCATCGCTGGGTTAAACTTAATGTTGTTTGTTGTTTAAATTTTGAGTTTTAATCTCGGAGTCAGAATTTGACGACGGTGGTGGTGTCAGTGGACCAGGTGAAGTCGCCATCGAGGGTGAATGACTGGGAGATTGGGACTATGGGGACTACGCGGATAGGTTTGATGGAGTAGGCGGTTTTGGTGCCTGCTTTGTTGGAGGTGCCGTTAGGTCCCCATGTGAAAGTGTAGTAGTCGCCACTGCCCCAACCAGTAGCACCGAGGAAGCCTTTGTCTTCGGGTCGGTCGTAGGCGAGGCATCTGGCACCCGTCCAGAAGTCTTCCGGCAGTTCCTTTTTGACGAAGCCGTATGCTTCGCGTCGGGTAGGCATACGGTATGGGTACATCTGAGCTGCATAGGCGGCTTGTGGGTCGGGTGTATTCTCCAGTGTGATGTCAGTAAGTTCCATGCGGGCGACGTAGATCTGTGCGGTATCATTCTCTGTCAGGAGATATTCGCCGTTGGTAGGGTCTTCGGGGTCGGTATGTGTGCCGTCGTTGTCGTAGATTACAGTAAAGGCATTCTGGAGGATATGGATGTTACGTTTACCATCCATGACCACCGTCTCGTCATCGGGCACAAGGGTATAGAGCTGTTGTCCCGTTGAGAGTGTCTTTGTGGTTGTTGCCTTAGCGGGTTTCGCGGAGGACAGCGAGAGACCGTTGCGCAGTCCGCTGAGTGTCACGGTGCCCTCTCCCTTATAGAGGATGCCGGCTACCACACGTTCGAGCACGATGCGCTGGTTGGCAGGTGCATTCTGAGTGTTGATGTCGATGGTTTTCAGGAACGTGTCGCCCATTGTTTCCTGTCTGAGTACGCTACCATCGAGGTAGGCATCCGCATTATCGGTGGCGGCGAATGTCAGTTGGTGATGGCCACCCGTGAGGGTGATGGTTGGTGAGCCGAAATCGGGGTCATCTGCAGACTGCTCCAGCAGTTGCTCTTGATAGCCACCTTTGCTGTCATAGATATAGATTTTCTTGAAGTCGGTGATAGCTGCTGCAGAGCGTGTGGTTCTCGCTTGTGCAGGGGAGAATAGTTGAAAGGTGATGGTTTTGGGGGTGTCGTTGGCATCCTCTTCATTCAATATAGGTTTCTCGCAAGAGAAAAGCATGGCGAGTGCCATGCTCAATGGTAGATATGATTTGTAATTCATGTTGTTATTGTTGTAGCGATGCCATCGCAAAAAGAAACCCCACCGAAATCGGCGGGGAGTAGGGGTTATTGTTTCTGGTACTGGTGGCCGTCGAGCTTCATAGAGCGTTTATCTGTTGAGAGCCATTCGATAGAGTACCAGATATAGGTATTATCGTTACGGTCGCTAAACTTGACATTCATACTTCTGCCATCAGCATCAGTCGATGGTTTGAAGGTGCCATAGTGTACGCCTGTGCCATTCGACAATTCGATTTTGTCAGGTGCAGAGAACACCACGTAGTAACTATCTGGAAACTGCGGGTCAGTCCAGCGGCCATACAGGTCGGTAGCTTTCCAATAGGATGTGCCCATGGTCGGCGTGTTGTCATCGTCATCGCTGCCACATGCGGGTAGCAATGTCATGGTGGTTATTGCCATCAGGAGGAGGAAAAATAATTGCTTTTTCATTGTTTGATGAATTTATGAATTTATGATTTGTTGAAGACCGAAAGGGATGCTGAGAGGACTGTGCCGCAATGCGGACATGTAATCAGAGCAGAGGCACGAGGGCCGTTTGTGCCCGATGGAGAGGCATCGGGAGTGGTGGTTTCCTCTGTGGCATCCTCGACGGGGTAGAACAGGTCGCGCACATCACATTCAAGTGCATCTGCTATCTGATAGAGGCTCTTGACGGTGGGGTTGCCGTTGACATAAGCGCTGATGGTCTGTGGTGTCAGTCCGATGCGCTCTGCAACGGTCTTAGAAGTAACTCCGTGCTCACTAAAAGCACGATTAAGGTCTAATTTTGAGGTCATAATCTTATTTTATTTTGTTATTTTTGGTGCAAAGATACGAATATATTTTGATATTTACAAGAAATAGGGGAAAAATTTTTCATTCTGACTAAAATTGGTTCAAAAATAGGGGAAAAATTTGTCACGGTGGAGTAGGGGAGAATAACTATCTTTGCGAAGTAATCATCAAAAAAGGAGCATTATGCCTAAGAGACAACCAAGTGAGCACTGGCAGAAGGTGCGCATGTTCGCAGAGAAGTGGACGTGGCAGGATAAACGCACGGGACTGATGACTGTAGGGTACAATCCCCCTCCTGGCGTACAGAAGTTGGCCAGAGTGCCGTTTTTCGTCCGTTTTGTGACGAAGAGCGGGCGACTGGAGAGCGGCATGGTGATTTCGTTGGATGTTGACCGTCGTAAGCATTTGCGCAGGGTGCAGTTTGTGGACTCTGGGGCTATCAGGTATGTGTGGGACTTCCTGATTGTGGATATTGACGGGACGAAGATCTATGGATAAGACCCAGCCGAGAACGGCTGGGCACGATGGCTAAGGTCGCTATGACATAGCGACATACAGGACCAGCGGAAAAGCGCTGGGCACAGAACGAAAAGCGGCGATGCAATCGCCGAACAATAGACGAAACATTTTTCACTTAATACTTTTAGAATATGTTTGGATTTTTTAAGGAGTGGCGTAAGAAGAGAGCCGCAAAGAAGAAGCGTAAGGAAATGGTGAAGACCAGTCGCGTGTTTGGTTACTTAGAGCAGCTGTTTGAGTCGAACATGCTGATGTGGAATGCCCGTGAGCGTCGTTTGTATATTGCCGAGCCTTTGGCGGTTGTGTTTATTGGTCAAGGGTGGGAGCGCTGGCGTAATTTCCTGAATAACGCCTATCTTTATATGGTGTGGAAGTTGCAGAATGAGAAGTGGGAGGAACATGCCCGTGAGTTGGAGCAGGCAGCCATCCGTGAGCGCAAGGCTCAGGTGGTTGTATTGCCGAAGGCGGAAGCCGACCGCATCCGTCGTGCTGTCCGTGCCGGTCTTGTGCCTGGTTCCGTTCAGGTGCCTCCTATTGAGCCGTTCGAGTTCTTTGTGATTGCCGACCGCACCGATGATGCCTTGCATGAGGCCATTGCCTTTGTTGGTGAGTATGATCCTGATACTCGCAAATTGGAAATGGTGGCATGGGAGGAGGTTAAGGATGCCGTGGCCAACATTCAGCAGAAAGAAGGATAAAACCCAGCCGAGAACGGCTGGGCACAGTGGCGGAAGCGCTGGAAAAGAAAACACCCAGCCGATAACGGGCGGCTGGGTGCAGGAGTAACGCGAATTTACCGTTGCGGTGCAGCGGTATGGTTATTCATCAGTGCCCGATGGAGAAGCATCGGGAGTGGTGGAGTCTTTTTCCTCGGCGACAGAATCGCCGAGCACAGTGGAACCATCAGCGGGAGCAGGAGCTTCGGAGGCGGGAGTGGTAGTGCCTTTTTTCTTTGGGGTTGTTTTCCTTGCAGCCCTTTTCTTTTTGGCATCAGCGACGCGGATGCGGGCATTGATGGTGTCGGTCAGTTGAGCGATACGCTCTGGGTCTTTGCCATAGTATGCCGTGTAGGAACAGATGCCTGGTGTGACGGCTGAGAAGAGCGGGCCATTGACGATGACATTGCTCAGTTCACCTTTGATGACCAACATACCATAGTTTTCTGGGATGTCGGCACTATCCACGATGGTTAGTGGCAGTTCCATGGGCAGTTCGTTACGGATCAGTTCGCTTTGGTCTGTTGCCGTTAAGACGGTAAACGCTTTCAGCCATCCACGTCTATGGTACCAAGCGAACAGGCGCAGGATTGTTACGTCGATAGCCGGCAGGCAGATAGTGATGTCGAGGTTGTTGCCAGCGAGGTAGCTTACAGCCTTCAGGATTTTCTCTACTGTCACATCGCCACTTGTCTGGAATGGCAGCCAGTCGTATTTCTTCAGCAGCTGTGGCAGTGTGCTCTCGATGCAGCACGGTTGTTGATAGTTAAATTTTTCCATAATGCTATTCGTTTTTATAGAGTTCTTTATTCACGCACAGTTGTCGCGGTGCGTTTTGTTCGATGTTCAATCCCATTACATGCCATTCAGCGTACTTGACAGGCGCAGAAGCCCATTCAGCGCTCTCCAGTTGCATTCCTCTTAGTGCATCCATTGTAGGACGGTCGTAGGTAGCACCCGTGATAGGACATATCCCTGTCCGTTTCAGTTCACGCAGGTATGCCAGCAGATCCTGGACGTAATCATCCATCGTCATCTGAATGTCGGCACCCAGTTCGTCATCCTGACGTGCATTTTTCGCCAGCGAGTAGGATTTAGCCCTGACGAGGAAGTAGATGGCATGAGCATAGTTGACGACGTGGTTATTCGTGCCCTGAGCATCAATCAGGATAGAATATGCCATACACGGTGACTTAGCCGCATTCTGATTGCGCATGAAGCCAGAATTGTCGTTGATGGTACGAATTTCGTAGTATGCCTTATCCTTAGACCCTTTCTTGGGGTCATGGCTGATAGGCTCGTACAATTCCGCCCATTTTTCGAGGATTTTGCTGATATTTGCTTTCATACCTTATAGATTGAGACCCAGCCGAGAGCAGCTGGGCACGGTGACTATTCTTTTTTCTCGTGTATGATCTCCTCCAATTCTTTCTCGTCGATGTCGATATGGCGAGCGACTTTCGAGGTGACAATCTTCTGGACGGCTCTTGCCCAGACAGCGCCATTGCATGAAGACTCATTTTCGAGTATCGAGACAGCCGTGCAGAGGACAAAGATAGCTGCTACATACTGGCCAAGGTGGAGATCTCCAAAGTGTTCGAGCAAGTTATCATCCACACCGTCTGCCAGTAGGATGCAGAGCCAAACGATAGCCAGGTCTGATATCATCTTCGACATGTGTGAGGATTTCAGTTTGCCATCGGCTCCTGCGTTCGGATATTTAGCCTTCACACGCCGATTTAATCGCCATGCCGTGAGGCAATCGATGACAACAGCAAACAAACACATAGCGGCATAGGGGAGTGTTGGCTCCAGCCATGCCCAAACAATTCCCAGTCCAACAGCAATCTGTCGCGGTACTGAGCTGAAGAAGCTCTGGAAGAATGATACGATACTATTCATTTTTATTTTATTATTACGTTGTTTCTTTTCGAGGTCCAGCCGAGAATGGCTGAGATTGGTGGCTATATGGCCAAAGCAGCGAGTGGACTGCCATTGATGTCAAGTTGTACTGAGAACTCCACCTGCATGAAGTTGCCGCTGGTACGATCGATGCCATCTACTGTTTCTTCAGGAACGATGTGGCACCCTATCCAATGTCCGTTGATTTTTATCCAGGCGAACTTAGCCATGATGAACTCGTGCATGAACCACGAATGCCATGCTTCGTCGAGCGGTCCACTACACATCTTCCATGTCTCGTAATCGTTTTTCTTCGTGACGAGACCGCGAGAGAACGAGTTGAATGTCTCTTGTATAGAGCGGATGAACGACTCCTGTGTGACATTTGTCTCAGAGGTACGCAGAGCCTTTACGCTGATGCTTTCGAGGCATCCCAGGCCATTGACAAAGCGGAACTCGTAACGGTCTTTCTGTCCTGCAGGCAGTGCATACACCTGACGGCCATTGACCGTCTGCAATCCCTCGTTGACGATGTTTACCACCGATGATGTAGGTCCTACGGTAATATTTCCACTGCTGACGGGTTGAGCATAGGACTGAGGGCATACCATGCTCTCTCCTACGGCCACCACCTCCGGCATCGTGTTCGGCTTGCGTGTAAAGTGCTGTGCCGACTTGCTGCCAGCAGATAGCAGACGTTCCATATCCGAGTAGGCACCCATGATGCAATACTGAATGGTGTCAATCGTCACCACGCCCACGTTATCGTGTACCTCTCCGTTCTGCATGTACTCATCGCAGGCAGACAGTCTATATCCGATACGCGGATAGTTGGCAGGCGGGTTGACAGTGTACTCATACTTATCTGCGACAGCACGTAGTGCGCTGCTGATGTCGAACTTCAGGATTTCTCCCGACTCAGCCGGAGAGGACAGCGTGAGGTCGGCAAAGTTGATATCGACACCTTCGAGGAATGCCGATACCGTCAGTTTGACACGATGAAAAGCGCAATCGCCACTGATGACCGCTGCTGTCACCTGATAAGTGATAGGGCTGCCTACGAGTGGTGATGCACCTTGTATGAGTAATCCTTGTGCCATATCTTTTCTTTCATTTTGAGGTCGCTATGACATAGCGACATACAGAACTATTTACCTTCGTCGTCAGATTGTGTTGTCACGCCCGATTTAGAGCGGTCAAGTGTTGTCATTGCCTGCTTTTGCACCTGCCATACCAGGTGGCGGTCCCACTTGTTGAAGCGAGAGAGCACTTCCAGCGGTTTAAGCATGATATTGATTTGCGGTGATTTCAGGATCAAGCGAAGCAGGAAGCGTTCGCGGATGTCAGTACCACCGTTGCTACCTACGAGAGACAGCGGCGAAGAACCCAGCAGACGACCATCAAGACCCAGAGCCATGAATACCACTGATGACAGTTCAGCCGTCTCTTTCTCGTTGGCTGCCACCACATCCTTATTGTTGCTTTCGATCTCTACAATCTCGAAGCTCTTATGCTCCTTACCATCCGTGCCCATGAATGTGAAAGCCAGCAATGACTGTCCGGCATTGTTGCGGTTGGCGAGCCACTGGTTAATCTGGGTGTAGAGTTTATCGCGTATCTCAGCCTGTTTGTTGGCATCAGCCTGTGCTTTCTTAGCCACAAACAGTTGCTGCATGTAATCGTTATGCAGATAGATGACACGTCCAATAACATTGCTGTTACGCTTACGAGAGAGGCGGTCTGAGAATATCGTTGTGATGTATTCGTAGATATCACCACCAAAGATAGAGTACCAGGCAGGAGTCGGGTAATATGGGCGACCAGCGGTAGGATAGACCGTCGGCAAAACAAAGTGCGTCGGTCTGTTGTTGACAGATACATTTTTCTGGCGAGCCTCACGTACCTTCTCCTCCAGTGAAGCAAGAGGAGATGGCACATGGAGGGCAGGTATAGCATTGATAGGCGCGTTATTCTCTCCACCCTGTTCGATGAAGTATTTATCAAGCCATCTTGTAGAGCAGTACACGAAGTTAATCTTACCCATTTCATCCATACGCTCCATGCGGGTCGTATGGCATGAACGGTGGGCGATACCCGTCACGCGAGGAGTCCAAGTCTTCGTTTTGACAGGGTTTCCATTCTCGTCGAGGTCTTGCTGGTTCAGCAACAGTTCTGGGAACGAGATACCAAACAGTTCCTGATCGAGCACCAGCGAAAGCCATGTCTGAGCGATATTGTTATTATCGAGGAACTTCTGTACCTCCTCATCGGTAGTTTTCCACACCTTATGTGCCTCTTGTAATTCCTTTATCTGTTCGTTGATAGAATCCACAAGTGCATCGTACACCTCAGACTTTTTCGCGCCACGTCCCGTTACAGAGCCAACAGCAGCACCTACACCTTCGCCCGATGAAGAATCATCGGGAGTGGTGTTTTTCTGTTCGAGGTTCAGCAGCTGTGTCTGCAGGTCGATGATACGTCCGCGCAGCCATTGTCCTGCATCCTTATAGCGGATGAGTTTCTGCGTGATGTTACCACCCACATACTGCGTACAGTCGTACATCGGCTGAGGTCCGAGTCCAGCACAGAGATCCGTGTTGAATTTAAGACCTGCAGCCGTATATGGCAGCATGTGTGTGAGCAATGCCACGATGTTAGGCAGGTTGTTGCCATAGCCCCATTCTATCCATCCCAGATTAGGCGTACCAATCTTATCCACTCCCTGCTGACTTTCGTTTCCTGACGAGAAATAGAGCGTAGGTATAGACTTACGCTGAGACTTACCATTTTCGGTTGCACCGGCACGAAGCTGTGAGCCGATGAAGTCGCCCCAAGAAATATCGCTGCTGGGGCCATCCAAATTATAGTAAGAGCGGTCGCCTGGCAGGAGTACCGAGTAGTTACGGCGATGCAGGTCAGCAGCCTTTTTTATGAAGTTGCTGGCCTTTACGCGGGTGACGGGAGCAGAAGTCTTTTTTGCCATAATCTTATTTCCTTTTTATAGCCGCTAAGACATAGCGACATACAGAACTATTTTTATATTGCAAAGATACAGAATGCGAGTGACGAGGACGGGACAAAGTGATTTGAAGACCCAGCCGAGAACGGCTGGGCACGGTGACGAAGAAAACCCAGCGAAAAAGCGCTGGGTATGGTGGCTATTTACGGCGGGATTGTGCCCTCATTTTGCGGTTTGCAGCTTCTATCTCCTCGTTACGACGTGTGATGTCTTCGAGTTGCTGAAGGATGGTGGAGTAAGGTTCCCTTTCTATGTCCGTTGCAGTAGAGTGGAGGTACTTCTCCAGTGTTGCCGTTGTACGCGCATATAGCATGAGCGGGTTGACAGGTTTCTTGTTACCTTTCACCTTCTGTACCTTGAACACCTTGGGATAAGTCTGATGCAAATAGTGCATCATGCCCGCCCACCATAGGCACACCAGTTGCCAATCCTTATCATCGAAATTACGGAAGAAAGGACTGTTATCTGAATGCTGATTAGACTGGTAATGATAATCGGTGATAGTCTGTCCTGTTTCCTCGTTGACAAATGTTATCTTACGATTGAAGACAGTAGCCAGGAAAAGCGCCTTAGACAGATCCATGGCCTTTGTTGCTTTCAGCAAGTCCTTTGCCGACACCTTGCCAGACTGTTGCAGTTCGAGCAAATGGTTTTGCTGTTCGATATACATCTGCATATAGTCCTGAGCGAATCGGTAGCGTCGCCATGAGAAGCCATCCATAAACGTATTAGGTCCCTTGAATGTCACCTTACGAGAGCACTTACCAGAGCGACGACGGACAGACGGGAACGGGAAGCGCTGCAGGAAGCTCTTACTATCGCTATTCATCCAGTCGAGCATACCAGGCACCATGCGTCCTGTTGCCTGATCTTTGTGAGGAGTGAGCCAGTAATTGATTTGCCACACGTATAGCGAGAAAGTATCATCATGGCCGAGGACAGAGCGACGGAACCAAGCCTTAAAGTTGCGATATAATCGCAGCATACGGAACATAGGCGCTGCTTCCTCGTCAATGGTCCAGGGGCGCAGGCGGCATGTGTAATATTGCTCTTCGACCGCTACTCGCGGGTTGATTGGTTCCAGCACTTCGATATTCGTTAAACGTAGTAATACCCCCACCTTTACCTCCATCATGTCAAAAGGATGGAAACGATCGATACGTGCCGAGCAGTCAGTCAGCACGGCAGCAATAGCACGAAGCGCAGGTAGCGTACACTGGTTCCAGGAGCGGGGAAGGGACAATTCAATTTTAGGCATTTTTTATACGTTTTAGAGACCCGCTGACGGAATCAGCGGGCACTGTGATTATAGAACATAGAACTCCACTTCGAGTCCGTTAAGACCATCTTTTGCAGAGACGTTATAAGACAATTTGTTAATGAATCCAACCATGCCGTTGATGCGGAATCGACGCGTCCAATGGTTTGGCACGTCTGCCACCTGAGCAGCAGAGCACTCTATGCGGACGCGGTATTTACGACGTTTTAGGATGAAGTTCGCATATTCCGACATGAAGGTGTCAAAGAGGCCACGCGATTTGATTTTCTTCTCGATGTTTCCCTGACTATCCACCACGTCAGCATCCACCAGCGGAGCATTGGCCCATTCCGGCTGTACCCAGGAGCGAATCTTCAATGAGAAGCGTTCGCCACCACCGATGCCAGGAGATACACCGTTATAGTCGTATTCATTGCCCCACATATCGAGGCTATCAGACGTAAGCGCATAGAGACCAGCCACGGTGCGCCATTTCGAGTTACCAAAGCCATCGTAGTTGTGATCATACGTCTGTATGGTTGCATCCGTACCACCTCCACGCATGATAGCGATAGCCAGTCCCCAATCGACCGTCTGCAGCGGACTATTACCATCATCAGAGGATGACGGGTCATAGTTCTCTATCATGCCATCCAGCACCTCGTCGAAGTAGAACTCAGCCACGTTAGATGCCAGTGTCTGACGGATGCGTTGCTCCAGGAACTCATGTTCCATTTCCTCATCGACGAAAGCCGCAAGTATAGGCTGTTCCTGGTCAGCATTCAGGATGATCTGATAGCCATCCGACTTCATGGAGCCAGCAGCAGAATTGACCTCATTCTGATAGTTTACATCATTGAAGACCATCGGCACGAAGTCCGACTTTATCTCCTCTATGAAGTCCTCGTTAAGTTCTGAGCAGTCGCCCAGTTCCACGCCCTTATACTGTCCCACCTCAAAGAGCACTGGCTTCAGGTCCATAGCCGTTTCCGCATCGCTATTCACCTTGATACGGTACTTGTTACCCGTTGCCCTATCCACATAGACATTCGTGTTACCACTGGCATTATTCTGCTGAGGAGTACGGAATATCTCTTCATAGTGCTTATCCGTGATGGTAGCATTCTGGGGGTAGTCGATATAATCGTAGGACGTATCATAGTCCTTTTTGCCGGAGCGCACATTACCCTGTTGCTCCTTGCTGCTGCTTTCAGCCGAGTAGCACATGCGTACACCCGTAATCTTCTCAGCAATCTTGTGCATGGAGATTACCCGTCCAGGGAAGTCGATAGGATCCTGTGTATCACGGAACACCTCGCGGACGTAGTAAGCACGTACATGCTTTTTCTCGTAGTCATATTCAAAACGAATACCGAAAGAAGCCCATAGGCTATCCAGCACCGTTTTTACCGACTCTTCAGGGAAGTTCTCGCTGTTGGCATACATGCGCATGATATTACCCGATACAGAGCGGCTGTTGACGATAGACTCCACCATAATCGTGTTGACACCATCCTTACCCACCTCTGCATGGTGGCGAGTACCGTTAGAGTCGATATAGTCCACGTTGTTGACCATGCGGTTGCCACCGTCATGGAACTCGAAGTGAGCACCCGTGCCACGCGATGTCAGCCATGCGTTGATCTGTTCGATGGTGGTAAAATAAGGCACCTGGTTCGGGTACTTATATTCCTCATCGTACTTACAATGCGTTGTGAAGAAACACAGGTGACGCATATCCTCCACCTGGAGCAGTTCGCTGTTATCGAATGACACGCCCAGATAAGAGAAAAGACAATCGAGGAAGTACAGGACATAGAAGCAGATGCCAGACTGCTGACGGTCAGCATCCAGCACCCAGTATGGCCATTTATTCTCTGGTCCACCCCTTTTCGTGAGCGGATTGATTTTGTTAGAGGTCTTTTTGCCCTCCTCATCCAGTCCATAGTGATAGTAAGCCACTCGTGCATTGCAATACTTCGCGTTGGGGTACGGTTCACTAACATTTATAAAGCTCTGACGGATGGACGGCTTATTACGTTTTTTGCCATCGTCATAATTGATGACAGAAGCCACAATCGCTTCCTCCTTACTTCCTGTGGTGTTACACTCTGCAGGGCAGGAGAAACCCAGAGCCTGTGGTGTGAAGACCACCTCAGACGAATCCGTTGCCGACGGCCATGTGTCCGTGTCCGCTTTCTTACCATCCCATGTGATATGTACGTGATACTGGTAATTGATAGCAGCTGTGACAGCACCAATCTTTTCACCAATCAGGATTTTATCTTTCAGAGGGATGTCCTGACATTTCAGGTCGCCAATCAGATCGTCGATAGAATGGTCAGAAGCCGAAATATTCATAGTCAGCGCACCGTCTATCTCCTCATCCTCTGCTGTGACGAGCGTACCAGAACGGAACGGCTGGTTATCCACCACGATACGCATTTTCGTATGTTCGAGACCTACTGGGCGATCGATGTTCAGCGGGTCATCGATATTGCCCAGCAAGAAACGATTACCCTCCATAGGCATCCTACAGGGGTATGAGAACATTTCGTTATCGTTGAAGAGCGGATTTTGGTCGTCGATATCGATACTAAAATCATCCGGCAGATTGAGTGGAATCTGCTTGCCGTTCTTCTGAGCTGTTATGGCAATGTGGCTATTCATATACTAATTATTTGGCTGCGATAATATCGCAGCATACGGAACTATTCTATAACCAAGCGAGCCTGGTCGTTAAGTTTGATACGTCGAGAGGTGAAACTATTGATTACAGCATCGTTATAGGCGATGATGTCGAGGTGCCCTTTGTCGTGAAGGACACCACCAGAGACATATATCGTTGTGGAGTCGTAGCAGGTGATGTCACCTTTGCCGTTGACCACAGCACGGTCACGAGCGATAAGTGTACCCTGTTCGATGTTGGCACGAGCCGAGCCGGTGACGGTGACGTTGGCACGAGCGCTGTTGATATGTACGCTGCTGTTGTCGGTGACAGTCACGGGGAGGTTGCCGAGGACATAGACACGATTACGGCCATGAATTACGAGATCCGATGGAGAAGCTGTTTCACCCGATGGAGAATCATCGGGCATAGTGGCGGGAGCATCGCCGATGAGTATCATGGCGTTGGTGGTAGGACCCAACGGAGAAGCGCTGGGAACGGTGGCTGCATCAGAGGGCGAAATGGGAGATATAGGGTTTTCAGGATAGATGCCGACAGGCGGAGCCTCGTTATAATAGACACCGGCACGAATGATGTCATCACGATATACTGGGTAGAGGTCAGCAAAAGCCTTGATGACCTGTTCAGGTACTTCGTGGAGGACACCCGCCCAAAATCGCTGCCATGCTGTCACCAGTTCAGGAACAGAGCGAGCAGACTTGAACTGCTGTTGTGACTCCATGCAGTTGTCAGACTGAGCCAGGATGCCAATGCAGAGCTGCTGAAAGCGTAAGAAATATTCGTCTTGTTTCATATTCTTTTGTTTAGGACCCAGCCGAGAACGACTGAGCACGGTGGTTACATCTGGACTATATTTGGAATGGAGATACCATTATAGGATGCCGTGATGATGAAGTTGACGATAGGACCGTTACCCCATGACGGCGGCATGTCGTCGTTGTTGATGCGGATGGTGCGCGTCTGTGGTGTTGACGGCCAGTGAGCGTTAGGCCATCCCTGGTCAGCCTGACGGTCAGCAGGAGTACGAGTATCAATCTCTTCGCCATAGTTGCCCGTATAGCGTGACCATACCCAATCAGAAGCCGACAGTTCGTTAGTAATATCGAAGTTGCCACACAGCAGATGCGGATCGAGGAAGAGGTTGACGCTGCCAGGATATTGCACAGCCGATGTGATGCGCTGTCCGCTCTCATTGTAGAAAGCAATGGATAGGTCGTTAGCACCATATACCATGCCCCATGATGTACTGAGAGGATGTGGCTCTTCGCCCAGGCTTGTAGCCACCTTCAGATACCACTTACAGCCACCATGCGTGACGGTGGGGTACTGACGTGGTGTGCGCTCATATTCCGTTGTAGAGTCCCAAGGGCCGAGGAATGTTTCTTGTGGATAAGCACGAGAGAGCACGAATGATGCCGATGTCGTATAGGTGTCAGTGGTAGTGTCTGTTGTCACCTGACGTGAAGCAGCCACTACGAATACGGCACCTTTCTCCGGCACATCAGAGAACTGGAAATATAGCGCTGACGGTATGCCGGAAGGGTATCTCTGAGCAATAGCCGCATTCCATGCTGTATCTGCTGCAGCGTTACCCGACTGACGGGTGATCTGCAAGGTATAGTTGCCGGAGATAATGCTACCCTCCACGTCACGTAAGATGAAATCCGCCCGTTGCTGTTCACCATCGGCAATGGTGCCATCAGGTCGAGACAGTTGGATGTCGATACGGTCGGAGAAGCGCGTAAACATATCGACGACACCATAGATGTGTGCATCCTTGGTTACGAAGCCTTCGCCCGTAAACTCCTTGCGGGTGATTTGGCCGTCGTGGTCTTCCAGCATCGTGAAGCCCGTGAGGTCGCCCCAGCCACCCATAAAGGTATGTTCGCCCCATTCCCAGGTGTTGACACCCTCGAAACGAGCCATGTAGGACGTGGTATATACAAAGAACTTCTGACGTTCTGGATGATCCGTACCAAAGTAACCAGATACAGAGAGTACCGACCATTTCTCAGGAGCAGGCGAATAAGTAGCCGGCGACGTATTGAACTGACGCATCTGTACGGTTACGAGACCATTCTCCAGTATGCGGTCGCCCTGTTGTGGCACATATTCGCTATCCTGAGCGATATAGTAGGTCACATCATCCACCACACGTTCAATGACGTTGGCCACGGCAATGGCACGAGCATAAATAGACTGGAATCCCGCACGGTTGATGTTACCTCGGCGGTCGTCGCTGTTAGCAACCGCATTCTTGGTACCATCCATATTATGCCAGAAACCACGCAGGATGTCGTTGACGATGAACTCGCCAGGTTCGCCATCGTTCAGATCGAGCACAAACTGACAGGTGTGGTTCGTCTCATCATTCTCGATGACCTCTTTTACACGGCCTTTACCTGCAGAGTCCCATCGTGTGCCAGCCAGCACCTCAATAGAGTTGTATTTCAGCGTTGGCACAGACAGTTCCTGAGACAGTTCGAGAGAGCGGGCGATGATTGTTCCATCAGGAAGGATGCGCACACCCTCACGAGAGCCGATGCCTACCTGTATATCTTTTTCATAGTCGCCAATGGTCACGGTACGTTTCAGTATCGTTTCCCCTTTGACATGGATAGAATTATTGAAAGTGATGTCGCCATGCGCTACATCATCATGCGTAGAAGACAGCCAGTGGTCATCCGCATACTTAGGTGTTACCAGCGTGTCGTTAGAACTCTCCAACGTGTTTTCGCCTGCCACGCCATTGATGATGTGACCATGCAGCACCAACTGTGTGATGTTAGCCCATGAAGCCGTCAGTTTCTCGAAGATAGCCTCACTGATGGTCTTCAGGAACTTCACCATGTCGTTGGTAGCATTGTATTCCCACCACGAGCCTTCACCACCGGCAGCAATGGCTTCGTCGGAAGCCAGTTTACCACAATCAATCGTTTGCGTCCATGTGCGGTCCTGTGTGACACCACCTACACGCGAGGCACTGATGATACCCTGCGTAAAGATGTAGTAATAGTCGGTAGGGCCAATCTGTTGCCCCTGAGCATTACATCCGTAGATATCCAGTTCTTCGGACGGGAACACCAGTTGTGCGCGAACGTCAACAGCATCGGACTTTGGTATAGCGATATACACCCAGCGAGGGTCATCATCGTGGAATACCGTTGGTGATGAAACCAGCGTCCATCGGCGGTAGTTGTGTCCGTTGTCGTACCCCAGTCCGTTGATGCCCTTCATGTAGCACATGATCATAGATCCATCCGCGCAGTTTGCATGGATGAAGTTACGGTCGCCAGCAGCATTTAGTTGGATAAATATCGCGCTGGTAGAGAACCAATAATCAGATGGACGAGCTTGGGTCATATCTTAGAGTGGGAGAGCGGGTGTTACGAACATTACGGCATCATCGCTATTGTTTTGGAAGTTAGGTGTATAACCGCCAGAGGAAGAAGCATCGGAAGTAGCGGCGACACAGAGCGGTGACGTTTTCAATGCTTCGATAGCTGCCTCTGGTAAGGATTGCTGATGTGTCTGGATATACTCTGAGAGGTCGGTGGTAAGACGTACCGCCTCATTACGAGCAGCCTCACGTCGAGGGTCCGTAGTCTTCAGCTGCATGGTACGCGCTTCGAGGTGGTGAGCAACCGCCTTACGGAGTTTGTGGATGATGCGAGTGAGGAGTTTTTCGTCACCCTCGCTGGCAGAACCAGCGAGCACACTACGGTCAAGTACACGCGAGCGCTCAATGAGGTAGTCGAGGAAATCTTCTCCGATGATAGGTGCTATGATGTCCTCCTGGATATAGCGGAGGTCAGGAAGCATGGTGATGAACTTCTCGCGAGAGTCGTAGATATTAAGATATTCCTGCAGGACAGTTGCAGAGGGGATAGCGAGAGAAGCAGCCAGGTAGAAGTAGCGGGAATGGCCCCACAAGGATGCTATCTCTGCTTTCTCGGTGGAGGGGTCGGGGTCTTCCTCGGCAACCGAATCGCCGGACGCAGGAGCGTCGGGAGCGGGGGTATCACCCGATGGAGAATCATCGGGCACAGTGGCTTCATTCTCGGCGACCGAATCGCCGAGCACAGGAGAGGAGGGAGCGGGAACGAGTGGGTTTTCAGGGTTGGTGGGGGTTGCTTCTTTGTACCACTGTTCGAGCATGACGAGCAGTGCATTGATGGCTGCATGAGTCTCTTTGATGCAGGTGGACTTATACGCCTGGATAGCCTTATCATCCGCTTTGCCATAATCGTCGGCAGTGGAGATATTCACGCCAGAGCCATTGACACTCACGGCCTGAATGTCGATGGCACGTCCGAGTGCATCGAACGTGATGATACGCTGACATACGGTGAGCAGCTGTGCGTATGGCGGCATGTCTTCGCCATCGGTTACAGACTTGATGAACGTAGAGATACCATCCTCGCTGTTACGGAGGTCGCGGTAGTATTTTACCAATGCCTCATAGAGCGGAGTGCCCAGTTTTTCGAGCAGGGTGTCTTTTTCAGAGCTTGTGATGTAGCCCTGAATGGAGTCGATGTGGTCGATGGCGTTAGCCGGTGAGTAGAGACGCAGCTCTTCAGTTGTTGATATCAGCATAATTCTTTTCTTTTTAGGGCTGCGATAGTATCGCAGCATACGGAACATACTTTTTATGACACAAAGATACGAAGAAGAGGCGACGAGGGCGGGACAAAAAACCCAGCCGAGAACGGCTGGGCACGGTGGTTAATATTTCTGGCAGTATGATAGGAGCGCTTCGACATGCAAGCGTGTGATAGCCTGACGGCCTTCGTCGGAGAGGAGGAAGGCCACGTCGCGCCGATTGTCCTGGAAGAGATTTTCCGTGAGGACGGCAGGACAGGCAGAATGTCGGAGCACATAGAGGTCGGCCTCCAGGTCGCGGTCGCCATCCGTCTTATCCATACGGAACGGCACCTGCTTCTCTGTGTAGTCGCCACGTCGTTTTCCCTCGTCGATGATGCTAACATACGAGCGCAGGTTGGTGATGGCTGCATCATAGAAGCATTCCGCCAGCAGGTCAGCCTTTGTCTTACCACGAGACGTATAACAGCCCCATCCGCCAGCGCCATGCCATTTGCCGTCATCGCCAGCACCGTTGACGTGGATAGAGACGTAGAGGCAGTTTTCTACACCATACTTCTGGCAGATTTTGTTGACCTGCTGAGTGCGGTACACCAGTTCTGCTGACTGTTCAGCACTATACCCCTTACGTTTGCGAGCCTCCGTCCATGCAGGTAGCGGTTGCATAGACTCATAGTCCACGAAACAAGTGTAGCCATAAGTCTTTTCCATGATGGCTTTAAGGTCAGCGATAATCTCGCGTGAATAAACAGCCTCACGGAAAGCACCATCAGGCGAACATTTGCCTGGTGTGCTATCGAGGTGAGCTGTACCAAAGATGATAATTCTTTTCATTATTTTATGAATTTATGAATTTATGAAGTTATGTCAGAATCTCAAAGTCGAACTTGTTATAGATTATGAAATCCACTGAGCCATCATTTCGTGAGGAATCGTCGGACACATCTATATCGACATAAGTTGAAGAGATAGTACGAATAGAGCCTTTCAGTGGTGACTCTGCATTATATGCGAAACCACGTCCTGTAAGAATAATGCCGAGGTCTGTTGACGGCGAATTAAACCAGTTATTCGGGAAAGTCAGGCGATACCAGCCCTCTCCCTGACGAGAAACCGATAGTGTAGAACCATCGAACGTTCTATAATTGCTCAATGATGCGCCATAAGGACTACCAGATATAGTGCCATAGCCCAATGCTTTCAGGTTGTGACCATAACGACGAGAAGATGCCAGGTCGATACGATCAACGACAATCCAACCATAGAACGTACTACTGTCACCATAGCCGAGCAGTGTTATCAACTCACGAGACACCGTAAGAGCCGTTTTCAACAAACCATCCTCAAAGAAATACTTACCTGATGGTGCGCCAAATTCAGCACGGCCTTCAGCGGTCAAACTGCCCCACTTATAGTTGACGATATGAATGACACGGCCACTCTGCGAAGCGTCCCAAGGTACAGAGTAAGCGTCAATCCAACCGCCACCACTCGAAATGACGGCAATGTTGTCGTTGAAATCCGTATCAAACGAACCATTCACTACAGAGAAAGCATTGCGAAGCGAGCCACGCACAGCCACATTATAGAACGTACCACCACGAGCACTGATGTTATTGTACGTTCCACCATTAGCCGTGACGTTGCCATTTTCGTCGAGCGTGAATTTGCCGTTAGCGCCACGAATTTTCGAGACGGTGAGTTTGTCGGTGAAGATCTCTTCGGCAAACATGGCATCGACGATGGCGAATTTGAGGTTAGAAGCCTTTTCCCAGTGTTCGGTGTCGAGATAGGGCTGTGTGGTGGAGAGGTAGCCTTGCGATGTGGTGCGCTTCTTCATGCGGTACCACGTCTTATTCGTGTTAGAGGCACTGATGGCAGCCTGGATGACATCACGTTGACCATTGCAGTAGAAGTAACGCTCTCCTGAGCGCCACGAGCCACATGGGTTATGGTCACAGTGCATGTCATTGTCGCCCTCATGTTCGCACCAGGGCGTAGCCATGATACACTCTTCCAGTTTGGGGTTGCATATCTCCACGTAGGTATTGAATATGCGGAAGAGGATTTTTTGGTCGGCAGCCGTTATCTCAGACTTAGTAAGGAACGTGACAGAGTGGTGCGTCCAACCGAGGTTGTCTGCCAGGTCATCGTCATTGTCGAGATACCACTGTATGCCGGTATCACCAGGGAGGTTAGTTTTTACCACACCATCGACGAAGTAGGTAGTGCCACCAGCCACTGCAGACGGATAGCAGTAGGTATCGAGACGACTGTTGTTGGAGGTACAGAGGACACGCCACCAGTTGACTGTTACCGACTGTCCTGGGTCGCCAGCATGACCTTGCGTTTTGTATGCGTAGAAGCCTAACTTATAATAGCCAGCCTGTGAGACGGTGAGAACACTCGTAGTCACTGTACCATCAGATGTGGTGTCGATGGACGTTGACACAGAGCGGCTCCAGTCCTCCGTCTGTCCGTAGTCGCCAGAATACCATAGATAGCCACTCAGGTTCACCCCAGCATCCTTAGCAGCCTGAGAACAGTGTCCGTTGAACTGGAACTTATAAGAGCCAGCCTTCAGGTAGATGTTTCCGAAATAGAAGCCGTAGGTGTCGCCCGTGACATTGACATAGCGGCGTGTGCGGCTGTAGAATGACAGCGTGTAGTAGTTGGCAGGGCGTATCTTACCGACAGAGCCAGGACGATACACGAGCTGCTGGAGCATTTCGGAGTATGTGTTAGTACCAGGGAACCCCCCCCATGCGTTATGCTGTCCTCGCGCCTGTGGCACCACCTGTCCGTTGGCCGTCATCCACTTATTCATTACATCTTCAGAGTCGAATGCCGTCTGTTCGAGCAGATTAGGCTGGATGCCCATGTTATACACCTGTACCAGTTTGATGATGTTCTTATTCATCGACGTGTCCTCGGTGTATTCGATATGTTCGCACTGCCAGATGTAAGGTTTAGCATTGGTGGGAGCAGTAGGACATCCCGTAGTGCCCTGCTTATACCATCCGTTAGCCGTTGTGAGCGGTGTTGTCGGTGGGGTAGGTGTACCAGTGAGGCAATAGTAGAAATCATCGACGCTGATGCCATTGCCAGGATCACCTTCTCCTTCAGGACCACGCGCACCATCGGTGATGATAGGTATTGTCTCACGATCGAGGCGTACAGAGCCAGAGACGCTACGTGCGCCACGCCATAGTTCAAGTACCACTGACGTATAGCCATTGTTCGGGTACCACTGAGACACCGTAATACCAGACGTAGAGAGGATAGACGATGGCGATGCAGCCCCATTCCAGCCATAATAGATATAATAGCCAGAGAGAGAAGAGTAGTTCGTGGTGACGTTACCCTTAATCAGCTGTATTTGGCTTGTGAGCGTGTAAGAACGTGTGTTGATGTTGCCATTAGCGTTACGGTCAAAGGGTAGGGTAGTCTGAGAGGGCAGCAGTTGATACAGTTCTGCATCCTCTCCCTTGCCACCACTCTTAACCGCACAGACCGTGAAGACAGCCTCACGGGTGCCATAGGTAGCATGAACAGCCTTAAAGGTTATCTCAGAGATTTCAGCAGGTGTCGTATCAGCAGCAATCGTGATGACAGGGTTCAGCGGGTCGTCGAGGTTGACCGTGAACCCCGTCGGGATGTTTTCAGCCGTGATGGTGCATGACGAGCCAACGGGTGTTGTGCCATAGTATGCCTGCAATCCGAAAGTCAGCGTCTTCAGCGTTTCCACCTTACCCTGTTGATTGACGGGTATGGCAGCCATTTCATTGTCGATGTCGATAGAGAACGCATTGGTACCCGTGTTACCCTTCTGTCCGCTCTTGATGACAGGGATAGTCTCACGGTCGAGGATGAGCGCATCCGTGACATTGTTAGAGTTAGTGGTCTTAGCGATACAGAACTCATACGCTGTTGTCGTTGTTGACGAAGCAATAGAGAGTGTTGCCACGTATGCGTTCCATGCACTCCATGAGCCATTATTGAGATAGCGGTAGAAGATACGGTAAGTCGTATCAAATGCAGTTGTCTGATTAGCCTCCGTCGATATGGTGCCATTGTAGTTCTTAGAATAGCCACAATACAACGAATGAGTCGAAGGAGTCAGTACATCGCTGCTGTTTCGTGAGAATGCCAGCGAGTGCTGAGACGGCAATACCTTATAGATGGTTGGTGAAACACCAGGCGCACCAGAACGCAGTGCATTGAGCGTGAATGCCACCTGGTATGTCTTCTGATTGTAGGTGACAGGAATCGTAATGATATAACGCTCATCAGCGAGACTGGTGTTGGCTGCAAACTGCCACGAGAGAGACACCGTGCCCGATGACTGCGACACGGTAGGTGTGACACCCGCCAGTTTGACGGATGCAGCTGTTGGTGCTGTGATGCCCGATGTGATCTGCGTAGCACCCTTGTAGAGTTTTGCATTGACGACGATGGTAGTAGCCGTTGTCACCTTTCCCGTGCTGTCACATGGCAGGCTATCCATTTCGTTGTCGAGGTCGAGCACGATAGCATCGTCACCATCGCGTCCCCAGACGGTAGGACCAGACACCATGTATTCCGTTGTGGTGTTGTTATTACCATCTACATAGACGGTGCGCACACACTGGAAGAGGTAACGGTTCGTCTCAGAATACCCAGACTGCGAGAGAGCAGCCCAGGTATTCCATTCGTTGTCATTGGTAGGTGTAGTGGGCACTGTACCCGTCGTGTTTGCCTTAAAGCGTGTTGACTGGCTCTGTATGCCACGTCCCGTCAGTCCTTCGGCACCCTCTGCAATCACACGGATGTCATGTCTTTCCACCTCAATAGCGCCATAGAGCAATACAAAGGTGATAACCGACACGTTAGCCGTAGAGACATTGGTGCCGAGCGTATAAGCAGATGCCGTGGTGTCACGATATACCTGGATGCTGTAGCCAGCAGGCGGTGTAGTCTGACGTTCGGCAGAGCCATCCGCATTACGCTTGATGAGAGAGCATGAAACGTTAGCCGGTGTTACCGTATCATCTTGGGCCTTGATGATAGCCGAATGAGACGGCACCAAGTCGTAGTCATAGCCATTCTGTCCGAGAGAACCGCCAAACTCTATGACAGGATCGAGGTGCGAGCCATCCGTAAGGTACGTGATGCTCTTATGCCATAGATACGGAGCGGCGGACGTAGGCACAGGAGCCTGCTGACCCTCCGGCACAAACTGCCAGCGGGAGTCGTTAGCGGCAGGCTGTATGCCCGAAGCCTCGGTGATATAGTAATTATCGATATGGTCCACAGAGACCGTTGGTTTCTGTGCTGTAATGGCGAATGTCTGCGATATGACTGGTTTCATACTATTTCTTTTAGGACATTAGGAAGCTGTGACGATGCCGTTAATCTTATAGCCGTTAGCAGCTATGAAGTCGTAGGGCACAATCATGGTGGCACGGTTGTTAGCGATGGTCACTTCAGGCACGTTACCCGTGATCTCGTTCTGCTGTCCATCGTAGAGTACGACATTGAATGTGGTGTACTGCGTATTGATGGCCGTTGGGTCCTCCATGGTAGCCACCCACATTGTAACGGTACACTGTTCACCAGGAGCCAGTTGGCCGCTGAAATCCGAATTGGTGCCATTGAGCGAGATATACAGGAACTCAGGATCCTGCGTGTCATCGATAGAAGCGAATGCCGTGGCCACGCGGTTGGTAAATCCGCTATCCGAGAAGAAGTCACAACGGATGATGATGTTATCCGTCACGTCAGCCTCGTTGATAGACAGCGAGCGGACGTTACGTGCCGCCACGAACTCAGTGCCAGTACCGGCGTTAAACCATTTTGTGTACCAGGTGGCAGGCGATTGTCCGTCGTCGCCATAGAGAGAGGCAGCGATGGTTACAGTCTGTCCCTTATCAGTGATAATAGCCGACTCAGGCGAGAGCAATCCCAGGAAGCCCTGTGTGGTCATCTGAGCAATCTTCACATCGACAGCACACTGGAAGCCCATCTGTTTTCCAGCCACCTCTACTGAGCCTTCGTAGCCAATCACATCGAGGTCGATATTCGTTGGGCTTGCGAGGTTGCTGATGATGGTAAGACATGGCAGCTGATAGGAGTTACCACCCAGTGATGCCGTTGTGGTGCCCACCTGGAACAGCGGATCTCCGGCACCGTCGAGGAAGTTGGTAGATTTATTGTCCTGTCCGAATACGATTTGCACGTCGTTGTAGAGCCATTTACCATTGACGATGCCCGATGCCGAGATATACTGTACTCCCTTACGGATGACAGGGTATATCATGGGTCGAGTGGACGTGTCCGTTTTCCAGTCAGGAATGCAGCGCTGTGTGCCAGGATTGTAGTTCTGTGACAGTGTACCACTGATGCGAAGAGAGCCTTGCACGGTGACACCCTCCTGGAGAGCCGTCAGTGCGAAGTGGTTGGAAATATCATTCATATCTTATCTGTTTAGGACCCAGCCGAGAGCGGCTGGGCACGGTGGTTAGAACTAATGACAGAGTATGGCCGCAATAAGAGTGGTGTAGCAATACACTTCGAGGACAAAGATACCTTTGCCGTTGAGCCACTTAGGAAGCGGCGCAAACAGGAAGTATATGAGCGAGAACCAGAGCAACAGCCAGTAAGGGCTGATGATTAGCACACAGAGCTGAGAGAGCACTCCAGCGACGATAGCCAGTACCGAGTGGGCGGTGTTCGGATTGTTCCTGATGAGCGGCATGGCACCGATGAAAGCCAGTGACGCGATGAACAGGAAACCGACAAACTGGAATATTGAGCCTTCCATTGCATCGAGCAGAGCCGGTACGGTGCCAAAGGCTACAGACCAGATGAACAGCGTCCATAGGAACTGATAGTTACGCGGCAGATTGAACACCATGTGCGAGATTGATGCCGGCAGTTCCTTATGGATGTAGATCGTCGTGCCCACATAGAGGACTGTTATCAAGACCGAGATAAGAAGCAATGTTGTCATACTATTGGGAGTTAGGACCCAGCCGAGAACGGCTGGGCACGGTGATACGATTAGTTAAAGACCAACTTGGAAGGATAGCCAACGGTGAAGTCGTAGGCAATGACCGCATCAGACACCTCCATAGCAATGATGGAAGCATGGTGAGACGCTGTGCAGTCGTAGCACTCAGAAGCATACACTTCGAGGGCAGCGAGCATCTGCAGACCATCGTCGATATCGAGCGTGAAAGACTGGTTTTCGTACCAAAGCGTCGAGGTGGTCTTACCCATGGCCTTCTCAGCATTGAGACGTGCGATGAGACCATTGCGCGTGTCTTTGTCGAGCCACATATTGACACCCTTGTAGGTGAAGAGGTTGACCGCATCCGAGTTGTCGTAGGTTGCCAGCTGTGCCAGTTTCATCGTCTTAGCGATAGCGAGGCGGTCGCCTGTGAGGATGCCTGCATCCACGAGCATCAGCAATGCCTCTGCAGCAATGGCTTCAGCCACCGTGTCAGGCAGCACTTCGCCGTCATACTCATGTGTGAGCAATGCAGCTTTGATACGCTCAATGGTAAACGGGTTCTTCAGACGTACCACATAAGCACGGTAGAGAGTACGAGTTTCCGGCTCCTGACCAGAAGGAGTTTCCTCTTGTGGATTGACAGGCACCTGTTCCTCAGTCACGCCGAAAGAGATACGCAGGACATCGCCTTCGATGGTGGCGAGGTCGGGACGCTCAAAAAATTCTGACTTTTTCATAATTCTCAATTTTTAAAGGGTTATTATTTCTTTATTTCGATGAGCCAGCCGAAAACGGCTGAGAACTACTGTATGGCGTAGTCGGGTAGGCCAGAGGAGTTTGTGCGAACGATTGTGCCCTTGAACGGAAAGCCATCGTGAGCATTGATGTATGACAGTGCCTGTGTGAGTTTCTGGTTGTTGGTGAAGAACTTATATTTTTGTCCGTTCTCCTCCACCTGAATCACTGTTGCCGGCTTGTTGTACTTCGATTTCACGTCAAACTCCACGTCAGTAAACACCAGCTCGCGTCCACAAAGCATCGATGCCGATACCTTTGTTCCTTCGAGTATGCGTTTGCCCTCTGCGTCCTTTTTCTCGAATGTAGGTACATTTAGTTCCTTGTAAGATTTCATATTCATTACAGCACACCAGAGACTAAAACCATTGCAGTGCACGAGCCATCCTTTGTAACTTGCAGCGGCGCGATAGCGTTTCAGCGGGTCTTTGATGCGGTGCATCTTCCGCTTAAACTTCTTTTTCATCCGCTTGCGCAGCAGCGTGTGTTTGAAGAAAAACATGTAACCCACGAAATCGAGGCGGTGGCGTTCGTCGATGATCTGCATTCCGATGTTCTCATGCAGTGGCTGTTCCATAACATCCTCCGCATACTGCTGGATGAAATTTACCGCTTTCCACACCTCTTTCTTATCGGTACCAATGATGACCATATCATCGCAGTATATCTCCATCCACACGTCAAAGAGCATCATCACCAGTCGGCATAGCGGACATGTGTAGTAGTTGGCGATAGGCTGTATTGGGAACAATCCGATGCCCAGTCCCTTTTCACATGCTGTTACTATCTCACGGATGAGATAGCGTACACCCCGATCGCCAAACTTCTTTGCCAGGTGCTTATAAATCTTTTCCTGGTCAATATTATGGTAGAACTTCACGAAGTCCAGTTTGACGAAATAGATGCGGTCATTATGCTTGCGGTGGATATCGATGTATCGTTTGGTACGTCGTTCCGCAAAGTGCATACCCTTACCTTTGATAGATGCTGAGGAGTCGTAGTAATACGCCCGCATCATGGTAGGCATGATGACCTGCATCAGTGCATGGTTCTCGATGTGGTCAGGAAAGTATGGCAGCTTGTGAAGCACTCGATCCTTTCCGCATGGGCAGTGTCTGACACACTCATGCCCAGGAGAAGTATGATAGGTCTCAGTCTTCAGCCAATCATGCAGTAAAGAGAGATTGCCTTGTGGGTCTTTGTCGAAGAGACGTACCCCTTTATGAGCATCCTTACCACGTCGTGCCTCGATGTCGGCTTGACGTAGGTTCAGCGGGTCATAGACCATGCTGATGCGTAGTTTGCGGTTCTTTCCGCGCAGGCGTTTCTTTCGCTGATAAGCTAATTCTGCCATTGTTTCTCTTCATTGTGACACATGATATTCCAGGGAGGGCCTTCTACATTTCTCGGCTCACGGGTGTTCGGTATAGACGTACAACTGTCTTGCTTACTTGCGCGAGGGGACTCTGTTGCCCGACGATGTGATAGTGCATCTATATGTCAGGCTCATACCCAACGCCTTTTATCTTTGCTCTGTCGGGTAGAGAGGACAAAGCGGGGAAACCGCTTTGCACTCGCTAACCCTCCATCGAGACCGGCTCAATCGTGTGCTCATCCTCTTTGGCTTTCGCGAAGTCAGTGAGGACAAACAGTGGAAACATATCAGATAACTCTTTTTTGTTCAATGTAGATGTTCAGGCGAGCGCCGATGTTCGTGTTCGAGTTCGAGAAACCGTTATTCGAGTTCGCATACGAAAGACCGCATTGCGCACCGTTATTCGCGTTACCCCCGACGTTCAGCAGCTCCACGATATGTTGCCGTTTGCTCCGTTTCCCCGTTGAGCTGTAGAAGGCTCGAACAACCTATGTTGCTATTCTCTTTGGGGAAGGAGTCTATCAGTTTGTATGTTCAGGAAGTCAATCCCTGACATCAAGTGTCTCAGTAAGTCAATTTTTTATGGATGGTCACGCTCTTGTGACTTCACCTCTTGATGTGACTTTTTTTATTGTTAATACTATTTTGTTATTTCATTCTCGGCGGCGGAACCGCCGAGCACTTTACAAAGAGGTCGCGAGCCAGAGGCCGGCTGGCCTATGATGTAACGCTTACGCGTTAATCATGGCCACCAGCTCCGCACCGCTCACGATTTCCGGCTCTCCGTAGAAGGCCAGGCGAGCGCCGATGTGCGTGTGCGAGTCCGAGAAACCGTAATGCGAGCTCGCATACGAAAGACCGCATTGCGCACCGATACCCGCGTCACCCCCGACGTACAGCAGCTGTCCACCCGTAGCGAACCAATACCCGTCGCAGTAGTATGTATTAGAACCGGCACCAACAGCCTGGCATATCATATCCCAGTATTCGCCCAGTTCCATGCTCTTAGCATAAGTACCACTGCCACTCTGAGAAGAGAGAGCACAGATGAACTCACGTCCAGTAGCAGTATTGCTGACGACGTTGCCATCATAGACGATAGCATAGCGCACGTTATCGCGCATTTCAAAGCGGATGCCAGGACGGAACTCCCACAGCTTACCCCATAGATCCTCGAAACCGAAGAGTTTTACAGGATATTGGTCGCCAATGGTAGCATCGGTGTAGAACACCTTACCAGAGCCATCGCCCAGCGACTTACAGAGGCCCATAGGCACGTTACGAGCCGCCTCCCATGAACTTGTCTGGAATCCGGCACCAATGACCTCCTGCGAGTTCAGAGAGCCATAGCGAGCCTGGAAAAGCGCATTGATGAGACAGAAGAAACCATAGTTGGCCAATCCCCATTCCGTGCCGAGCAGCTGTGCGCAGTTCCAGAATGCACTCATCGTCTTAGAATGACCAGGAGCCACGTTCGGGCGTGAGTGTCCGGCACCGCCACCATCGACAGACATCAGGTAAGCACCTACCCAATGAGGTGAGCCAAAGATATGGCCACCATCGATAGGCACGAGACCGCCAAAGTTCAATGTTTTGTTCTCTCCGAGATAGTTACAGTCAGGCACATGGATCATCGTTTCACAGGCTGCTTCGATAGCAGCTGTGACAGGAGTCGCATCTGCGAACTTATCCCATGTAGAACCATTCAGTTTGGCAGCATACACTTTTCCGTCTTTACGGAAGAACATATAGCCACCCATCTGTGTCTGATAGAGTTCTGCAGCACCACGATTATTGACCGTGAATGCAGGGTTAGAGTTTTCTTCCAACGTGTGTTTGGAAGCGAGTGCACCGACCACCGTAGAGGGAATGGCCGCATTTGCAACCTCAGATGGCAGCGCCTCGTAGAAGTTGCTGGCACTGGTGACACACAACACGCGAGCGATGCCTTCACCAGGGTTGAGGGATGTCTTTGCTTTCTTCATTGTTGTTTTTATTTAAAGGGTTATTATGTACGAATGGCGATGGTGTTGCCGTCGGACAGCTGTATCAGTTCTCCGTCTTCATCAGCAAGCACATCATATACCGTGCGTAGAGATACATAGGGGTCAACGAGATATTTCACGCCGAGTGTGTTAAACAGGCGATAACCAGGCACCGTGACCTCCAATCCATATTCTCCGAGCATTTCAGGATCATCTGTTGACCCTTGCTGACGTATGCCCCAGTTAGGCATGAGCCAATGACGTTTCTGTTCAGGAGTCATGTCGTTATGTTTAGCCACATGCACCATCATGCCGAATGTCATCCATGCCGTCTCAGGGAATACACGATTGCCACCATAGGAGAATACCGTAGGCAGTATCTTTGGGAAGCGCCATGCGATAGAAGCCGTAGCCTCGTTGTGGATGTCAGGAGCAGCCGTTGAAGTGCCGTTGGTGACACCGATACGGCAGCGGACCAAAAGATCCTCTATGAAGTCCATATCGACCGCCAGTGTTGCACTGTTCTTACCATTGACATACCAGAGGCAATCATCCCCGATAGTCAGCCATGTAGAACCATTATTCAGCGAGTAGTCCCAGAACCATGCCACCTGAGCCGTCTTATCCACACCACCCAGTCGTGCTTCAGCCTCGAAAGTATAGATGGTGGAAGCAGCAGACAGCGGGAAGTGCTTACGTGTACGGTCACAGAGGATGTTGATACTCCACTGTTCGTCAGCCTGCAAGACTGCTGACAGCGAAAGCGTATCAGACATGATCTGAGGCGCAGAAGTACGCGTATCTACGAAGCGGCATTCACAATAGACCTTGACACCATTCTGATGTGTGAAGTTCTTACGGACATAGAGCAGATCACCCACCAGGTAATAGTCAGCCGTTGTATCAGTTGTCGTTACCTGAGTATCATTGATATACCAGTATATCTGAGGCACGATGCTCTGCACATCCAGGTTCTCATCCACATCATAGATGGTATATTCCGCTTTCAGTCGGAGTGTGCCATCCGTCTGTTGCCCATGTGCATCGATGACCGGCGCAACAGTATGGTCCGGCAGCCACTCCTGGGTAGTCTGTCTATAGAACTGGAGCGACGACATGCCTCCCAGTATCACGATTTTCATGGCCGTGTTTAGCGGTCGGAAAGTCGTAGAGACAGCAAACGGTTGTGAGTTTTGGAGTTGTTTCATACTTTTGCTTTTAAGACCCAGCCGATAGCGGCTGGGCACAGTGGCCATTACTTAGGAAGAGCGAGCACGTCGTATTCAGCCAGCGACTTGATGACGTAATCGACGATGACCGACGGATTGATAGATATAGCCTTTCCCTGGGCATTGATAGCCAGCAGACGCGTTACGTCAGCGCCACTGTTGGTAGCAGTAGCCGATAGTGGCACATAAGTAGTAGCAGCATCTGCAGACTTCAAGAATGGAGATAGGTCGATCTGTCCCACCATGGGGTCCCATAGAGTACCGTTCCACACGTAGTTCGTGCCAGCGGGAATGTCACCATTCGCATCCACCACGTTATACATGTGACCCTTCTTCATGCCCGATGCAGGCAGATGAGCAAAGTCCTCCACCTGTCCCTCGTAAGAGATAGCAGCACCCAGGGCGATAATCTTAGCCAGCAGCTCTGCGATAGCCGCCTGCACCTGAGTTGCCACCAGTCCGACGATAGCCGTCAGGTTCACGTCAGCCGCCTGTCCCGACTTACCAGCATCAGAAACCGTCTCATCAATGATTTCGCGTACCTTTTCTTCATCGACTTCGCCACCACCGCCTTCGATAGTCGTTACCGTAGCCGATGCAGGTTTCTTGAATACCGACAAACGATACTGTTTGCCCTCTTCAGCCTTGGTGAAGTCGTAGCTGATTTCTTTGTAAGTAAAGAACGAATCTTTACGGATCCAGGAGTTGTTTTCTTGCAGCTCATCAATAGACACCACGTAGTAGCCTTCCTTGCTGTAGGAGACAGCGATGGTGTTGTTACCCGTAAACTGGTCTGAGACGAATTTCGGGTGGACGTAGGAAAATTGCAGTTCAGTCATATACGGAAAGTTTTATTTTTAGGCAAAGATACGAAGAAGGGGTAACGAGGGTGGGACAAAAAATCCCAGCGGAGAGGCGCTGGGAGTGGTGGAAACCCAGCCGAAAACGGCTGGGCATAGTGACTAATCTCCAAGGGGAAGACACATGCCGGACATGTTGGCGAGGTGGTAGCGGCAACCGATATATAGCGAGTCGAAGGCATCCGTGCCGTCTGTACGGTATTCGAGACGTACAGAATCATCCTCGCTCTCAGAGAGTTTTTCACCCGCTTTCCATTTGCGGAAGCCACGATAGGACATCTGCACCTCGGCAGTGGTGAGTGCCACAATCAGCGCCTCGTTATTTTCACGATTGATGCGGATAGCCGGATAGATAGCCCCAGCCAAAGACTCGTTGATATCCTTATACTTCTGCTGATGTTCGACAGGCGCACCCATATCGATAGCACGGACGTTCCAGCCGTAGTTCGTCAGTTCAGATATTACAACATCCTTAAAGTCCTCGGCACCCTCCAAGGCATAGCCACGAAACTTAGCCGTTGCATCATAGAAAAATACTACCTCAGTATTTTTCTTCTGGTGAGGTTTATAGTAATGATGCCAGTCGGCCATCAGCTCACGCAACTTACGTTCGTACTTCACGTACATAGAAGACAGGACGTTAAGGCACTCCTGGTTGTCGCGTTTATACAGTTGGCCCGTAACTACCCAGTTGATGTTGGCATTGTAGTCGAGCGCGATATACAGCGGCAGCGCATCCACCACGTCACCATCGAGGGTGCAGTCCTTCAGGTTGCCCAATCCGTAGAAGTCAGGTGTCTCGTATTCCTCTTCAACGGCAGAACCGTTGAGCACACTCGTAGCCTTTTTCTTGGTGATGCTCTTATCGATGGCAGGGCAATCGTCGGGAATATAGCCATGAACATTCTCGATGTCGAGATTGGAGTAGAAGCCATCGTTAGACTTCTGTATCTTCTTATTAAGAATACTGATGGCGAACACGACCGGCGGAAGGTCACGCGCCATTCTCGCTATATAGGAATCACCAAGGATGTCTATATTATCGAGACTTGATGCCCTCCAAAAGCAGAAAGCATTACACTGCAATTCCCGTATTTTACGCTGGTAGGGTTTCGACTCCGATATCATCATCATGTCGAAATCCTGCTCAGGAGTAATGAGATACTTATGGCAGAACAGCAATTCCGCTTCATCAGGAGAAATCAGTTTATAGTTGACGGCCATTTCAAGCATGGCCTTATTGATGCGCTTGCCGTAGTTTGGAAGAATCTTAAACGGTCCCTCATGGTTGATCATCATCTTAGCCTTCGCCTGGATAGCAGCTATCTGTTCAGCCGGCAGGAGGATAGGTACACAGCCGTCACGCTTCGCGTTACGGAGCAGTTCGTTTGCCCACATGACACGTTCTGCATAGTCGGTGAGCATGGCTTGTATCTCACGATACGTTTTATTCGCATAGGGACCCGTTTCAGGGTGCATATCCAGTTTATCCTCCTCTTTCTCCAGCCAGTTACCCTTAGCCGTGAGCGAAGCATCAGAAGCGAAGAAAGTAGATTTAAAGAGCGGGTTAGAATCCGAGAAAGACGGGTCGCCCAACGGATGTACGATACCAGACAGTGCCGGCATGATTTCTCCGTCGATTTTTGCCTTAGACATAAACTTACACTCATCCGCCACGATGCTGTTGGCCGTAATAGAGTTGGCCGAACCCGTGACTGCGAGTGAGATTAGTTGCCAGATAGTGCCATTAGCGAACCAGATAACGTTATCCCAAGTCTTAGGAGTGATGACAGGTTTCTGTACCCATCGTGGCGGTTTACCCCATCCAAAGTGCCGTCCCTCCTGAATATTGAAAAAGCGCTCAATGGCCGCAATGGTGCCAGGGACAGTACGCGTATAGAGCTGTTTACGAGAGTTACCCAGCCACAGGTTAGTAGCACGAGGCATAGACTGACTGACACGGTAGATACGAGGTCCTATGGAGCCGTCCGTCTTACCGAATCGTCGGGCAGCCAGCAGGCGCACATCCCTCGCATTCGAGTAGTAGATGCGCTGCTGCATCGCGTTCATATATACATCACGTCTTTCTGTGGCCATCCTTATAAGTTCTCGTCAAAGATATCCTTTTCAGGTTCTGGTTCAGGTTCCTCATCCGGCATCTGCCATGTGCCGTCAGAGTTTTGTATCATGTTGACCACCTGTTTGTCCGTGAGACCATAGCGACGGGCAAACTTCTTTTTCTCCTCGTCGGTATAGTTTACACGGTCGCGCTTCACAACCGATACATCGCCTGTGATATTGATCTCAGCCTCCGGCATCTGTTCGGCAGCGTTCTCTTTCTCCTGGAAGTTGTTGTTGAGTTGCATCTTCAGGTCGGCACCCGACTTGACAGAACGCGGGTCGCCCATCTTCATTCCCTCACGTATGAGCCAGTCGGACGCATCCTGTACCTTAGCCTTCTCGATATTCTCCGTAGGCACGTCGAATCGTCCGATGATATGGTTAAAGAGCGCCACATCATTGGATATCTCAGTAGGAGTACGAGGCACACCAGGCCGGATATTCATGGCTTCGACATACTCTACTGCCCTGGCATCGCCATCTGCAGCCTTTTTGAGCAGGATAGGATATTCACGGGCAGCGATACGTCGCATGATGTCAGTGGCCCGTATCTGTTTGTCTTGCAGCCATATTTTGTACGCTTCGTAGGCGAGGAGCGCACGAAAACGCTGATCGGGTGACATTATCATCTTTTCGATGGTGATGCCACCTAACAGCCAGCGTTCCACTTTATCAAAGTATTTTTCTGAGGGTTTTGACATGATGAGAAGTGAGAAGTAAGAAGACCCAGCCGAGAACGGCTGGGCACTGTTGTTATGAGCGCATCTTAGCGTAGTGCTTACGCTTGCGCAAGTTCTGTTTATCCTTGCCTGTGCGCATGAGATATTCGCCATAGTCCTTTGGCGACATGCCATAGTTGCCCGCCATGAGGTGAGCACCGAAAGGGCCATAAGGATTGTTAGCAAACGTGCGTACCACCTTTGCAGGAGTGCGAGACGTAGCCTGCTGTCCCTGGTTGACAGAGCGCTGTGTGGCAGCTTTCTGTTCAATTTGAGGGCTATTAGCCTGAGCCGTCTGTTCGATGACTTGCTGACCAGCAGGAGAAGATATGAGACCGCCCATGACAGCGGCAGCGCCTGCTAACATTGCAGACAAAAGACCTTTCTTTTTCATTGTTATTTTGGTTTTTTAGGACCCAGCCGAGAACGGTTGGGCACGGTGGTTATTTACGACGGCGATGCAATCGCCTAATAATTAACGAAGCAGAGGACTAAGCCTTTTTTGAGGCATCCTTTTTGGCAGCCTTTTTTGCCGCTTTCTTTTCGGCTTTCTTAGCCTCGCGAGCCAGACGTTCAGCCTCCAATTTCGGTTTGATGTTCTTTTCGCAATCCTCCTTGGCCGCTTCGAGCACGGGGAGGTAAGCCTTTGCTTCCTCTTCTCCGATGAGTTCCACCAGTTCGTTATAACGAGCAGTCATGGTCTCGATGCGCTTAGGTGTATTATCCTTATCCTTACGCTGGAGGTACTTGACGATATCATCGACCGCCTTTTTCTTGGCTTCTGCCTTTTCGCGAGCCTCCTTTTGTACGGGGTCGGACTCCTTAATCATTTCGATAACCTTAGCCTTGAAAGCCTCCTGGTTCTCCACCTTATCCCAATAGGGGCGAAGCGTAGTGCGGAGCGCCTTTGGATCGACCTTCTGAGCCTCGATAGACGCACGGAAAGCCGTGTCCTCTTTGAGACGTACATATACCGTGGCCATTTCGTCATCTACCCGTTCGTAGATACCCTCTACCTGTTTGGTGAGACGTATAGCGTCCTCAGAATACGGTGCCACCTCCTGTTCAGGTTTGCCAGCGACAGCCAAAGCCTTAGCCGTAGCATTCGCATTCTCCTGGCGAGTACGCAGGTCACGTATAGTCTCAATGGCCTGTGCCAAATCAGGTGACATGAGCCACTTCAACTGATCGAGGTGCAACATGGTACCACCACCCATAGAACCAGCCACCGTCTCAGGAGCGGCAGCGTCGATAGTGGGGATGTCGGCCTTTTTGCCGAATAGCGTTTCTTCAGCCGCTTCTTTCTCCTGACGTTCTTTCTCTGCAGCGACGGCACGAGCAGCAGCTTCCTCCTTAGTAGGACGGCCTACATGCGGAACGAGAAGAGCAGGGTCGGTGAGATCCACGGCAGGCACCGATGTCTTCAAGTCAGCGGTAATCTTATCCGCATAGCGACGGATGAGTTTTCTACGACCAGCATAGTCTTTGAAGCGCAGGGCCTCGTTGACAAAAGAGCGGAACAAAGGGAAAGCCGCAATAAGGTTCAATCCCTTCTCAATTTTCTCACGTATGCCTGACGTGATAACCCCCGCCTTTTCGATGGCAGGCAGATCTTCGGCATACCAGTTCTGGTAATCAGCGAGCCACGCTTTACGTTCCTCTGCTGACATCTGAGTGAAATTTTTTGTTATCATAATACTTTTGTTTTTAAGGCAGCGGCACATCCACTGCATACGGAATTAAGTTGATGCAAAAATAGGGGAAAATTTTTTGGAGGTGGGGACAAAAAAAAGCCCTACCGATTGAGGCAGGACCTTTTTATGAGGGGAAATCCTTAGATTATCCTGGATTTGCAGGAGTAGCAGAAGCCAGGAGTGAATCCCAACCATCTTCAGGAGCAGTGACATAGAGGTTGTCATACAATACACCATTGAGGTGGAACTCCAGTGTAGTCTGACGGTCATCAGAAGTAGCAGCGCCGGTGTCGGACTTAATACCACCCTGTTCAGCCTTTACGCGGCGGTTAGGATCGTACATAATCTGCGTGTCGCCGGTGTTGCCATCAGGAACGATGATACCGATATTCAGATTGTTCAACGCACGAGACAGCTCAGAGGTCTTCTTATTGACTGCCTCGATAATAGCGTTATAGGTGAGGTTATAGCCACCGTTGGGACCCTGGCTCTCACCTTGGATCTGCTGGCTCTCATCCTTCAGGTCGAACTTATAGAGACCCTTACCTGACTTGAACGTAGGCACAGAGTAAGTATTACCCGTCAATTTGAGTGGTGTGAGGAGGTCAGACTTCACGAAGTAGTAAGCCACCGCAGAGGTACCACCGATATTCTCCAGGCAATTTTCCTCGTTCAAATAGTTGTCGAGGTTAGGGCATGTTACTGTATCAGCCATAATCTTGAAATTTTAATATTTGACGTTTAGTGTTTATAAGTACCCAGCCGAGAGCGGCTGGGCACTATGAGAGAGGAGATTACTCGTTAGGAGCGAAGAATGCGGTGATAGCCATCGGCATACCTGTTGCTGTGATAGAAATCTCAGTGTCGGTCTTGCCGTTGCTCCAAGAGACAAACTTCTGGTTGTTACCAGGAATAGCCTTCAGCGTTACGATAGCGTTAGGAGCGAACTCCAGCGGCGTATCATAAGCCTCGTTATTCACCTTAACGGTACCAGTACCGTCGATATTCACGACGAGCTTAGAGTTCTCGTAATCACCATTGATGACGTTCTCGGCAATCGAACCATCGCTGATAACGAATGCAGAAGCCAATGGGTTGAAGATACGAGTACCCTGGATAGACTGAATCTGGAAGATTACATCCTGAGCATCGTCGTCAGAACCGAACTGTACCTTTACGAAGGTCTGGTTGTTCTCAGAATCCACGCCATACTGGAGGTTGTTAGGAATAGTCGCCATGAGACGAGTACCAACACCCCAAGCGTCAGAAGGACAGAACTCAACACGAGGCATCTCAGGCACGGTGAAGTTGCCGTTAGGCAAATAATTCACCTTAGCATTGCCGTGATACTTGTTAGTGTAACCCTGGGCGATATAGATACCGCGCAGAATGTCACAATGGAGCTTGATTACCTTCTGAGAGCGCAGACGAGCATCCCACTTGGTGTACCACTCCAGAACGGTGTCGAAAGGAGTAGAGTCGTGAGCGTCTTCAGGAACTCCGATAGCATCACAAGGAATGAGGTTGCCGTTGGTCTCGCTGATGATACCATCTGCGATGTCGTGAGCAATGTCGGTGTGGAAACCATCGTAGAGAGAGAGCTTCTGCTTTGCCTCGTCATTCTCTTCCTCATACTCCATGTTACCGAAGAAGAGGTTAGACTTCAAATCCTCGGCATACGACTTCAGGATGGCCTCACATGCGACCGTAGAGAGAGGATAGTCGCCACCGGCCTTACCGTCGGTACCGAAGACCGTCTCAACATAGTTGTCGATATTGTCACGGTAACGGTTCCAGGTCAGCTTTGCGACCAGGGTGCGCTCCTTCAAGAAACCAATCTTGTTCTCCACAGGTGTACCTACCTTCTTACGACGGGTAGTGCCACCCTTGCGGACGAGCAGATGGTCAGTTTTCTTGTACTGAACGCCAGAAATTACCTGAATGCCGAGGCGGTCGAGCAACTCAGGATCTTCGTAGGCAGGACCCATAACGATCTGCTTACCTACTTGCTCGGCTACGTGAGTCAGTGCCTCACGTCCGATGAACTCAGGTGCGTTGTTGTTGTTAGGCATAACTTTGATTTTTTAAAGGGTTAATAACTTGAAATTCATTTTTAGCCGCTGATCTTAGCCATGTACTCCTTACGGATGCGCTGGTTCTCCAGAGGCGACTTGGTGTGGTCGTATGCAGGCATACCACCCTCTACCTTCTGCTCCTGAGCACCCTGACCATTGTTAGCGGGAGAGCCGGCAGGTACAGCGGCAGCAGCCGTTGTCAGTTGCTCAATCTGTCCCTTCTGGTCGGTGATGGTCTGGTTAGCAGTAGCCAGTTGGTCTTTCACCTCTTTCAGTTCCTTCTCAGCCTTCTCGCGAGCAGCAATCTCTGCATTGAGTGCAGTGGTGTGCTCCTCTTTGAGCGTGTTGATGGCTTGCTCGTGTGCATCGTTCAATTCCTTCTCACGAGCAGAGACGGCATCGTTCTTAGTAGTCTCAGCCTGGCCGACCTGTGTCTTCAGGCTCTGGATCAACGTCTGAGCATCAGCCTTTTCCTTGGCATTTGTCTCAAGTGTCTGGTTAAGTGCTTCGAGCATGTCGGGCACGAAGTGAGCACCCTCGGCGTTCACTACCAGCTCATCTACGCCACATGCGGTGGCAATCTTTTCGTACTGTTTCATATTCTCGTTGTTTAAAGGGTTATTCTTTTCTCCCTCGGTGGCAGAACCACCGAGCACAGTGGCACCCGTGGCAGGAGTGGCAGCGGTGGCAGCTTCGGCTGCTGGTGCAGGGTCCTGTTCGGGTACATCATCTTCAGGAGCGACGGGAGCCACACGTTCGATAGGCTGTGCGGTACCGTTGGCTACCTCGAAAGCACGGGTAATAACCTCTCCGAGTGTCATCTGGCCATCACAGAGGATGCCCTTGACCTTTTCAGCCTCGAAGACCTTACCATGGATATGCTCTTCCTTAGCAGCAGGGAACGCCTTTTGAATGTCGGCACGGAACTGAATACCATCCTCTTTCAGTTCGGCGATGAGCACCTTATCATTCTTCGGGTCATCGGCGAGGTCGCGGTACCACTTATTCTTGTCGTAGGACTCTGGGTCGTAGAGTTCGTGGAACGTCTCGTTGGTGTACTTGTTGGTCGTACCGTTCTTTTCGGTGTAGAACACAGCCATGACACCGATAGAGCCAAACATGTCTTTAGGGTGCATGTAATAAACCTCGTCACACTGAGAAGCCAGGTACATGGCAGCAGAAGCACAGAGACCATCGACGAAAGCATACACCTTCTGCCCACGTTCGTGTGCATAGTCGATAGCCTGTTTGAAGTCGTTGATAGCCCAAGCAGAACCACCAGGCGAGTTGATAACGAATACGTGCGCCTTGCAGAACTCGTTATTTGCAGCCTCCATGAGCCAGTCGCGGAGATCCATCGAGCCATAGGAGCAAGCACCACCTTCACGGGTGATAGGACCTGCCACCGGCATGACGTTTACGAAAGGCGCATCCATGTCTTCCATCCACCAGCGGCTTTCCACCTTACCTTGCTCTGTTACCTGATACTCCTTGATTTCGGGAGCAGCATCCTCAGAAGCCTTGGTGAGCTGCATGGCGTATGGCTTTTTCTTTTTGTCAAACTCCAAAGCGATATGACCATTGAGGTTCTGTTCCCACATGGTGCGAGAGCCATGCACGTACTCCGGCATGATCATCCACTTCTTCGTTGACAGAATTTCGAGTAGTCCATTCATACTTTTGCGAATTTTAATTCTACGGCAAAGGTATTGAATGCGTGTGATGAGATTGGGGGCGTTTTTCGATGTGAAATGAGCGTTTAGGGGGAGGGATGGCTGCTAAAACATAGCAGCATACAGCACAAAAAAGCCCAACCGAGAACGGCTGGGCTGAGTGGTAGGAGCGGAGAGACACCAGCGACTGAATCGCTGGGCACCCTATACATTATATATATATTAGGAGGCGGAGAGTATGACTGGATGCGACATGGAAGCCACCTTCACTTTGACGATGACAGACGAATTGGATGACAGCTGTTCGTCGATGTCTATGGCGCTGGCATTAGGAAGTGCGTAGGACATATCTCTGGCACCGTCAGCATGAGTATAGACACAATGAAAATCGTGTCCCTGCAATGCGTCAACAGCCCTTTCTGCAAGGGTTTTGTCGTTTTTCAGCGGGATTTGCAAATCATGCTTATAGACCGTTCCTGCCTGTTGGCGACCTGTTGAAACCTTCAGTGTTGGAGCGTCCGTCATTTCGCCCTCAGTCTCTTCCGACACAGAGAGCGCCACCGACAAAGCCGGTGTACCAGAGAAAAAGTTGTTTTCCACCAAAGACTGAATGCTGATGGTTGGCGGCACAGGGATGGAGCATTGGGAAGCCGGATAGATATCGATGCGAACGATATCATCCAAACGGGACTCACGGCAATTCAAATCGTTCATAATTGTACTTTTTTTATGGGGTTATTTAAATTCTGCAACAGAACGTGACACACTGTCAACATAAAAAACACGAAAATACAGTTGTTTTTAATCTTTTTTGTTGTTTGATTTTGAACTTTTTTACATTGAAAATTCTTATTTCTCATCATCATATTTAGGTAGGCCACCATAGCGCTCGTGTTTATCGATGCGCGTAATCAAATCGTTGCCGATAATGGTAGGATCTTTGACCAGTTGGCGAGCCTCCTGTTTCCATCGATAGGAGAGGCGACGCAATCCCTCTCGTTCGTTCTGATTGTGCGACACAGGTATGTCGTATTCCATGAGGAAGCGCTCCAGTATTTCCACGTTAGAGCGTTCGATATGATTAGCCTTTGCAAAGATCTCGTTTTTCTCCACGAAATCCATATAACGACGAATGAAGTTATTGCGTAGTATCTGGCGCAGTTGGTTGGCCGCACGGGTATCGAGCGTATATGACTTGCTGATGCGTTGCACCCGTCCGTCGATGAAGACCTCACGAGGAACGGCTATACACAGGAACTCGTAAGCCTCCGTCTTTGTTTTGTTGGGCAATCGTTCCAGCGTACATATCTCAGCATAGGTGAGATAGTCATCAGGATTGCGATTGATGATAGGTTTGCCACCATTGGGTAGGCGGCCACGGAGCATATTCTGCCAGGAAGACTGCGAATAGCATGATGCCCGATGCTGTTGCGCTTCAGGAATGATACGCAGTCCGTTGGTGAGCACCACATATTCCTCTGTATATTGTGAGAACTCGATAGGTGTAGTCATTGGCAGCGACTGACCATCGCCGATGGCTCGCATGAAAGCAGCCACATATTTGGAAGTACGCAGATAGATGTTAGCCATAATCAATATTCTTAATGCAAAGGTAATACCCGCTGGGCGAACCAGCGGGCACCCTATTCATCTTCGGTTTTCAATTTCAGTTCTTCGTTAGTGATATATTCGTTGCAGACAGCAGCAGGGAGGTAGGTATGCACCGTGAATGGGTTAGCAGCCACGATAACCAGAGTCTCACGGTTGTTACTGCCTACTTCTGTCTCTGTATCTTTCTTGATCCATGCGGTGACGATGGAACGGGCATCCTTGATGTCGTGTGCCCAGCAGACAAACTTACGTTTCTTAACCCAGGCTTCCTTGTTGTTGGTACCATCCACCCACATGTCGGCACGGGCATAGGTGGCCTGTACCTTGAACGGCATCTTGACAGGTGCTTCCTTATCCTTTTCCAGCGCCTCCTTTTCAGCCTGGATGTCAGCAGCTGTGCGTCCGATAAAGGTGAGGTTGTCGAGCATTTCCACATCGAGGATATGGAATGATGACGCATGTTCACCAAAGACCTCTTCTGTGGCACCCTCGGTGTAGTCTGTTGCGAGGTCGATAGCCTGGCGCATAGACTCAGCACGGCAGATGACCACGCCCATCTTAGAGCCGGAAGACTTCATGGTGACTTTGACATGTACGAGACGGTAGAACTGGCGCAGTTCCTCGGCACGTCCTGGTGTGTTGGTCACAACAATCTCCGTGATACCATACTCCTCGATGTCTTTAACCATCTTAGAGTCCACTGCCTCGTCACGGTCGAAGAGGATCTGATTACGTTCGATACTGACGATTTCCTGCGTATCTTCATCCACAAAATCCTCATTCCATTTTTTACAGACACGTTCTGCGAGGAACATGCCGATGCCGTCCTTTGGTGCGACGGTCTTTTTCAGGTAGTCTTTTCTGAGCATAACTTTTTTATTTAGGACCAGCGGAAAAACGCTGGGCACGGTTACTGTTTAGACGGGTCACGATGGCAGAATGCCTCACACCACATACGGCGGTTGACTGTTTCGCCCGTTGTGGGACAGAAGTAGCCACGAGGTGTTTTCTGCTGACTGTTAGCACAAGTGGTGCAGTTAGTTTCTTCGGACCATCCTTTGATGATTGTTTCATTCAAAGAGGCGAATACCCTACCCAAATCGGCGACAGCCTTTATAACCCCTGTGATTGGTTTCTCGCTGTCAGAACCAGCGAGCACAGTGTGCATCTGCAGGAAGTCGGCCACGGCCTTTTCGAGTCGTGCGCCTCTGGATGCTTCGTGGTCTTTCATCAGATAGATAGCCTTGCAGAAGATGGCGAGTACCATGCAATCGACGAAGACCTGGAAGCGATAGGGGCAAATGGAAAACAACGGTTGCAGCCAGCCAAACATTGTGGTAGGATTGACTGGCTTAAAGCCCATACACTGAACAATAAAGGCTGCTTCCTCGAAGCGCTCTTTATAGTCGGTAGTGCCAGTGATAGGGCCTGAGAGATAAATGCGGGGACGTTTCATATATTTATTATTTATATATCCAACAGGTCATGGATGGCTTGGTCGCGAACCGTTTTGTATAAGAAACGCTGTCCGCATCGGGAGCACTCGTAACGGTAACGAGTCTTTTTGCCATCTGCATAATGAATTTCTACCAGATGCAGCTTGTGTCCGAGGATGCTGCAGAGGATGCGATGCCAAATCATATCCATGTATGTCCGTTAAAAGTTCGAGTATATAAGTGAACAGAAAACCAAATTTATTTGGCTATTTCCAATCCGTATGCGTAGCGAGTATCATCAAACTTGTTTGAATAGTCGAGGTGCTATTGGGGAAGGCGAAGCTTATTCAAATAACAACTCTAATTCCTCTGCAATTATTCTTTTTTCTGTATGTTCAACAGCATTCATGCCATTGCTATTCATCTCCTTTGATAAACTTTGGTAAAGAGAGTTTGCAATATGCCACATTAATACAGGAGGAACAGCATTCCCTATGGCCTTATATTTCCTTCCATCTGAAACGGTTCCTAAACTATAACTATCAGGAAATGACTGTATTCTTGCGCATTCCAAAGGTGTAAACCTTCTATATCGTCCATTAATTAAGAGCACAGGATCGGTAGAATTAATACTAACCTTTGCCAAATGGGAACTTATAGTGTTACATGGTTCATCCAAGTTCTGAACCCTTCCTTTGTTCATCTTATCTTTAACAGCCATCATTCCATCAACAGCTTTTTGGCTGAAATACCATTTCTCCTCAGTGTTGGCCTTAGAATCTAAAACAGTACTAAGAGCAATCTTCTTGTTTTTGGTAGTTGCTTTAGGAAAAGCGAACTTGAAGAAATCTTCCTGTTCTCTGAATCCAACAATTATAATTCGTTCTCTTTTTTGTGGTATTCCATAATCTGACGAGTTAAACAATCGCCATTTTATATGATAACCAGCATTCCTAAACTCAGTTAGTATCATTGGAAAAGCCTTCTTCCCATTGGCAGATAATAGTCCTTTAACGTTTTCTGCGATAAAGAATTTTGGTTTTCTTTCTTTCAGTACCTTTACCATTTCAAAAAACAACATTCCTCTTTCGTCCTTAAATCCTAAACGAGGTGGATTTTGTGCCGAAATAGAAAAGGACTGGCATGGGAATCCGCCTATAAGCATATCGAAATCTGGTAGCTCGTTGTAGTTCAAATCCTTGACATCCTTGATGATACATTGATGTTCGAAGTTTTGATTATAAATTTGAGTACAATAGGGGTCATTATCAATGGCAAAAACAATATCGTAAGGTAACTTGGCATAGTCATGTCCAAGGTATTGAAAACCACCTAATAGCCCAAGGTCCATTCCCCCACAACCACAGAAGAACGATGCAACTTTTATTCTTTCCATAGTTTTAAAGAGGATTTTATACAATTGGTGGCGCTGAATGTTACCATATTCAATAAGTTGTTTAAAATAAAGTTTGTTGCGATAATTCTAATTTGATATTCTTTTCAGCCAGTGCATAATACTCAGGATGAAGTTCAAAGCCTATATAATGACTTTTCTCTTTGATAGCTGCTACTGCTGTAGTGCCGCTTCCAAGAAAAGGGTCGAGAATTACCCCCCCCATTGGCATGAAATAGTGGATGAGCGTCTGAGGTAAGAGGGTAGGGAATGCTGCCCGATGACCTCCTTTGTGGTTCTTTCCAATTCTCAACACATTGGAAAGTTTACCACGTTCAGCGTTCAACAGAGGGAACTGGCGGCCTTTACAGTCGTGCTTATCGAAAGCAATGATAAATTCATACTCACAGTTGAGCACTCCTGAGTGCATGGCCGGTTCAGACGATTTCTTATCCCAAATAAGGATATCGCGGATGCGTTCAGCATAATGGCCCATCATCTTCATCAGAGCCACCTTATTTCCTGTTATCATCATTATGTTATAGAAGACAGGTCCTTTGCTGACACGTAACATTTCGTCGATGCACTGACATTGCCAGTTGAAGTAGTCATCCATTGACATTGCATCATTCACACGGTTGTCGTAACGATTGGCCGGAAGACCTGTATATCCAAACGTTTCTCCTTTCGTCCATTTGGTATATTTACCAGAATGAATGCGTAGGCCGAAGTTATAAGGCGGTGAAGTGATAACAGCATCTACGCTGTTATCCTCCATCTGCCTCATACCTTCGAGACAATCCATGTTATATATGGTGTCAATGTTCATCATATTACTTCTGCTCTTCAGGAATTGGTTTGAAGACCAGGGCCGACCATAGCGCAGCGAATTGGCGACCAGCGTATTTCGCGAGTTCGCTCGATTTGAAGGCCAGGCGAGCGCCGACGGCCGTGTGCGAGCGCGAGAAACCGTAATACGAGGTCGCATACGAAAGACCGCAGCGCGCACCGATATTCGCGTTACCCCCGACGAGCAGCAGCAGTGCCTTATCATCCTCACTCATTTCGTCTATCTCCTTCTGGGTATAGAGGTAGAAGTAAGGATAGTAGCGATATTCATCCTCTGTGAACTGTGGCACCCATCCTTCATTGAGGGCATAGGTGATGATGCGCAGTTGGATGTAAGCAAGCAGGTCGGGTGTACGTGGCGAGTTAAACTGGAGGTCGGTCATCAGATCGTTAGCCAGTTTGTCGCCAGCCTGAGCACGACGATTGAGGTCATCGCAAGCATCCTCAAAGGTCTTGATGCGCTCTGTGACGGGGCGAGGGTCGGGGACGTACTCTTCAGCAGGAGTCAGACAGTTCCAATCCTCTGCCAAAATATCCTCCCATGAGGGAATGTAGTAGGTGGCAGATGCCGGTGTTTTACCGTCGTCTGTGAAGGTAATCATAATCACCTGGTCGTGGTAGGATATTTCGCCACTTCCAACGGTGCTAATCTTTGGTTTGATAGCTGCTGGCAGGGATGTCATCTTTGGCACCACATCCTTTGCTATACACTGGGGGATCTGCATGACGATTTCCTGATTGTCATGCCACGTAGAACGGGAGGCATGGCCACCCTTTTTCAGACATTCAATAACTGCTGTAAAATTCATATTGTGATGAGTTTAGGACCCAGCCGAGAGCGGCTGGGCACGATGGTTAATCTTTTGTCTCGGCGACGGAATCACCGAGCACTGGGTTACATAAATCTGGGCAGATAGACCAATCACGGCAGAAACGGCGGATAGACTCTTTCCAGAGGATGCGGAAGTTGTGCTCTTTGGAGAGGCGCTGCACTTCACGGATGAAGCGCTCACACTGGGCGGAGTCATAGCGTTTCTTGCTGTAGGGAGAGAGCAGGCCAATACGGAACTCCTGACAGTCGGAGGCAATGGTGCGGATGATTGCCAGTGAGGAAACGAAGTCGATGACCGGCTCCATGCTGGCAAAGGTGCGGAACTGCATCTTTGAGAGGTAGATAAGTGCCGTCTGACGCGATACGTTAGCCGGAGCGCCAGGTTCGAGTTCGTCGTGGCCGGTGAGTGTGAAGCCGATGGTGAGGAGGTCACGGTGTGCATAGAGTGTGCCAATTACCCAATCCTCACGTACCCACCATGTAGCTTTGGTGAGGATGATGACGGGCACTTGTTGGCTGAAGGCATATTCAATGCAGCGCATGGTGAGGTTGATTTCCTCACGCAGCATCGGGTCTGTTGAGAAAGAAAAGAACAGCCCGCCATCGGCGGTAATCTGGTCACGATATTTATCAAGTTCTTGGCAGAAAAGATGATACGCTTTCTTAGGATCACCACCGAGTAGGGCCTTAATCTCTGGCACATCCTTACCGAGAGTATGGCCAAACACACCACGCTTACAGTAGCAGTAGGTACAGGAATGAGAGCAGCCGTTGTAGAGGTTGCAAGCCCATGTGCTGTATTCTGCAGCAGCACCGTTAGGGCGGTAGATGGCGAGGTTCTTTGTCTTGCTCATAGTCTATTTATCATAACAGTTATTTTGTTACGTTGTTTCCTTTGCTTTTTCGCAGACGAAAATCAGTGCTTGTTTGAGGACACCTGTTGCTGTTTCCCACTGACGTTGCAGTGCGTTGATGGCCACTTTTTTCTCGTGTTTGAGGTCATAGATTTTCTTCTGCGTATTGATGTCATTGAGTTGCATCTGATGATCGAGGTTGTGCATTTCCTGACGCAGAGCCAATGCTTTTTCGCGCTCATCGGGTGTGCCACCAGAGGGCAGTTGTGACCGTTTGAGGTCGATAAGGCAGATGATGCGGTTGCGTTCTACCTGCTGTTCGGTACGGACGTTGAACACGTCATTGTCGCACTTGGTACGGATCTGCATGATAGCTTCATCACGGTAGGTATTGACTTTACCAAACCATGCTCGTACTTCTTCCTCGGAGAGCTGTTTCAGGTCTTCCAGGGGGGGGTAATTTACGAATTTTTGTTCCATTGTTGTAGATATTAAGAAATTGATACTATTGTAACCCAGCCGAGAGCGGCTGAGAATGCTATACGAGCGTAGCTGCTTCACCTGCATAGATGCGCATAGCCGGAAGGATGGCATCGTGGATGAGTTGAGCAGCGATGTGGGCGTTAGGATGCGGTTTGCCTGTCTCTCCAGTAAGACGGAGGCGCATGATGTTGCGCCACTCGAAGACGTTGTAGGTGTAGGCGACGCGTGTTCCAGCGTCGAGTACCAGGAATCCTCGTGCATCCTGAGCAGGAAGACCGAGTAAAAGGGCGAGTTTATAGGCCCATTCGCTACACTTCCACATGACACGGGCCAACAGTCGCTTAGACCAGTGTGCGCACTGGAACCAATGAGGCAGACAGATGGTGATGCCACCCTTTTTGCCAAAGTTGACGTAGCGGGTAGATTGTTCTGCGATGTTGTTGGGCGACGTGCGGTTTAGTTCGCGGCTGGTAGATATCTGCGTAGTAACACAAACCGTATAACGCACCAGGTTCATAGCTGCTGGGAAATTATCAGACGTAGCGTGACCGATGAACTGCTGGAGTGTCACCTCGTAGGGACGCAGCATTTCTTCGATGCTGGGACTATCCATGAGATACTGGATATTGGTGCTAATATAATAGCAGCGTGTCTTTGCCTTTTTATCCTTATGGTAACGGATGCCTACATAGGGTGTGTTTGTGAGGACCGTAAAGAGCCAAAGCGGTGGTTGAGAGGACGCTTTCTTACCACCCTTGCTGGGTGTAGCGTTAGTCAGTTCTGAAGGAACGACATCAGGGATAATGAAGTAACGTGATCCATGTCTGAACATCGACAGGTGGTTACGTTTCTTCAGCATTTCACAGAACTCTTCTGCGGTTTTCTTGCCGCCTTCAGAGGCATAGCAGAGACGGGCAGCCCGTGCTACCTGTTCGTGCCAGTCTTCAGGAGCCGGCCAAAGTTCGACTGATGGTTTGATGAGATACATATTATATTTATCTGAGAGTTATGCCCACTTCCTTACACCTGGCAAAGAAATAGTTGATGGTGATGGTCGTGGGATTGTTATTGTAATCGAATTTGCGCTGACAGTCGGTAGCGTTGTACTTCTGACTGATGGCAGATACACGATGAAAGAACTTGCTACCCCATGGTTCTGGGAGCGTAGCCAAAGACATGCCGATACGAATCCACACATCGTAGTCGTTGGTGATATCGGTGTGCGTGAGTTCCAGTTTCTGCACCAGGCGCTCCACCTTTGTAATCAGTTCGTCATCGGTCTCGATGCGCTGGGTATATACGGCTGCCTTGGGAGCCAACATCTGTTCGCCAAGGTCCACCCCTGAATAGGGAATGGCGTTGGCGTTGATGTATGGCTTATCGTCGTAGGATGCGAAACGGATGCGTGTTACATCGGCACACTTACGATCGAGTGTGATGCCCAGGGCACCATACTCACGGATGAGCGCTGCAAACTGTTGACGGTGGTACTGAGGGTATGCCAGCGGTATGAGTGCGAAGTAACCCGTTCCTGAGCATGACTTCATCAGTAGTGCCACCTCTGGTCGATGGCGGAGAGTGCGCAGGATGACCTTCATATCAGCGAGTGACTGGTTATCCTGATGATCAATATCTATACAGAGGAAGCCGGTGTGCTGTAACAGGTGAGCCTGACGGCGCGACACATTCTCATAGCGTTGGTATTTCTCATTCCACACCTCGCGAAGTTCAAAGAGGCCGGACAGCGTTGCTCCTGGGAGGAGCGTTTTCGTCTGGCGGTAATCATCCCGTGCCTTTGCCTCTTTCTCTCCATACTGAGCCACCATAGCCCGCAGCTGTTCTACTACGGGTTTCCAGCGCTCCGTCAGACAGAACTCGCGAATTGTCATCTGCTGGATGATTTCGCCAGTTTCCATGTCAACAAAGCGCCCGTAGTTGTCGTGGGCATCGGTATAAACAGAACAGAGAACGTCGAACGGATCAGTCATACCTTATTTATTATTATAATAGCGATGGGTAGCAGCCCAGAACCATTCGACCGTGATATTGAGGAACCAGGCTCCGAATAAGCCTGTACCAATGAGCCAGAATGATCTGAAGAACATGAGTGAGAGTCCGAATGCGGTAGCCGTCAACAACAACTGTACGCAGAACTCGATGCGATAGTCTTTACCGAAGTAGCTATGTCGCCAGCGCCATTCCTTCTCGTTGGACGGGTCCTTAGCGAACTGGACGGTAACAAGACCAACTGTTGAGAATGCCCCCATGAGGAAGCCGACCAAGAAAGCCCAACCAGCGATGAGCGGGTGTTGCCACTGGCAGATGCCTATGATAGCGGCGATGAATACCCAGTTGAGTAGAATAAGATAGGTTTTCATATAAACTGAGATTATATTTGTTATTTTGCCGCAAAATTAAAGATAAACTTTGATTTTACAAAATAAAATACCAATTATTTTCTAATTTGATATAAGTTTTAACACTTTCGAGGGAGATTTTTCCCTGAATGGGGAGATTTTCTTCCTTGAACTTTCAAAATAACTTTTTGCAGCCCCATCCATCGGAACATGCAAGGTGAAAATTCTGGGTAAAAGTTGTGGAGAGTTGGAAAAAGTTATCAAAAAGACGTTTTTGTTTTCGTGTAAGTCGTTGATACTCATTACATTATCATAGTAAAAAGTTATTTTTACCCATTTCTCTACAAACTTTAGCGCATACAGGAGAAAAATAGAAATTCAGAAATTACACTGAAAAGTAGCAAAACGCACCGCTTAACTGCTTACCCCGTTCCCCCACAACTCGTTGATACTCAAAGGAGAAAGCGGAGCTTTCGCTTTATTGCTCAATCACTTTTAGGGTACGGGATTTTATCATTTCTTCAAAAGAATTTTTCGCAAAATTAGGATGAGGTATGCCAAAATAACGTCATTTTTACTTTTTGGAGGGTAAAAATGAGGGAGAGGCGCGGTAAATAGGGGAAAGAGAGGGAGAAAGATGCCATCCTCGAAATTACTTTTGCCATCACTGAGGGGCGCGGGGTAGATAGATATGCCCAGCCAAGAACGGCTGGGAGTGGAAGAGGAGTCCTGGTCGCTATGACATAGCGACATGCAGAACGGGAGCGGGAAAATAATTAGAAAATAGTGGCGAAAAAGTTTGGTGATGTCGCGGAAAATGATTACCTTTGCACCATGTATTAAATTGGGGTAATATGCGCCTATTTGCGCTATATAGAGGACAGCGGCGTTGCCGCTGTGAATGATACCACCGTAGGTGCCCCAGCCAATGACACTGACGCTGACACAGCGCCTTGCGGCGCTGGATATTACCGATGAGCGCGGAGGAGGCGATACAATCGCCACACAATAGACGAAGACAGATACAGGCCCAGCCGATAACGGCTGGGCTTTTTGATTAGTAACGAGCGATGGAGAGGATGATAGAAAGGCGGTGGCCGTGCTTCACAGCACAGCCACCGAAAGAAGACATTACCGACAGAGCGGTAGTACAAGAATAGTTAGCGAAGCCCAGCGGAGAGGCGCTGGGCACGGTGATTAGCCAGCGCGAGAGATTACCAGGCTACTGTTGGTGCCACCGAAACCGAAGGCGTTGCAGAGAACGGTGGTTAGCGTGGTGACGGTGGGCGCTGTTGGAATGCGTAGCGTAGCTGCTGCTGGGTCGATGGTGCGGAGGTTGATGTTTGGTGCTATGAAACCACCTTGCATCTGTATGAGCGCATAGACGATCTGAGAGACACCCGACATCCAGCACTCGTGACCTGTGAGCGCCTTGGTGCTGATGACGAAAGGATGAGAAAGACCTTTATCAAGACAGAAGCGGTGGATGGCTTCTGCCTCGGCACGGTCGCCATCGGGCGTGGAGGTGGCGTGAGCCATGATAGCGGAGATACCAGGACCCAGCGAAGAACCGCTGGGCACAGTGGCGGCAGACAGGGCGGCGGTCATGGACTGGTAAATAGCATCGGCAGAGGGAGAAACGAGGTCGGGACTGGTGGAGAAGCCATAGCCATCGACCGTGGCCAAGGGTTTTCTGTTTCCCATGGCGGCATGTCCGGCTGTTTCGAGGATAACGCAGGCAGCGCCACCAGAGGGCACGAGGCCGTCGCGCTCTGTGTCGAATGGTCGTGAGGCAGCTGCTGGGTTGTCGGTACGCTTGCTGAAGAGACCGAGTGCATCAAAGGATGTATAGGCATGTAGTCCTACCTCCTGAGCGCCTACCACAATGCAGCAGTCCAGTTGACCGGACTGAATGAGCGAATGAGCGAGACCGATAGCGTGGCCACCACCGGCGCAGGCAGCAGAGACGGAGAGTGTGAGGCCACCGATGCCAAAGATGGAAGCCAGCGACATAGATACTGAGCTATTGAGGGTGCGGAACACCATGCCGGCACCCAGTCGTCGGCTGTCATGGTATTCCGCCATGATAGCCTCTGTCTCAGCAAGAGCGCCAGCGGTGCTGTCATTGCTAACGATAAGGCCACAGCGATAGAGGTCGCTGACGGGAGCCATCGTCAGCGCCTCTTTCATGGCCATGTAGCCATATTCGCCAGGTTCTGAGAGTGTGATGCGCTGAGAGCGTCGCAATCCCTGAGCCTTGATGTCGGGGCGCGGCACGATGCCGGTAAGCGGCGACTGGTAGCCGTAGGCTGTGCGTTCAGTATCGATGCCGATGCCACTCTTGCCGAGACGCAGGGACTGTTCGGCCTCCTGAACGGACCGACCGATGCAGGACCAAATGCCTATGCCTGTGATTACTGTGCGTCGCATAGGCTGGGCTTTACTTCGATGATAGAGCGGATGAGGTCGCGCAGGGTGTGCGTGTTCTTCGCATCTGTCATGTCGAGTTTAATGTTGAAGTTCGTTTCACACATCATAATGAAGTCCACAATGTCGATAGAATCGAGATTGAGGTCTTCATGCAGATTGTCGTCGAGGTGGATGTCCTCGGCTGCAGGCATGTTGTCGAAGTGGGCTGTGAGGAGCGCCACGATACGAGCGAAAAGTTTTTCTTCCATAATTTGATGAATTGATAATTTAATGAATTGATGAATTTATGAGAACCCAGCCGAGAACGGCTGGGCACGGTGACTAACCTTTCCAGAGACGGTCGCCGGAGTTACGACGCATGAAATTAGCGCCATCCTGAGACTCCTGAGCGATGCCACCACGTCCGTACTTGTTGACATGGAGGCCGTTGCGCTTGATAGACAGCATAACCGCTGTAAACTCAGAGAGAGAAGAGCGGAGTCCGTCGATATCCTCTTTGGTGAGAGTGCCTTCACCCGATGGAGAGCCATCGGGCACGGTGGCGAAGTCGGAGAGGTTGCCTTCGTCATAGGTGCGATAGGCATGGCCATTGGAGTAGTTCTTATCAAACTTCACGATAGCCGCGAGGAGATCGGGACGTGCCATTTGCATTGCTGCTGTTGTCTCGCGTCCAATCACCATTTCAGGACCACGTTCACCCACCAATGACGGTTGACCGTTGACCATGGTGGCGATAGGTGACGTTACGAGACCCGTCTGCAGTTGTGGCACCTGGCGAGCCTGATAGACATAGCCATCAGAACCGAGGACAGGCGTTCTATCCCCGCCGGCAGCACCGACGGGCGCACTGGAGCCCGCTGGTGAAGCAGCGGGAGTAGTGGAAGATGGAGAGTAGCCAGATTGAGAGGGACTTCCGGCGGGAGAACCGCCGGACACACTTTGGACGTTACCACTGTCATAGGTGAGCATACCCGTGGCGAGTTTGACGTTAGGGCCAGAATCGGAAGAAGAAGCATCGCTACCACCACCGCCAAAGGCAGCATCTATAGCCCATGAGAGCAGTCCCATCAGCAAGGCGGTGATGACACCGATAAGCGGAATACCCCAGAAGCCCAGGGTGCCGATGATCTTAGCTGCACCACCGGCAATACCGAGGGGCACCTTCTTCGCCGTATTACCAGCTTCCTCCGTCAATTCAACCGTATTAGCGGCAGAGTGTTGTGTGAGACGTGCTGCATCGCCAGTAGTCTGAGCTGTCAACATCAGCGACTGGTAGAGCTGCTGTATTTGCAGCATGGTCTGCTGGTGCATTGTCTCATCCATTTCCTCCTGACGGTAGTAGAGTTGCTTAGTGACACGGCGCGTGAGATCCTGAGCGATGAGTTGCAGGGACATCTTCACATACGACTTCAGCATGTCTTTCAGCAAGTCTTTCATCTTGACATCCGACTGTTCGGTGTCGTAGATCATGTTACCCAGCGACTCCCCTACCCCTTCGGCAAAGGTGTTCAGCGGTTCGGAGAAGTTTTGGAGCAGAGATACCCGCTCATGGAACTTACGAGCCACCTGGTCGGCCATGTTAGACTGAGCCTCCATCATCTGACGTTTAGCATCCGTCAGCTGCTGTTCAGAGATCTTATCCTGTTCACGCAGACGCGCCATATCCTCATAGTAGAGACGGGCACGTTCAGCCAGCAGGCGATAGCGCAGGATTTCGGGGTCAGAATCGATGTTCCAGGACATACCCATCTGCTGTCCGATGTTCTTATCAGACTCGAAGCGCTGCTGGTCGCTGTTGATGGTTGACAGCTGCTGTGTTGACTGGTCGATACTCTGAATGGTAGGATTGTTATTAAAGATGAAATCCGCCCGACGTTTTGCCTCGTCGTAGGCTTTCTTCTGAGCATCAGTATAGGCATCAGAGTATTCGATGAGTTTCTGGTAGAACACCTTGAACTGGTCAGCAGACATATCGAGCAATGACGAGAGGCCCGTGCCGGCGAGATAAGACTTGTAATCCTTACCGAAGAGGATAGTGAGCACCTTATCAGGTGCATCCTCACTGTTGGCATCGACAGAGAGCAGGTCAACGACATTCTTACGGGCCGATGCAAACGCCTTTTGCCACTGTTCGGTACGGTCATCGAGGAACTGTTGGATAGCCTCGTTGTTACCCTTCTGCGACCACCCCATCATCTGAGCAATCTGTTCAGAGGTCAGTTCGGCGACACCAAACTGTTCCATCTGGTTCTCGTAGTCGAGGTTTACCTTGCCCGTATAGTTCTTTTCCAGAAGCACCTTCTGGCGGTCCTGGTAAGCCTTATTCTGTTGGTTAGCGTTTTTCAGTTCATTCTCAGTAGCCTTACGCCATATCTGATCGAGAAGCACAGAACCATTCTGTCCCAGTTCTTTCGAGAGTACCGTAATCATTTCCTTCAGTTTGTCGATATCATTATGGATGATGTTATCGAGCAACTGTGTGGACTGGTTAGTACCATCCTCAGACAGCGGTTCGTAGAGGTCGTTAATCATCGACTGGCGGAAGTCAGCCCAATCGTTCTCAGTGCCAGCGATAGCCTGACGGACATTAGCCAGTGCATTATTCATTCGGACGGTCATACCATCAACGAGTTTCTTCTGGAGTTCAGAATCCATGCCCGTCTTAGTAGCCATTTCCGTAATGGCAGCAATCTGACGCTCGTAGTAGTTCTTGACATTATCGACGATAGCCTGAGCCTTAGCCTGTTCCTCCTTCATTTCCGCACGGAGCGCCTTGCGTCGAGCCGCTTCCTCAGCCTTGCGGCGACGTTCTGCCTCTTTATCGGGTGCATCGTTATCAAGAGCACCAGGAGACTCGTCTTCGGTGGCGGTGACGAGATCATCTTCAAACGGCTTCCACTTTTTATTGACGCGGTTCATGGCATTGGTAGCCGAGTAAGCCTGCGAAGCATAACGGGTGGCAGCATAAAGCATCTGTTCAGCCTGGGTAAGGGCGCGGGTGTTGTTGGCACGGATCTCGTTTGGTGTGAGTGTGCTTTCAGGACCGCTATTCATTCGCATGTCACGAACATAGCCATGCACATCGAACCATTCCGTCGGTGACTTGCTGGAACGAGACTTGTAAGCATCAGCGGCTATTTCGCCATTGACACCCAGTTTTCTTGCCAGGTCTTTGTTGATTTCTTCGACAGACTTGCCGGCTTTCTGCATATCATCGACATAGGCTTTGAGCCATGTGCCGTTGTAGGCAGAGCCACCCGCCACGTTGTCGTATTCCGTGAGGCGGTCGGCAGACCATCCGACACGAGGAGACACCTGACTGGTGATGTCCTTTTCCTTCATCTGGAGGGCAATCTTCGCACGGAGTTGCTTTACCACCTCCTTATAGGCTTTGGCGATATCATCAGCCGTAGATTTCTCGGTGAGCATCTTCGAGAGATACTGGCCATACTCCTTGTTAAAGTTACGAATAGCAGCCGCACGTTGACGTGAGCCGTTGGCCGCTTCGTCGATAGCCTTCTTAAAGCGCTTCAGGCGGTCGTCAGCAATAGCAAACTCACGGTTAAAGTCGGACATGGTGCTATTGAAGCCCTGCATCCACGTTGTTGCCTCGTTGCCTTTCTTGATGACAGAAGCGATGGCGATAGCGAGACCCGTGAGAAGAGAGATACAGAGGCCGATGACGTTCATCTTCTGGGCCGTATTCAGGGCGTGCCATGCAGCCACCAATCCCTTTGTCTGCAGGGTGGCGAGTACCGCATTCTTACCCATGAGTCCGATAGACGATGCGAGGCCGATGATAGCGACAGAGGCACCCTTGAAGAGCAAACCTGTGAGGATTGCCGGCAGGAGTGCGAGGAGTATCTTCAATTCAGCAGCAATCAGTCCGAGGAGGTTTTTCATTATCCACATGGAAGCCTCGTTGGAAGTCATCGACTTCGAGAGGTCGTACCATGCCTGAGCCATCTGCTTGACCATATCCACCCCTTCAGGGTTGGTGAAAGCCTTTGCCCAGAGGTTGTTACCCTTTTCGAGAATGGCATTGGCTGTGTCCTGTTTCAGAGCATACTCATTAGTAAGAGACGTAGCTTCCTCAAAGGCGACGTTAGACTCTTCGACATGAGCACGAACGGTATCGACATTCTTAGACATGGTAGCCATGACACCTATCAGGCGCTGTCCCTCAGAACCGAGGTCTTTCCAGATGTTGCCAAGGGCATTCATATTACCCTTTTCGCGCATCTTCTCCATGATCTGAAGAATAGCCTCCATCGCCTTACCCTGTGAGAAGAGGTTATTGATGGTGCCCTTCTCCATGTTCAGCTGCTGTTCAATCAGGTTGTGGTTGGTTTGCAGCGACGTGAAGAGTTTACCGAAAGCCGTGGCCGCCACTTCAGGAGCCTGCCCAAGTGCATCGGCAGCAGAGCCGAGTGCCAGCAGTTCGGGCGTAGTGATGCCCGTGATGCGGGAGAGACCCGTGAGGCGCTTCGCGAAGTCCACGATATGCGTTCCTGATGCCGTAGAAGTGGCCGAAAGCTGGTTGATGGATGAGCCGACAGCAAGCATGGAGCGTTCGACACCAAGTTTGGGTATCAGTCCCATGGTATCGACGAGCTTAGAGATCTGCAAGAGGCTGTCATCGCCAAGGTCATCAGACAGTGCCACCTTTACCTGGTCGGCAGCACGGACGAATGCGCTCATGCCTTCTACACCGTACTTTCCGAATCCCATCTTACCGCCTTGATAAGCGAGGTCGGCCAAATCCTGTACCGTAGAGCGCGTGTTGAGTGTTGCCAGGCTGTCAGATAGTTCGTTGACCTCCTTTGTGGCGAGACCCGTCACCTTGCGGATGTCGGCGAGTTGGTCAGAATAAGCCAGGTTGCTTTGCAGCATCCCCTGGAGTTTCTGCTGTGCGATAGAGAACAGTTGGAACACACCAAAGTACATGGAGATATTACGGAAGGTTGTCTTCCATGCAGACCCCTGCCTATTGATAGCCCCAGTGGTGCGTTCTATCTCGCCACGGATAGCGGCGAGTTGTTTTTGCTTATCGATATACTGCTGTTGGTCGCGGTTGAGCTTTGCCATTTCATTCTCCAACTGCTTTGCAGCCTTTTGGAGCGTTTCGAGTGGTGCTTTGCGGAGGTTGCCAGGCTTCAAGAGGTCCCCGATATTCACCAGTTCGTGATCGACACCATCGAGAATGTTTTTCAGCTGCTTCATCTGTTCGTTGAGTTTCTTACGAACAGTATCATTCGTGCCGAGGTTGTTCAACTTCTTCTGAATCTCATCGATGGCAGCCTTTATCTCCTTTGGCGAGAATTTCTTGGGGTCGAGGATGATATTATCAGCCTTTTGCTGGAGTTGGTCGGTGGTCAATTCAATCTGTTTCTCCTTGCCAGCGATAGCGTCCAGTTGGTCATCACACTTTTTCAGTTCGGCATTGATGCGCTCGATCTCAGTAACCACATTGCCCGATGCCGGCAGGATGCCACCCTTACCCAGTTGGTCACGATAAGAAACCAGGTTAGCACGAGCGGTGCGGAGTGCATCGGCAGAAGCCCCACCATCGCTGATGGTAGAGACGGCACGACGCGCCTGTTCGTTTTGGAGCTGATGTAGGATGTTGACCTGTCCCTGATAGGCGCTACTCGTCTTCTGCGTGGACTCCACCAGCTGTTTCTGCTGATTGATGGCACGTTGCAGCCAGGAATCCGTCTGCGTGGAGAGTTCGCCCATGTGCTTTTTGATGTTAATCATTTCGCCATTCATCACCTTAATCTGGTCGGTAATAGCCTTGTATTTCTGGCGTAACTCTTCCAGTTTCGGGCTGGACTCACTGGTGCGCGAGATTTCCTTCTTCACCTGACGGAGCGCCTGGTTCAGTTGAGACAGCGACGCATTAGAGAGGTTGGTAATGACCTTCTCCACCTTTTTCATGTCCGCCTCCTGCTGTTTGATGAGCGCACGGAGGTCGGCCATTTCCTTTTGCAGTTTCTGGGCACGTTGAGCGCCAGTAGCTGTGGACGTGTTGATGGCATCATACGCCTTCTGCAAGCGCGACAGTTCGTTGCGCATGGCTTTTACGGCTGCTACTGGTTGTGCTGAATCCGCACTGATTTTGATGTATATCTGTTTATCGGCCATAATTGGTAGATATTAGAATTGGAACACGAGTGGTGGCAGGTCTTCGATATCACGGAACACCTCTACAGACAGTTCGCGTCCGTAGAAGTCTTCGTAATAGCGCTGCATACGAGAGGCTACATGTCGAGCCTCCATCATTATCGATGGTCGGGCGCTTTCGCCCATGACGGCAATCCACTGGCGGACATAGCGGCGGTTATGGCGGGCCTTACGGTCACGGCGCACCACGTCGAGCGGTCGGCCACCGACAGTACCCATATCGACGAAACGCAGATAGTCGCGGAAACCGAGGCTGATAGCTTCATGCCCAGGAGTGGCATCGATGCGGGAAGTAAAAGAGCGGGCACCTTTACCTGTTGCATACCATGAGCCATGTCTGTGACGATACTCGTTGACCTGACGGAAGCCTGGGTAGATCTCCGTCGGGAACACATGCTGTGTCTGCATGTTCGCCTGAAGTGCTTGCACGGCATCCATCGCGAAGCGGCGCAGGACCACATTCGGGCGACGCATTGGTTTTTCGAGTTGTGCTGCCATTGTTCTTATTTTGCACAAAGATACGAAGAAGCGGCAGCGAGGACGGGACAAAAAGACCCAGCGGAGAGGCTCTGGGAGGAAAAGAAAAACCCAGCCGAGAACGGCTGGGAGTGGTGGAGAATGTCGCTATGGCATAGCGACAGACGGAACGAGGAAGAATGATATTATACTGCTATACGATTTTCTTTTGCCAGACGAGCACATAATGCCTCACAAAGCACTCGGCTCATATTCACCTCTACAGCATTACCGATAAATTTCTTTTGCTCTGCCTGAGTTCCTATAAGCACGTAATCTTCTGGGAAACCCATAATCTTTTTCAATTCAGTAATTTTAAGCATACGCATCTTTATATCAACGATGCCATACATAGCCATAAACTCTTTAACCTTTTTAGTCATAGGGCTGTCATCTTCATAAATAGCGATACCAATACCTTTTTCGGTACTAATTAAATATGGTGGCATCTTATCCATCCGTGCTATCAAAGTAAAACAAGGGTTATCAATACTACTACCAGCACTGAAAAACTGAGGATTTACCAAATAATGTCTTACCCTTGTCGTTAAAGTAGTACATGGTACATTTATACTATGATTATGATCTTTCCCCCCGTAGTATTCCGTGAGGTACTTTGCTGATACAATTTTTTGCTTAGGAGTTGTTAGTACAGCCGGACACGGTTTATCTAAATCCGAAAGTTGGCCACCACCACTATATTCATTTGCCATGAACACACTTTTAACGATACCAAATCTATCAGCCGTTGTTATCGTTGGAGCTGGTTCTTCTATTGAATGATTGTAGCCATTACCGTAATAAGCAGTAATGAAAGCATGATGGTCCCTGGTAGTAATAGCACCAGAGGGGCCATCAACAGAAATATTCTTTCCTTCAGGACTTCCACCAAACTGCTTCGACAGAAAATTACATTTTACCAATCCCAACCGATTTTGCACAGCTACAGTAGGACACGGCTCATCAATAGACGGTGCCACATGATGATGGTTCTGGTTCATAGAATTATATTTCAATATCCATGCCTCATGTTGCTTCTTACCTCCTGCAACAAACTTCACAAGACCTGCATAGATGCGTTCAAGAGTGCGCTCACACAAAGGTTTTTTCTTCCCGAAAATACTGGTACCCTCATCATTCAAATCTAATACCTCTTTAACAGGTTTCCATTTGTCATAATCATGGAATAAGCCTCCATCATCCACTACTTTAGTATGAGTTTGTATAGGGAAAACGATAGGAAGTCCATGAAGAGCAAACTGACCAAAGAAACGCTTTCGTGAAGTATAAGCACCAAAATCTGCAGCATTCAGGATGCGCCAGTCGAAGTCATAGCCATAACTGCAAACATTGCGCACCCATCGAAGATACGAAGTACCCTTATGTTTGCTGACAGGTTTTCCATGCTCATCGAGTTCACCCCAACACATAAACTCCTCTACATTTTCAATCTGGATATAGTCAGGTCTAATGGCTTCAATATATCGAAACAAATGCTCCGCTAAAGTACGTGAATCAGCGTCACGAGGCTGCCCACCTTTTGCCCTGCTGAAATTCGTACATTCCAGACTGGCCCATAATACCACATGGGCACCAGGATATAGCGCTTTCATTTTATCCAGGTGTGCCACCAACGGGGATAGTTCCAAAGTACGAATATCCTCTGTAAAATGAAGTGTATCAGGATGGTTAGCCTGGTGGGATAAAATAGCGTTAGCATCGTGGTTTACACAAGCGATTACACGCGCACATTTCTCTCCATAAACTCGCGCATATTCTACTCCTGTAGAAGTGCCTCCTGCACCACAAAACAAATCTATATATAGTAACTTAATATTTTCTTTCATATAGGAATTAAAACAAGAATTACGATTATCAAAGCCGTAATAATTGGACGGCGGCGGGGACGGATGTCACCACGGATGTAGGACTTTGTGGAAGTTCTGGATGGTGAAGGGAGTGGGCGCTTAATGTCGTATGGATCGATGCGCTCCAGCCGTCGTGGATCGTGGTTCTTTTTCTTCTGATGCTTCATTCGCGGTTAGACTGGGTGGCGGACCATTTGAGGTTAGAGAAATGATTATTGGTGCGGTTGCCATCGATGTGGATGACGTGGGGAAGGTTGTCGGGGTTAGGGACAAAGGCTTCTGCCACGAGGCGATGCACCTTGAAGTTCTTACCAGCGAGACGGACACGGCGATAGCCTTTGCCGTTGAAGGATGCTATCTCCTTACAGAGAGCGCCAGGACTCGATGGAGAACCATCGAGCAAGGTGGCTGTAGGAGCTGATAGGACACGGCCATCTTTCGCAATGAAATAGGATGTGCGGCCATGCCGGAAGAAGCAGGCCACCTCTATACGGTGAGTAACACCAGGACAGTTGGTGGCACAGCCCTCATCAGCAACAAGTGACTTTGCGATAAAATCACAGTTATACATATTATCCATTACTTTGTGCCGGTATGTCCGTAACCGCCATCGCCACGTTCGGTATCGTCGAGGACTGTCACGGGGTTCCACTCTGCCTGTTCGTAAGAAGCAATCACCAGTTGGGCGATGCGTTCGCCATCGGTGATCTCGAAGGGGATGTTGCTGAGATTGATGAGCAACACACCGATTTCGCCACGGTAGTCAGCATCGATGGTGCCTGGTGCATTGAGCACGGTGACACCATGTTTCAGAGCGAGTCCTGAGCGTGGGCGCACCTGAACCTCGTAGCCTGCGGGGAGTGCGATATGCAGGCCGGTGGGGACTAATACACGCTCCATGGGTTGCAGAACGATAGGCTCTGTGAGGTTAGCACGGAGATCCATGCCTGCAGACTGAGCTGTGGCATATTCTGGGAGCGCGTGGAGGGAATCGTTGATGATATCTATTTTCATTATTCTTCGAGTTTCATTGGCATACACAATTCGGTGAGGACGGAGTTTTCCGCATCCTCTTTAATCAGCATAGCATGAGCAGGGTCAGAGAGTTCGATACGCACATTGTCGGTACTGATGTTATCCAGCAGTTTCAGGAGCGTAACCGCCTTGAAGCCGATGGCGAAAGCGTCTGGCAGCGTCAGCGGCTTATCCACCTCGGCGAGTGTCAGGTTCTCAGAGGCAGACTTCGAGAAATCGATGTCGGCAGCGGAGAGGTTGACAAACATACCATCCTTAGAGAGCTTGACCATATTAGAGGCATCGGAGGCCATCAGCTGCACACGTTTGAGGGCACCGAGAAGTGATGCCACCGGCAGTATCACATGATAAGGATTGCTCTTTGGAATGACGCTGTTGTAGTTGGGATATTTCTTTTCGATGTCACGAATGGTGAAAGAGATATCGCCAGCACGGAGGCATACATGCTTACCGTCGTACAGCACTTCGATAGCTTCTACACCGAGGAATGGTGTCTGGAGTGATCCTACGATGGTGTTAGGAATGAGGATGACCGTCTTTTCGCCTGACAGGAACGGCGCACCATGGAAATACTCATACTTATAGAGGCTATGGCCGTCGGTACCCACAAAGATAACCTGTTCATCTTTCACGTCGAGGGCTACTGCAGACATCTGCGGACGCAGGGTGTCATCGACAGCCGTACAGCCGTTGGCAGCCTTGACAGCAGGGAAGAATATATTGGCAGGAACGGTGAAAGCCGTTTTAGGTGTGGCCACATCAGCCACCTTGGGATATTCGGCAGAGTCTTCGATAGGTACAGACACCTGTCCGCTCTGATAGATGACACGAGCGATATGTGCGGTCATGTCGATATCGAACGTCACGGGCTGTTCAGGCAGAGAGCCAAGTAGCGGGATGATGTCGGCAGCAGGCAGGCAGAACGGCTGGAATGTGTCGCCAGCATCCATGAGGATGCCCACCGGCATGGTGAGGGCGTTCTCCAGTGACGAGCCAGTGATGAAGAACTTATCGCCTACCTGCGTAAAGAGGTGGCTGGTCAGGATGGGAAGGCTGCATTTGCGTTGGATGACTGCGCCGGTGGCCTTCAGAACACGGAGCAGTTCGCGGGATGATACGTTGAATTTCATTGTTAATGCTTTTTTAGGGACCCAGCCGAGAACGGCTGGGCACAGGGGTTAGAATGGGAGGTCGTCGTTGGCTTCGCCACCGCCAAACGGGTCGTATTCAGAAGAGGCAGGCTGAGTATAGCCGGCTATACCCTGAGCGACAGGTGCGGAACTGTTACGTGGCTGCTGCGTGTTCTGGTCTTCCACCAGGTAGGAGTCGCCCATCTGATAGGGAACCAGCATAGAGATAGCGCGTGAGAGGTCGGTTCCCTGAGTATCGGACTGGTCTTTCCATTCAGGATGATCAGCGATGACACGCGCTTTGAGAGCTGCACGAATCTTGTTACGCTTCTCTTCGGGCAGGGTGTAGGCCACCTGATAGGCAGGGACGTTGTAAAGTGTAATCTCTTCACCCTTACGCATGAGCGACTGCTTGACCGCATCGATGTACTTACCATTGCAAGAGCGCTGGAGGAAGTTCAGGAATGCACGGAAGCCGGAGGCGTTGCGCTTACCCTCATCGCGAGTGTCCTGTTGTATCTCTATGCCATTGATGCCGGCAGGGATGAAGATGCCAGGAATGGGTTTGCCACCCTCTGTGAGCGTGAGATTTAAAAACCTTGCACCGATAAAGGTGCCGATGTCGATAGAAAATCTGTAACGTGCCATAATTTTACTTTTAAGTTAATTTTTTATTGTTATTACGTTGTTTCCTTAGTGAGACCCAGCCGAGAACGGCTGGGCACAGGGACTTAGAAGGGGAGGTCATCTTCTGGCGGTGCGGTAGAGGCAGGTGTGGCGGTTGCTGCTGTTGGCGTGGCAGGAGCAGCGCCAGAAGCCCTTTTGCGCTGACGGCCATCGAGGTAAGAGCGCCAGCGCTGCTGTTCCTCTTCGGTGAGTGTAACCACGTTGCCGTTGTCGTCGGTGATTGGTGCTGGGTCTGGCTGTGCCAGGAATGCCTCGTAAGCCTTCATCAGTTCATCGTTGTTAGCGGGTATGGTATCTTTGCCGGAGCGATAGAAATATACCGCATGTTCAGTGCGTACCAATTCGCGGATCTGCTTAGGTGCAATCGTTGCATCCTCTTCCCACTCACGGCCCTCGAAGTAACGACGCGTACACCAAGCCTGGTGTGCGAAGTAGTTGGTCTGTTCCGCCTTTTTGAGCACCTTACCATCCGCTTTCTTGAAGAGTTGTGGCGGGTTCATCAGGATGCCGGCAGTCTCGCAGTAATCGAGGATGCGGCGTTTGAATGCCTTGGGAGAGAATGAGTCAGTCTTATTTTTCGATGCCTCTGCGAAGTCGGACTTATATTCTTCCAGCATAGAGTCGAGATCGACGGGAACACCATAGACATGTTCCTGAGCGAAGAACACACGAGCAAAACGCAGGAATGCTTCGCCAAGCGACTGCGTAAGAGTACGCTGTTCCATGTACTTCTTCTGAGCATCCACCTTTTCGTCGTAGCGCATGACAAACTGCACAGCGAGGGCGCATATCATGGCAATCTGATTGCGTGAGGTGGCGGACAGTTTTTCAGGAGAAACGGCGTTGAAGTCTGGCATGATGTCCGAAATATAGCGAGCCGCTTTGTTCTTCATTATATTTTGGCCACAGAAGCGATGAGAGAAACCACCCAGACAGACACGGCGCATGGTAGAGTCGTCGAGGTCGTGGAGCGGATAGTTAGACGTGACCACATGGCCAGGACCCTCAGACAATGGGATGGTAATACGATCCTTATACATATAGCGGACGGAGAAATCACCCGTTGTGAGGTTGTAGAGCTTACCAAAGTCAAGACTGGCATCCACATCCTCCCAGTGTACGATGCGGTGTTTGTGGTGCTGGTACTCAGCCAGGTTAGCCGAGAACTCCTTATTACTAATAAGGTCGCGTCCGTTGATGTTCAGGATATGCGCTGCACATCCGGCAAAGATACGCACGAATGTAGATTTACCTGAGCCACCTTCAGCACGATTGGCTGCAGACACCACGTTTTCGATGAGATAAGAGATACAATTAGACTTCGAGTCACGGTAGCGCCAGAGCATACGTCCCAAACAGAATATCAGGTTAGCAAAACGACAATCCAGTTCCATCTGTTCCTCAGAAGAGAACTGTTTGCCGTCGTGAATCAGGCGCTGTTCCTGTTCCCACTCCTCATTCGCAAAGCCACGAATGACGCGGAGCGTGGGCCACATTTCATCCTCATGCTTACCCTTCCAATCGACGAGCCAGCGATGAGACTGTGCCCATAGAGCCAGGTCGTTTTTATCCTGTTCCAGTTGAGACAGCGTATATAGCGGTTTGCCGTTGTCATCCTTTTCAGCCTCTTTAGCCTTGATAGCCTCCAAACGACGACGATATTCGGGGTTCTCTGAAATCTCGAACGGCAGTTCTTTGAGCGGCGTGATGTTCCAATGCAGTTTCTCGCCACGTTCCACGTTGAAGTCTATCTGGTCGTAGGGGAGCAAAGTTATCTCGTTGTCGGTGATGCGGAGGGCACCATTCTCGTAGAAGAAATGTTCGATGTGGCGACCATAGCCCTCGTTATAGTTCATCTTAACAGCAGGCAGCGAGGCAATCGTCTTCTCGTTGATCTCCTTATTCGCACGAAGTACAGACTGCACCATCAGCTCATATTCATCGGGAAGACCAGGGCGAGCGTCGTTGAGTTGACGTGCATACGCCTTCAGGTGTTCGATGGTAGCCTGCACCATAGACTGCGGTTCCAGTTCGTCGGCAAAGGGACCATCGATATGCACATAGCGTCCAATCTTATCCGGCTCATCGGGTCGCACGTCGCGAGCATAACCCGCACTGGCCATAAACTCCCAAAGCGTAGCCGGATTGATGGTATAGTACACCTCTTTCACCATGCCATTCTTATCCCTTTTCTCTTTGCGCTCGAAGGGGTCGCTGCTGAGAGCCGACGTGATACATGAAGAAAAGAGGCGGTTGATGTCCTCATCGTTCTGGAACGCCTCACGCGGCAGCATGTGGTAAGCCAGGAAGAAGTCGCGTACCGTCTGTGAGGGGTGGCAGAAGAGACGAGGGAAATACAGGTGTGCCCTATCAGTCATTGTCTCTGGCAGTTGGGCACGTAGCACGTCACGATAGCGGCAGCTGATGTCACGGGCACGGAGTGTCTGTTTCGTGTCAGAGGCGAAGAGGGTGTAGATGTTATCCGCAAAGCGGTGCATCTTATTATAATGAATATTCGAGAAAGGCACATCGCCATAGGGGAAGCACACATGATACCAACGGTTGCCGAACTGCTTGGGGTATGTGTGTCGCAGTGCCTTCAGGTGGTAGTAGGTAGCAATGGCATCCTGAGCCGAGGTGCAATAGATGACAGCACGAGCCTTGATATCCTTATCGCGGATGGGCACGTCTATCAGTTCCATTTTCGGGTTGCCGTTCTTATCGGAAGACTCCTGCCATTCCTGTTTTACCTCAGTCACCCGTTCCTCTGGGTCGAGTTCCTGAATGGCCTTGCGTACACCCGTCGTGTCGGATGTGCGCAGTTCGACGGCGCGTAAGAAGACCTTATCGCCCGCCAGCCAACGGCTTACCTTGGTGGTGGTATGCTCCTCGGTTGTAGAGAACACCATAGGGGGCTGTTCCTCGATGGCCGGACGGAAGATAGAGCCACAATCCTCGTTCTCATCATCGGCGAGCGCGACAAAGATAGGGTTCCAAGGCGTAGATACCAGCACCTCAGACTGAGGTTCGCCCTGGCGAGAGACAGCAGGCAGCGTCACCTTACCAACCGCATAAACGTGGAAGTCCTTTTGAATCATGGACGGGTGGAAATGCCAGTCAGCCTCTTTGTTGGCCGTATCGAAGCCATACTGTTCGATGCCATCGCGTGAGAGCCATGTGGTGCATCCGAGTGCTGCGAGATCCTGCGGTGTGAAGTCCGTCTTAGGCTCGAATGTCAGCACCTCTTGTGGTCGCACGGCAGTCTCTCGGTAGTCGCGAGCCAGCAGCTGTGGCCACTTCTCTTTGATTTCCTCACGGGTATGTCCCATCTTCTCGGCCAATCCGAGGCAGGCATGTCGCAGGTCCTCTCCCACACAGATGAATGTCTGCGGAGCGTGTGCATCCTTACGCCACCAATAGCCCAGCCCCATCATTGCAGCATACAGTTCGATGGCTCCATAGCCACCCCGTCGCGTCTTGGTACAGAACCAATATTCGACAGGTTTACCATAGAGGCCACCACGACGGCGGTGGTAGATGATGAAATGCGGGGTGCTTTTCCCGCCGGCAGAACCAGCGGACGCACTGGCATTACCCTTACAGAACGGACACCAACATGCCGTCTGTCCCTCTTCTGTCTGCTGGTCGGCAGGTTGTATGAGGAGGTTCAGCGGTAATGCTGCAAGTTCGTCTATGAGTGGGTCGTAGATCATACCAAATATTATGCAGGGTCAGGGAGAAGAGAGAAGCACTGCCATACAGACCAGGAGGTGCGGAGGCAGTCGTAAACGGCATTATGGACGTTGCCATCGCCCGTATATTTAGGCAGGGCCTCGTAGATCTTAGCATGGTCGGCCAATGCCTCTTCGTTGGCAGCGAAATGGCTACCTATCTCGGCAATGAATGTACGAGCATCGCGATAGTTATGGTACGGCACAGGGAAGCGCTCTTCGAGGTTGTAGGTGCGCAGTATGGTGCGCAAAACGCTGATGTCGAAGTCAGAGCCTTGTGCCCAGAGGCAGAGCATGTCAGACTGTGTGGCCGTTTTTACCTCGTTGAGCCATTCGATGAAGTTAGCGAATACCTCCTGCAGCGGATAGCAATCGCCAGAGAGCACTTCGGCCTTTACCTCTTCCGGCTTTTCAGCCCACCACTTCACGGTAGATGGTGAGAAGTCGAACCCGTCGGCTACGCAAGATCGGATATCCACCTTGCACTCGAACGGCGGGATATTGATGGGAAACAACTCGTCAGCAGAGGACGCATGACGATTGAAAACAACAGCAGCTATCTGTACGATGGCAGCATTAGAAGCCAGCGATAGGCTTTCAAGGTCGAATGTAATATCAATCAGTTTCATATTTTTGCTTTTAGTACCCAGCCGAGAACGGCTGGGACGGTTGCTATACGTTTAGGAACTTATCAATGGTGAGCCAATGGACTGAGCAGGGATGATGACGATGGAACGCTGCATCGATGAGTATGCGCATATCGTCCAGGCTGCAGAAGTGGTAGTTTGGTTCACAGAGTTTCACTGCCATGCGCCAATACCCCTTACCATTACGTTTGATAGTGTCATGCTCTTCGGTGATGACCACCTGACGAGCGATACCATTACCATTGCCGATGAGAAAACGGAACACATCAGATAGCAGACGATGCGAGGCACCGCGAAAGAGGAAGAAGAGTTGATCTTCATCGGGTCCTCGAAAGTCTGTTGTAGCCGCTATAAGAAGATGTCTGCGACGGTCTTTCAGCGGTCTTCCTGGTTTTCTTCGACATGGCTGTCTCATTATGTTTCGCTTAGAGCTGCAGCCTCACGTTCAAACTCCTGTAAGATGGTGAGTATTCCCACCTTTTCGTAGTCCGCCCAATCATCGTTGGAGAACTTATTGATAACGGAGTTGGAACCCATACCGAGTGTGTTCATGTGTTCCATGAACAGTTTTTTCATACCGATGGTCATGCCGAGCATACGGTAGAACACGCCTTTGCCACTAACCATGTCGTCGGATGTAGGCTGCGACATATCCAGGTTAGGCGGAAAAATCTCCTCCTGATGTTGAGAGAGGAAGTCGCGTTTGATCTGGTCGATGCCTTTCAATTCCCATTCTTTGAATCCAAATCGGAAGAAACGGTTGTAGGCCAGTCCCCACTTCATTTCGTGGCGAAGCATGACCTCTGCCAACAATTTTTTCTGATTTGGAGTCAGATCATCACACTGGAGGTGTACCTCTGGCTGTTGTAACTTCTCAATAATCATGTTGATATATAAAAATATTTTTGTAATTTTGTGCAAAGATATGAATTTTAATTTGAAAAATCAAAGATTATATTAGTTTTTGTTGGAAATTTAACATTTAGATAAAATTTAATGTCAGATTTTGGCGTTTAATAATTAAAGATAATATAAGGTGGAAACTATGCGATATACAACCTTTATTGTTAAATATATATAAATAATTAGTTATGGACTACAGTTTCAATTATGGTTTTCTGCGAGAGTTCAAAGAGGCCAACAAGTTATCGAAGAAAGACCTGTTAGAGGCGTTAGGGAGTTCAGATTATACTGGCATTAACCGTTGGCTGGACGGGAAGACCCCCATCCATGTCACGGCTATGCTAAGGTTGTGTAACTACTATAACATACCGATGAGCGGTTTCTTCTTCGACGGTGACGGTAAGAGTACGCTGACTATCGAAAGACCCACTGAAGACAGTCAGACCATGCCAACGGACGGTTACGGCATCGGCAATGGTGCCGGAAAGAGCATCATCGAGACACAGGTTAGGGAGCGCCAGGTGAGCAGCAGGGCACAGGCAGCAGCGGTGACGGCAGGACTGGAACGCAAGGAACAGCTGTTGAAGATGCGCGATGCCGAGGAGGAAGCGGCGGCAAAGGATCGGGATATTACCCAGCCGAAAACGGCTGGGAGTGGTGGCAACATTCCCAGCGGAGAAACCACTGTGCACACGGACAGACCCATTGAGGCAGTCGGAGGGGAATGTGAGAGTGAAACTATACTGCGATTGCGGTTGGAGCACACAAAGGAGATTATCAAACTGGAGCGTGAGCACCATGAGCGCGAGGACCACATCAGGCGAGACTGTCAGGCAGGATTTGATGCGGAGCGCAATCGGCTAATGGATATCATTGAGCGGCAGAATGCCGAGTTGACGAAGTTCTACCAGCGGAGCCAGCGTGGTTCGTTCATGTCAGGAATAGCTGCTGACGACGGGCCAGAAGAGACGTAGGAAAAACCGCCTGCTGTGTCATCGCGACAGGGCAGGCGGCAACCTTAAAATCTAATACCATGAATTACATTCGATATTTAACCTTATGTCACAAAGTCACACTTGACGATGTTGCGGTCCAAACTACTAATCTACTAAAACAAATCATTACTTTATAACTATTTTTAATCGTATGAGGTCTAATTGTTGCGCTGACGTTTAGCGGCATTCATGTTGCAGATGAAATTGCCCTCGGTGGTGGGGTGCAATCCCTCTGCATGGCATGGGTACTCAGTACCGATGAAAAATGTCTCTCCACAAAGGAAGAACTGCGGCGTGACATTGAGCGTGACGCTGCGACCTGTGGTGGATGGACGCATATCGAGCATCGCCATGAGCGGATAGATCTCGACAACGGGGAGTGCCTGGCGGTCTTTCTCAGCACGGATGGCTTTGCGGAGCCATTGGGGGCAGTCGGGCGCATTCTTGCCACTGGCAGCAGCACGAGCACGAGCAGCTGCTGTGCGACCGGCGGCACGTCCCTGCGGGAAACGGCTACCCGATGGAGAAGCATCAGGCACGGTGGCAGCTTCGTCGCCATAGAAATGGAGGAAGGTGACGAATGTATAGCGAGACATCAGTTGATCGAGCGCCTTCATGTCGGCCTCACGGTCATCAGTCCGTTTCAGTTTGGCAATGGCAGCCCACTGGTCAAAGGTCTTCAGCTGTTTAGCATCCTTCCAGGCGAGGTGTTCCTTGGAGTATGTCTTATCCCATGTGTCGGAGGGATGGAAGCGGTCATCAGGCATGACGAGCACATCGGAGCGATACATGCAGTTAGGCTCGTAGAGGTCGGTGCCCTCGGCATCTGTAATTTTCTTACGCCACACTTTGAGGTCGGGCGTGTGGTCGAAAATGAGGTAATCTACCCCACCCTCGAAGTATTGTACTGGGGCTTCGTAGCTGGAAGCGCCATACTTACGGGCATAGTCATCGGCACGGGATGCGGCACGGATAATGCAGTCCCAATATTTTTGGAGCTGCTTGCCGATGGTGCTATACATGTCGCACTGGTAGTAATGTTTGATTTTAGACATCATCTTAGTTTTTAGGTCCTGCGATTATATCGCAGGAGGGAGTGGAACGAGATTATTTTATCGATTTCGGGGGCAAAGTTACATAAAATATTCGAGAAAAACTGATTTTATATTTGGGATTTTCATAAAAATTACAAAATAAATCTTAGTTTTAATTTGTAATTATAAAATTATTTGTACCTTTGCCAAAGATAAACTATAATTTTTACGGTCATGGGTCATAAAAAGAAAGACGTTTTTGAGGAAGCCAAAGAAGAGGGCGCGTCGCTGGAGGATTTCGTTATTCCCCAGAAGATAGATGCGTTCGTAGATGCCTTCCAACCAGTAGAGGGAGAATCGGCAGCGACCTTGTTTTTCGACGAGACGAAGTTGCGCACATTCTTCAAGGCATATCCCACGAAGTTGGGCGATCCTCTGACGATATACCTGAGCAGACTTGAAGATAAGGGCTTTGTGATGAAGGTTGGCATGATGAATGAGCCTGCCATCTTTGTGACGGAGCGAGCTGTGGGTGGCATGACACTCATTGACTCTATATAATATATAATAAGGTGTAGAGACCCAGCCGAGAACGGCTGGGCACAGTAAAGAAGACAGATGGTAGTACACAGATTTATGAGCGCAGAAGAGTGGCGGCGGCTGCAAGCCGGTCAGCTGCTGGTGAACGAGAGTAAGCATAGAGGCTTTCGTTCTGAGAGTCGCGGTTTTTGTTTTACGACTGATGATCCGAAAGAGGCCATCCATTACCTGAGTGGCAATGTAGATACTGATGTCTGTGTAACGATGGAGGTGCCGGAGGGAATGCTTCGCAAGACGAAGGCCATCTATCGGGACCATAAGAGTGATAAGGAGATTAACTTATTGCCTACCAGTCTTGATGAAGTTCCCCATATCACGAAAACGGAATATTGTTGTACCCGCTATTCATTGGCCAAGGTGAAGGTGATTGCATCGACCACCGAATTTTCGATGGTTCCAGGCATCAAGGAAACAGCCGCTATGATGCGGGCGCTGGGGTATAAAAGAAATAGATAAAGCATATAAGGATGGCGATGCAATCGCCTGACAAAGAAAGAAGCAAAAAGATGACACTGAAAGAAGCATACGAAAAATGGGGTAAGCAGAAACAGAGGCAGACGCTATATATCAAGACGCGCAGTGCCTTTATGCAGGTGTGGAGGAAGTTGGACTTTGACACTCCCTGCAAAATGCTGACGCTATCGGTGTTGACAGAGGCGATGAAAAAGCGTGGCCCTGTGTTCGTGGAGGATAAGACACGCGCTGCCAGTGTGATGGTGCATGTGCTGAACTTTGCGCATGATGAAGCGCCAGAGGAATGCCCGATGCCGACGTTTGACTACAGAGCCATCCTGGATGGTGCAGAGGCGATGCCTCTGCCTGCGGAAAAGGAGCAGAAAGAACGGAAAGTGTTAAAATTGGAACGGAAGGAGCAGAAAGAACGGAAAGTGTTAAAATTGGAACGGAAAGAGCCGAAATTGGAACGAAAAGTGTTAAAATCAGAACAAAATACGCCAGTTATGGAACAAAGGAAGCAAACACGAGTGACACCGAAAAATCCCTATCAGGGTGAACGGGACACGTTGGGAAGAAGTAAGAACCGAGCCAAGCGCAAGGTGGCACAAATAGACCCCTCGACGCTGAAGGTTGTCAGGGTGTGGGAGTCGATGGGTGCAGCCGAACATGGGTTGGGCATTAAGAACATCAGCAGGGCCATCGATAAGAAACGGTTGGCTGGTGGTTTCTACTGGTGTGATGAGAAAGATCTTTCCTCTTTTGAACCACGAGAGAGCCGACAGGGAAGAAAAGGCTTAGTGCCTAAAATACCCGTTGGAGAAACAGCGGGCACAGTGGAGAGACCCAGCGGAGATACGTTGGGAGTTGTGGAAGAACCCAGCCAAGAACGGCAGGGCACGGTGGCGGAAGAAGAGGAGCAAGAGGAAAACAACCATGCCCCTACTGAAGAGGAGCTGAATGAGCATATAGAAAGAGGCATAGATGACTTTATCGGTGGCTTTGGTCATGGCCAAGTGCAACCAGGAAAGACCGCTGTGCCAACTACTCTTGAATACTTCACGGATAAGGAGCTGATAGACGAGATACAGAGGCGTGGCTGGCGAGGCGGCGTGGTACTGACTATCGATAATGTAGAAGTAAAAATTACACTATAACTATGAATAAGACTATTGAGCAACAGATCATCACTCTGCATCAAGAGGGATGGCAGATACAGAACATTGCCAGCATTGCTAAGGTAAAGCCGGCACGAGTGAAAAGTATATTGAGAGAGAAAAACCTTTTGATGTGATGGGCGAGAAGAAAGACTGGGTAGGTGGCAGGGCATCGGTGTTTAAGACGCTGGGTGCCAGTAACCATACCGACCATGAGCGGGCTTGGGGTGACTACTATGCCACTGAGCCAAAGGCTACGGAGTGGCTGCTACGTCTGGAAAAGTTTGACGGTCCCATCCTGGAACCTGCCTGTGGCGAGGGCCACATCAGTAAGGTGCTTATTAGGGGGGGGTATTCCGTTACTTCGCGAGATATCATCGATCGAGGTTATGGAGAAGTGGCCGACTTTCTGGCTATCGACAATCTGCAATGGGACGGGGACATCATTACAAACCCGCCTTATGCCTATGCACAAGAGTTTGTGGAGAAAGCGCTACAGATTATCCCAGAGGGAAAAAAGGTTTGTATGTTCCTCAAACTTACCTTTTTGGAAGGGCGAGGGAGAAAGCACCTTTTCAGGACACAGCCTCCGGCACGAGTATGGGTCAGTTCATCGAGACTGCTATGTGCCATGAATGGTGAATTTGACAAAATCAGCGGCAGCGCGACGGCCTATGCCTGGTTTGTGTGGGTGAAAGGCTATCAGGGCGAGACGGTGATTAAGTGGTTTAACTGAGGACGGCGATGCAATCGCCTTACAATGAACGAAACATTAAGAGCTATGGAAAAACATTTGATGTTACTCTGTCATGGGGAGCGCTGTCTGTTGAAGCAGAGCTGTGAGCGCTTCCAGCAGACGACAGCATTCTGTCCGCAAAGAGCTAAGGGCGATGAGCCGATAATCATTGACCACTGCGACGAAGAGGAGCGGGAGTTATATTTGACAAAATAAGGCGGTTAAAAACTGCTTAATTTGCCATTTAAACAGAAAATAAGAGAAAAAGTCACGAAAAAGGGGCATATTTTTTCGGAATATTGGAAATAAGAGACATATAATGAAGATAAACATGACATTGGCACAAGCGTATGGAAGAGCCAGCAAACGGCTACGCAGGAAGATGGAATACTCCATCAGCCTACTGCGTAAGGCTGAGAAGTTGGCACTGGCCTACGATACGAGGGGGGGGGTATTACCTTGCTTTCAGCGGAGGCAAAGACAGTCAAGCGCTCATCCATATTGCACAGTTGGCCGGCGTACAATTCGAGGGACACATGAATTTGACTTCTGTGGACCCGCCAGAGGTGATCCGTTTTGTGAAACGGGAATATCCAGAAGTGGAACTCATCAAACCCAAGGATAGCATCTACCATGTTGCTCTGAGAAAGCAGCTGCTACCGACCAAAAAAGTAAGATGGTGCTGCGAAGAGTTCAAGGAGAAAGCCGGTGCGGGCAAAGTGACGCTCATCGGCATCAGACACCAGGAGAGTCGGAACAGAGCCAAACGTAATGAGGTGGAGATTAGCAACTACTCATTCAGCGGTGATCTGAAAGCCTTTGAGAAGTTCAGAAAAGAAAAGCTATCGGCGACCAAATCGCCGAGCACACGAAAGAAGGGAGAGGTGAATATCACCAATGCCAAAGAAGAGAAGACCATAGGCTGCATCAGTGGTAAAGAAACACTGTTGATATCGCCTATCATCCACTGGACTGAAAGGGATGTATGGGAATTTCTGAATAAGGTGGTACAGGTGCCACACTGCGAACTCTACGACCAAGGATTTACCCGCATAGGTTGCATCTGCTGTCCGATGTCGCCACCCAGACAGAAAACGGTTGAAAACGAGCGATGGCCTCACGTAAGAAGAAACTGGATAAAGGCTATCATAGCCATCCGTTCGGGGGGGGGTATTGCAAAGAACGCTTACCACAACAAACCCTGTGGTACGGTATTGGAAAAGACTGGAAGCCGATACGCTGGGGAAAAGACCGACGGTTACGGGTTCATCCAACACCCAGACCCGAAC